AAAATAAAGAGTTTTTTCAATGAACAAAACCGTTGGCGCAGTTATCTCTGCCTTTGTCATCATCTTCTGTATCGTTATTGCTCTGTTTTGTACTGTCCGTATTCCTGCTGGCTATGTCGGCGTCATTTACAATATGAACGGCGGCGTGGCGGAAACCACCCTTACTCAGGGCTTTCATCTTGTCAAACCCACACAAAAAGTCACTACCTACACCATCGGCATCGAACAGTCTTACCTCACCTCCGGTTCGGACGGTGATTCCAAAGGCGATGAATCCTTCGAAGTCCCGTCCAATGATGGCAAAGGTCTCACGGTCGATTTAACTTTTACCTACCGTTTTGATCCCGATCATGTCGCTGATACCTTCACTCGTTTCAAGGGTCAGTCCGGTAAAGACGTCAAAGAGGTTTTTATCAAGCCCAACATCATGTCCTGGACCAAAGAGGTCACGGCCAAGTATTCCGTCATTGATCTGCTTGGCGACCAGCGTGCTTCCCTCAACTCGGAACTTACCGCCTACCTCAAGGATAAGTTCGAGCCTTACGGCATCATTATTGAATCCGTTTCTCTGATTAACATTGACCCCGATGACGAAACCCGTGCTGCTGTCCAGAAAAAGGTCAACGCTCAGCAGGATCTGGAGCTGGCAAAGATCGAGCAGCAGACCGCCAACGTCAATGCTGAAAAAGAAAAAGAAGTCGCTATCACGAAAGCCAACCAGGAAAAAGAAACCGCTCAGATCAACGCCGAAGCCAAACTGATCGAAGCCCAGGCTCAGGCCGATGCCAACCGTCTGATCTCCCAGTCCCTCACCCCGGAACTGATCCAGCAGCAGATGTATGAAAAATGGAATGGTCAGCTTCCCACTGTCCAGGCCGGTTCCGATGCTCCCATTATTGTCGATACCACCAACTAAATCATGTTCCGCATTTGGAGGTGTTCTTATGGTCATTCTTCATTCCGGTACCTTATTGTTTCTTGTCCTGCTTGCTTTTGCTGCCGGCTTCCTTGTTGATGCCGCCATCGGTGTCCGCGCTCATCTTCATGATAAGGAGGATTGAATCATGAACACTTCCAAACCTAACCCGCACACCATCACCCCAACCACCGTCATGGAATCTGATTTCGATAAACCCACGCCTCACCGCAAACCCGGCAAATCCACCGGTCGTCCCCGCTCCCGGCATAAGCACATGTATACCCTCGGCTGGGCCTCTTATACTTTCGATTCTCATCTTACCGGCAAAACGTTCACCCGCTACCTGCCCGTCAATTATTGCACCATCTGCGGCCGTCTCGGTGGCGTGTCAGTTCCCCAATTTACCGGTAAAGAACCCAAAGTCCCTCCCATTGGCTCCAAGGTGTTTGTTGTGCCGTCTTTCGGCACCAACGCTTTAGATCTTAATAATTTTATCATTTTCAAAGGAGAATGAATTATGAAACCTAAGTTCCGTCTTGGTGATCGCGTCACCGTCATCAAACCTTATGTTGCCCCCATCCCCGATTATGTCAAGGATAGCGAAATTTTCAACGATCTGTACAAGGTTTTTGGCTTGGATAAAGATATCCGTGGTGTCAAGCCCGGCGATACCTATACCATCATTGAAGCCGAATCCAAACCTCGCACCCGTTCCGACGGCAAAACTGTTTATGCCTATTCTTACCAGGGCAAAAGCGGCAAGCGTTCCGATTTTGTCTTGTGGGAAGATGAAATCAAGCTGGTCGAATCCACCAAGCCCGCCCCGGAAGATGATGACGAAGAGCCGGATACCGTCACCATCGAGATTGAAGTCTCCCTGGACGACAAGGCCGAAGCTCACCGCATCGCTCACAAAGCTGTCGAGCTGGCTTTCAAGTCCTATGCCGCTATCACTAAGGCCACCAATGATCCCGCCTCCATCACCTGGACTGATGATGAAATCGCAGCAGCCCGCAAAAAGGTTGTTGAACTGTCCTCCCGCGTCACGGAACAGGGCGGCGATATGGTCTTCCAGCGTTCAAGCAACACCGTATTCTGTAATGTTTACACCTCCAGCTTTGACAATGGATACGCTTCCAAAGGTTCCGCCAAGCCCTTCGATCGCGATCCCTTCAATGAATGGATCGGCAAGTGTGTCGCCGCCTGCAAAGCTATGGGTGAACCCATCCCCAGCTTCATCACACACAAAAACACCAAACGGGATGCTGCGTGATGGGCACAACACACGAATTCACCGCTCGCATCCGCAGCTTTGCCGAGTGCCAGCGTCTTAACCAGGTCGCCAAAGAATGCGGCCAGGTCGTTGTCATCGACCGCAACGGCAACCAAGCCAATGCCAAAAGCCTGCTCTCCCTTATGAGCCTGGATTATTCCGCATCGGTTCGCATTGTGGCCTCCACAGCGGAAGAACTCTTCGCCCTGCATACCGCCCTTCTCGCTTTGAAATGATTTGTCAGGAGGTGTCCGCCACGTTCATCCTACCGCGCTCCCCGCCCCCGTTTTTTTCGTCAAACCACCGCAATCATTTTTTCACTTATCTTAACGGGGGTGTTCTTACATGTTTATCTGCAATGTCTGCAAAAAGATTTTTCCTGATTTCAAAAGTTACGGCATGCGCATGAACTACCGCTTCGGCTATGGTTCAGAAAATGACGGCGATATCTTTGACCTCACCGTCTGTGATTCCTGTGCCGATACGGTTGCCAACGCCATTGAATCCGTCTGTGCCATCAACCCCCATCTCACCGTCGATGATGCCTTCTTCCCCTGCGATGAAGCGTGTTCCGGCGATTGCTCTAACTGCTCCGGTGATTGTGCCGCCTCCCAGGACGATGAATCCTATGACTTCGAGGATGACGAAACCGATGAAGAAGACGACGATGACAATTCCGACCTTGATTTTGACGGCTGATTAACCCCGCCTTTTTATTTTTTCTTTTCTAATTACAAGTTTTCGTAAATATGCCATATTAAGGAGTCCTTTATGCCTAAAAAAAACAACATTATCACCTTCAACTTTGTTGGTGATTTTACTCCTTCCACCAAAAATGATCTGCTTACCTCCACCCCGGTTACTTACGGCGGCATGTCTGATACCCGCCTCAATCTCAGCTTTGGTGTCAAGGTCGGCAGCAGTGTTCAGTTCGTCTCCCTGCTGGATACTTCTCGCTCCGGCGATGTCATCAAAACTTACGACCGGGATAATAACCCCATTGATATCCGCTGGTCTGACCGCCTTGATTCTGATGTTATCTCCAAGGTTGCCCCCTACCGCACCTACCGCACCAACATTGGCTCGGATGAAACCAAAACCTTCATCACCGGCTATGACCTGGCCGAGTACCTGGCCGAAGCTCTCAAGAACTACACCGGCCGCATCACCGTCAATGGCCGCATGGTCCTCCGTTACGATTCCAAAGGCATCCTGCGCCGCAACTTCAACATTGATTCCGTTTGGAAACCCCTGCTCGATAAAGACGGCGAACCGGTCGAAAAGCCCAAGCTGGCCATCATGGTTCCCTTCATCTTCAACAAGGATTGTATCGACAAAGCCGACCTCAAGGAAACCGGCAAGATCTACGTCAACGGCTATGTTGAATCCTACATCAATAAGGACGAAGGCGATAAATACCTGCCCCTCCAGATGATCTTCAATACTGCCGTCTACAACATGGATGACCCCGGTGAAAAGTCCACCTATGAGTACCGCATGGGCGAGCTGGATACCAAAGCCAAAACGATGTTCTGCATGATGTGGGAAGGTCGTGTTGTCAACGGTGCTGAAGAAAAACCGTTCGATGAATCCTGCCTCACTCCCTTCCAGCTGCGTTCCATCAAGGCCGGCAATGCCACCCTTGATGATTTCCGTCCCCGCGGCTCCATCTACGGCAACCGTGTTCAGGAACTCCGCCTCATGCGCCCCATGCCCCGCAATGATTTCAAGGATGGCCCGATCGACCTCGGCCTCAAGAATTCCGAGTTTGTTGACCTGATCTACACCCCCACGAAGGATGAATCGGTTGCCGATATGGAAAAGTCCGCCAAAAAAGAGCCGGAAACCCCGCCATTCACTGCCCCCACCTCGCGGGATGAAGACGAGCTGTTTTAATTAACCACCAACACAAAAGGAGCGTGAACCTATGGCGTTCAAAATGAATCAGATCAGCTGCGATCTTGCCAGCTACCCCTATTACATGCTGCTGTCCCCGCGTAAATTCGGCAAAACAACCTGGTGGCGCAACCTCGTTGTTGCCGCCTGGGGCAATGCCTCCAAGGGTCTGCTCATCTCCTGCGGCACCGAGTCCGGCTTCCACCACCTCGACAACCTCCAGGTCGAAGAAGCCCTCACCTGGGACGATGATTACGATGAAGAAACCGGCCACCGCGGCCTTGTCCAGATCGTCGATGATCTGATCGAAAACAATGCTGACTACGGTATCAAGGGCGTCTGCTTTGATACTTTTGATACCCTCTTTGATATCGCCACCGATGAAGTCATGCGGGAATCCCGTCGTGAAACCGGCAAATCCTGCAAATCCATCAATGATGCCTTCGGCGGCTACAACCGCGGCTCTGACCGTCTGATTAAAATCATCAACGATCAGCTCTCCCGCATCCGCAACGCCGGTATCGCCGTCTTCATCCTGTCCCATACCAAGTTTAAGGAGCGCACGGACCCCCTCACCGGCGAAAAGTATGAGCAGCTCACAAACCTTATGCAGGACCGTACATACAGTGCCATTGCTGATAACGCCCAGATGGTCATGGTTGGCACCATCGAGCGCGATATTGCATCCGGCAAAATCGAAAACGAAAAGCGCGTCATCCATCTGCGCGGCACTTCCACCATTGATGCCGGTTCCCGCTTCAATGACCTGCCCGAAACGATCACCCTTAATCCGCAGGATTTCCTTGCCGCCTTCAAACAGGGTGTCGCCGGTGCCCACACGGTTGCTCCGGTTACGGATAAGCAGATCGACGCTGCCGCCAAGGCCGAGCAGAAAGCCGCCGCCAAACAGGCAGCCGTAGCCCGCAAAAAAGAGGAAGCCGAAAAGCAGGCCGAACAGGACGAATCTCACCGTGATGAATATTACAACACTATCGTCAATGGCTTCTCCAACGCCTCGGATGAAATCAAGGCCAAAGCCAAGGAACTGTTGGCCGCCACCGGTGAACCCAAGTTCTCCTCCCCCAACATCCCGGCTGCAACCCTGCGCCAGATCGCTGACCTCTTCGCAGCGTAAAGGTGGTGTCAAATATGGCAGCACCCAAAGTCCGTAAAGGACGCCGCGTCATCTGTCACGCCACCGGCATCTATGGCAATTCGCTGGACTATTTCAAGGCCCCGGATGGTTTTTATTACCAAACCAAAGAGCTGTATGAGAAAAAAAGGCAGGAATCTGATTATTACCGTCAGGTCGTTACCCGCATGGCCTCCTATATGGGCTATGAGCCGGGCGATGTTTTCCCAACGGTCATCACCCGCGGCCTCATGCAATTCAAGCATTACGGCTATGCCGCTGTCCTTGCCACCATGGAGGAATGCCAGTCCAAAATTGAATACGCTCTGGCTTCCCGCTCTTTCGGTTCGGACTATCAAAAAGCATCCTACCTCATGGCCATCCTTACCAACAATATCAACGATGTTGCCCGCCGCCTCAAATCTCAGCAGGAATTTGAATCCCGTCAGGCTGCACCCCAACCGGCTCCGCCCCCGCAGGATTTCACTTCTGCCGCTCCGCCCAAAGATATCACAGATTTTCTGGAAGGCGGTGACTAAATATCGAACTCCAAACCTGTCTTGATAAAATCAATACCTCCCGCGCTCAAGACGAAGCCTCTTTTGTCTTCTGCCTCTGGAAAGAACCGGTTTTGTTTGGCGAGTACGATCAGGTCAACTTCGGCAATGATTTAACCATCAAAACCAAAGATGCTCTCTTCTACTACCAGCTTGGCCGCGGCATGTATGATTCCGGCTTCCGCAATTTCGACAGCATTTCGGTCGATACTTACCTTTCGGATAAAGCCGATACCCGCAAAGTCTTCTCGGCTTACGGCGGCTACCCGGAAGTCGAAAAGCTCAAATCCCTCGTGGATGTTGATAACGTCGAAGCCTACTTTGATCGCATCTCCAAGCTCAACACTCTCTCCGATCTCTGCGAGCAGTTTTTCAAAACTTTCCAGGATACTTCCCGCTTTGATTCCATGTCCAACTCCCAAGTCTACGATTTTTTCGACTATCAGCTCAACACCATCAGCATGAACTCCACCCGCGATATGAAAGTCGAATCTGTCGCCTTTGATGAATCGTATATCACAGAGCTGGATAAGGGCGAAACGGTCGGTCTGAATTACGGTAAAAACTGCCCTCGCCTCAACTGGGCCACTCTCGGCCTTCCCCTTGGTGATCTTTACATGCTGGGCGGCTTCTCCGGCACCGGCAAAACCTCTTTCGTGTTTGAAAATATGATCCTGCCTTTAACCGAATCCGGTGTCAAGTGCTGCATCATTTCAAACGAAATGCAGGTCCGTGCTTACAAACAGCTGCTCACCATCCATATCCTCACCAATGATCTCGGCTACTGGAAAATGACTCGCAAGCATCTCAAGGTCGGCAAGTTCACGGATGAACAAAAAGAAATGCTGTGTAAAGCGGCAGCCATCAGCCAAAAGAAATACTCTTCCATCCGCTTCATCAAAATGTTCGATAACGATACCTCCCGCGTCATCAAGTCGGTTCGCAAATATTCCAAACTCGGCTACCAGATGTTCCTGTGGGACACCATGAAGTCGGACGATGACGGCGGCAATATGGAAATGTATCGCCAGCTCTTGCAGTCCTCGCGCAAAATTTTCCAGTGTGCCAGCCGGGAAAACGTCTCCATCGTCTGTACCTATCAGCTGGCCCTTTACATGAAAAACCAGCGCTTTCTCGATGCTTCCACCCTTTCCAACGGTAAGCAAATCAAAGAGGTCTTTTCCGAAATGATTTATATCCGGGAACTCTGGCAGGATGAATATACCGGCGAGAAATGTGATTGTCACGCATACACCCGTACTCGCAAACCGGATGGCACCTGGGAAAAATTCACCACCCCCATCACGCTGGATAAAACCAAAAAGTACATCGTCGCCTTTCTCGATAAAACCCGTAACGATGAAGACGGTCAGCAATTTTTGTATGAAGCAAACCTCAGCTGGAACAACTGGAAAGAGGTCGGCTATTGTACCATCCGCAATGACCATGTAGCCATCGGCCGTTAAAGGGGGTGCGCCCATGAACGCGGCACTCCTCTCCCAGCGCCTGATCGGCCACTCGGATGATATCTACACCATCCTCGAAACCCTCGGCTATGAAAACATTACGTTTAATTCAGCCAAAGCCCAGTTCCGCTTTTCACGGGCGGACGGCACCAACCCTACCAGCATTGTTCTGGATGTTGATTCTTTACGGTTTTATTGCTTTTCCACCAACGGCAAAGGCAATCTTTTCACCCTCATCATGTCGCGCCTGAACTGCACTTTCCCGGACAGCTTAACCTTTGTCACCACCGTCCTGGATCTCGACCAGAATGATTTCTCGGCCAAAGTTCACTATCCCTTCGGCGGCTTCTACCGCAAACTCCTCCCTGATCAGCCGGAGGATTACTCCGTGCCTCCCATCCCAGAGGAAACTTTGCAGCCATACTTGGGCAAGTACAACCAGATGTTCTTCCGCGATGGCATTGATTACTTAACCCAGCAAAAATTTCAGGTTGGTTATGATTTTCTTTCCAACCGCATCACCATCCCGGAGCGCAATTTTGATGGCCAGCTCTGCGGCATCATGGGTCGCTCCAATGACCTCAACTGCCCCCATCAGGACCGCTGGTATCCCATCGTCAGCTGCCCGCGCAGCAAAACTCTGTTCGCCCTGCAGCAAAATTACCAGCGCATCATCGAAACCCAGAACGTGGTCCTTTTTGAATCGGAAAAAGCCCCCATGCAGTGCGCATCATTCGGTGCCCATATCTCGCTCGGTCTCTGCGGCTGCCATGTCTCTCAGGCTCAGCGCAGCATGATTTTTTCTCTTCGCCCCAAAACTATCGTTCTCGCTCTCGATGAAGGATTAGAAGAAGACGCTATCCGGGAAGAAGCCGCCAAGCTTGTCCAGAACAATTTAATTCTAACTACCAGGGTCGGCTATGTCTGGGACCCCGACCACGATATTATCCCCGCAGACAGCAAACAAAATCCCGCCGACCTTGGCCGCGATGCCTATGTCGCCTGCCTGCAAACGAAAGTGAGGTGGTTGTAATCGAACGCGCCAAAGACCCCCGCCTGCAAGAACTTTTCGATGCCGGCGTAAATGTATACAGCTTTTCCAAATTAGGCACCATTGAGCAGTGCCAACTCCAGGCGTGGTACTCCTACATCAAACATGAAAAAGGAAACGACGGTATTTATTCACGGTTAGGTGGCTCTATGCACGATGTTCTGGAACAGTTGATTCACCAGCAAGCAACCTGTGATGACCTTCTTCCTGCCCTACATAATGCCCTGGATGAATGTGAAACCCTCGGCCTTACCTTTCCTAAGGACTTCCGCGGCAATGATTCCATCAAAGAGAAATGGATCAAGGATATGACTCACTTCTGCCAGAACTTTTACCCGCCTAGGGGCGAATTCAAAACAGAACAGCTGCTTATCTACCGCGTCAGTCCTACCCGCGCCATTCAAGGTTACATTGACCTGATGAAATTGGAACCCGATGGCTCTGTGTCGGTTTACGACTGGAAAACGAGCACACGATTCGCCCCATCTACCCTATTAGAGCATGGTCGCCAGCTCGTGATCTACGCTATGGCATTGGAACAGGCCGGTTATACAGTCAAAAACCTCGCCTGGATCATGCTCAAGTATGTCGAGATCCGTTACACCTGGTACGCCACATCCCGTTCGCGCAACAAAACCCAGTGTATCCGCATCGTCAATCGCTCCAAAATTTACGATACCATCGCCCCCGCGGTCGAATCCGCCTGCCGCGATGCCGGTATGGATGAAGCCGAGATTGAATTTGCCATGCTGGATTTCAAAGGAACGAATCTTCTCGGCCCCAGGTTCCCCATGTCGGTCGCCCAGCAGTTCATCATCAAACCTTTTGTAGAGCCTTACCCTTATACCCCGGAACTTAAACAGGAAGCTCTTACTTATATCAACAAGGTCGCCGATGTCTATGAGTCCCTGCCCCAGGATGTAACCACTCCCTGGCCTGCCCGTAAGGTCAATAAGGAATGTGCTTTCTTCTGCAATAACCTCTGCAATTACCGCAAAATCTGCCCCGCCATCCGGGATTATAACTCCCAGGCCCTCATCGCAGACCCACCCAAAACCGAAGCTGATTTGTTCTAAAGGAGCCGCCCATGACCACCCGTTCCCCGCCCCCGCAGGGCTTTTGAAATAAATTACAGGAGGTGAATAAAAACGCCATCAATTTATGATCATTCAAGAGATATAACTCATTTTAATACAAAAAGAAATTCATATGTCTTATCTGACGATGGAACATATTATATCGGTACAACCCGTGCTGGTTATGAATTTTATTTTTCCAAAGAAGATTATTCCCTTATCTCTTCGTACTGTTGGCATAAACATCAAGATGGTTATTTACGAACTCTTTATACTTATTATCTTGACGAAAATAATATTCGGCATAATCACTACGTCTTGATGCATCGGCTTTTATTTAGAGAGGAAAATATTCCGGCCAAAATGGAAATTGATCATATTAACGGCAAGCCATACGATAACCGACGTTCAAATCTGCGGTTAGTTACACATGCCGATAATATGAAAAACCAGGCAATGCGTGCGGACAATAAAAGCGGTTATGCCGACGTCTGGGAAAATAAAGGCTGGGGCAAACCGTGGACAGCACAAATTACCTGTAATGGCATTCGGCATTACCTTGGCCATTTTGATACTCCAGAAGAAGCTGCAAAAGCAGTGGCTGCAGAACGAGAACAATCTTTTGCTGAGTTCTCACGAGCATCGGAGGATATGTTCAATGGTACACGGAGGCCATGCTAATGCAGAACTACCATAAGCACACCTGCTACTCCAACATCTATACCCCCGATTCTCCCGCCACCTATGAACAATATGCTAAACGCGCTGTTGAACTCGGTCAGAACATTCTCTGCTCTCTGGAGCACGGCTGGCAAGGCAAATACCACGAATGCCGCGAAATCGCTATTAAGTATGGCCTCAAGTTTATCTTTGGCACCGAAGCTTACTGGGTCAAAGACCGGCACGAAAAAGACCGTACCAACTGCCATATTGTTCTTCTCGCCAAGAACGAAAACGGTCGCCAGTGGATCAATGAAATTCTATCTACCGCCAATGAGGACGGTTATTACTACCGCCCACGTCTGGATGAAGAACTCCTGTTCCAACTGCCTCCCAACGATGTTTTTGTTACTTCTGCCTGCGTTGCATTCTGGCATTATGAACCTGATTATGTTGAAAATCTAGTCCTTCGCCTACATAACCATTTCAAGGATAACTTCATGCTTGAAATTCAGGCTCATAATACCGATAAGCAAAAGCAGCTAAACGCAAGAATCCTGGAGCTTTCCAAAAAGTACGGTATCCAGATGATTGTTGGCCTTGACAGCCACTATATCTACCCGGAACAATCTGTTGAACGTGATGCTCTTCTTGCCGCCAGTGATACCCACTATGACGACGAGGATGGCTGGTATATGGACTATCCTAATGAAGCTACCGTTCGCCAGCGTTTTGCCGAACAAGGCATTGTCCCACCAGCAGCAGTTGACCAGGCTGTTCGCAACACAGACCTGATTTGTGATTTTGAAGATTATGATAGCGAGGTTTTTCAAACCAACCGCAAACTTCCCACCCTGTACCCGGATAAAACCCCAGAGGAAAAATATCAAATCTACAATCGCTTAATCAGTTCTAAGTTCCGCGAGTACATGAAACACGTTCCGCCAGAGGATTATCAGCGTTACTTTGATGGCGTCAAGATGGAAGCTCATACTTACCGCGATACCGGCATGGTGGATTATCCACTAATTGACTATCAAATCGTCAAACGCGGCATTGAATATGGTGGCATCATCACAAACACTGGCCGTGGTTCTGCTGTCAGCTACTTTACCAATACCCTTTGTGGTTTCAGTAAAGTTGACCGTTTCAAATCTCCCATTCGTCTGTACCCAGAACGATTCCTCTCTACTACTCGTATTATTCAGACGAACAGCCTGCCCGATATCGACCAGAATATCAGTGCGCAGGAACCATTCGAGCGTGCCCAGCGCGAGATCCTCGGTGCAGACCATGCTTACCCCATGATTGCCTTTGGCACCATGAAAAAGAAAGCTGCATTTAAGATGTACGCCCGCGCTCAAAGGCTGGACTTTGAAACTGCCAATAAAATCAGCGACCAGCTTGAAAAGTACGAAGTTGCTCTCAAATATGCCGATGATGACGATAAAGCCGATATCAGTATCTATGATTACGTTGACCCAGAATATCAGGATCTTGTCAAACGCAGCGAGGTTTACTGGGGTTTAATTGTATCCAAATCAAAAGCTCCCTGTGCCTATCTTCTTTATCAGGGTAGCATCCGCCGCCAGATTGGTCTTATCAAATGTAAAAGTGAAACAACCAAAAAGGAATATATTACCACCGTCATTGATGGCGCTGTGGCTGAAAAATATAAATTCCTTAAAAATGACTGGCTGATTGTTGATACCGTGGCTCTTACCGCAGCAGTATTCAAGCGTATCGGTATGGAACCTCTGACCGTTGATGAACTATCAGAAAAAGTCAAGGATAATCCAGCCGTCTGGAATATCTATGCCAGCGGTCTCACCTGCGGTGTCAACCAGTGCGAAAAAGCTTCTACCACTCAAAAACTCATGCGTTACAAACCGCAAAACGTTTCTGAGCTGTCCGCTTTTGTTGCTGCCATCCGTCCCGGTTTCAAGTCCATGTATCCCACATTTGAGCGCCGCGTTCCGTTTGATTATGGCGTTCCTGTCATTGACAACCTGATTCAAACAAAAGAGTTCCCATACTCCTTTATTCTGTATCAGGAAAATTTGATGACGATTCTGAACTTTGCCGGCTTCCCCATAGACCAGTGCTACGGCATCATCAAGGATATTGCCAAAAAGCATCCTGAAAAGGTTAAACCGTTAAAGGCACAGTTTATCTCCGGCCTCTGTGATAAGCTTCAAGGCCAATGTCCACCGGGCAAAGAGCCGGTTGAAATCGCAAATCAGATTTGGCAGATTATTAACGACGCTACAGCGTACAGCTTTAACTCATCGCATTCAGCCTGTATGGCCTATGATTCCCTCTATAATGCCTGGCAGAAAGCCACATATCCCTATGAGTTTTACGAGGTCTGCCTGCAGCACTTCTCCAATAAAGGCAAAAAGGAAAAAGTAGCTGCCCTCAAAGCTGAAATGCTCCGCGGTTTTGGTATTCATGAAGGCCCTATCCAGTGGGGGCATGATAACCGCAAGTTTACCGCTGATAAAGAAAACCACGCCATTGACCCTTCGCTTCTCTCTATCAAAGGTTTAAGCCAAGGTTGTGCCAATGACCTCTGGAAAATGTATCAGTCCGGTAAATTCACCGATTTTTACTCTCTCTGGAAAGAAATGTCCCATACCCGCAGCTTAAACTCCGCCAAGATCGAAACGCTTGTCCTGCTGGATTATTTTAAGCCATTCGCTGGCGGCAATAAAATTCTCAAGTTTATCAGTGCGTGTAATGACCTCTATAGCCGTTCTCAATTTCCAAAGGATACTAAGTCTTCGTACAAACCTTATATTGAAGCTTACTCCACCACATCTGACCAGCTTAAAACCTATAAAGATTTCCAGTATGATTCTGCTCTTCAAGCCATCTGGAATGATCTGCCGGATGAACCGCTGCATGTCAAGCAGGTCTTAGATGCCCAGAGCGAGTACCTTGGCTACCTCCAATACCAAAACCCCTCTCTCGCCTCCACCTACCACTACATTCTCTCTATTGACGGCAAATATAAAAACAAGACCATCGCACTGTACCAGCTTGCAACCGGTCAAACCGTTAATTTCAAAATCCGTCCCTCCACCATGGATCAAACCCCCATCGCTAAAGGCGATATCATCAAGGTTCTTGGTACCAAGCAGGAGGGCAAGTGGTCCCGCACCGATGCCGGTTGGGTCCAGTCCACAACGGATTTCAACACTTTCCTTTATAAATACAGCCATGTACGTTAATTTTTTTTCTGGTTATGGCGGTTCTCAATACTGCCATCAGTGTTATTGCCACTATTTTCGGTAACGTCACCAAAAGTTCGATGTCTGGTGATACGCCCATTTTGATTTTCACGTCTTCTTCCCCTTCCAGTATGAACTCATCTATCCCTTCAACCTCATTCTCGCCTGGCCGGTGGGGCGGTTCAAAGTCCTCGACCAATGACAATCGGTTTTTTTTATCTCGTGATGCCTGGTACAAACTCTATCTCACAGCCATCGTTTTCAGCTTGTTCTGGTGGTTCAGATCCTAGGGGGTGATATTATCGAACCTGTCTTTGTCAAATCCGCCCTTGAAACTTTTACTATCCTGATTGATACCCGTGAGCACGAAACCTCGGCGCTCACTCAACGCATTCAGCAAATGGGTTGCCCAGTCGAACGGCAAAAGCTCAATTTTGGCGATTATTCTGCCAAGGTCATCTTGCCCACCGGCGTTCCCTACAGCCTGGAAAATATCGTCGTGATCGAACGGAAGATGTCCAGCGACGAAATCGCAAATTGCTTTACCTCCCAGCGTGCTCGCTTTACCCGTGAATTTGAACGCGCCAAAGCAGCCGGTGCCCGCACCTATCTGCTTGTTGAGCGCACCACCTGGGAAATGCTTTACTCCGGTACATACCGCAGCAAAATGTCCCCTGTCGCCATGGTGGCCAGCCTCACAACCTGGCTTGCCCGCTATGACTGCAAGCTCATTTTCTGTGAACCTCAAACCTCCGGCAAGCTCATCCATGATATCCTCTACCGCGAAATGAAACAGCACCTGGAGGGGGTTCAGCCATGATGCAAGCCGTCCTATTCTCCAATTATCCATCCGCCTCTCCCCTGCTCCGTGCCCACCGCAGCTACCAGGTCGTCACCCGCCTTCAAATCGGCTGCTTCGTCCTCGCTGCCGGCCGCCTGGTCTTTCTCCCAGCCGCCCTCCAGGGCAAAACCTATCTTCTCGTTAAAGGAGTTGATCCACCGCCCCCATGAATACTACCCGTGAACTCCACCGCAAAGAGCGTGCCAAGGCAGAGCTTGAATCTATCTGCCGCAGTTATACTTCCAAATGTTCCGCTCTCATCATTACCTATAACATCAATGATCTAACACCCGCCCAGCGTGCAGCGTTCAATGCCCGCCAACCTTTTCACTCTTACCAAAGCAGGTGATCTTATCAAAAACAAAGCAATCGCAAACGCCGTCAACATCAAGCGCAACGGCAAAGCCATCGCCTGGCTCTATCAGAACACCGGCAATATCCTGGATTACAAAGATGGTGATAAAGTCAAGTTCGATCTTACCGCTATCCAAAACGATCCCGATTGGCCTAACCTTCGCCAGGACTATAAAGATTTCATTCTCTCCAATGCGGATACCGTTTTCACTCTGGAATTTGAACCTCGTTTCCGTAAAAACCACACTCTTGCCTGCCTGAAAGAAGATCCCGTCACCCCTAAGCGCCTGTTCTGGATCGGCCATCTTATCAAGCAGCGCGAACCCGAACAGGAGGCCGCCCATGACTGAACCAATTACCGATGCCATTGGCCGCGAAATCCATGTCGGCGATACCGTTGCCTATGCGCAGACGGATAAAAACAGCGGCATCAACTGGAACACTTATGTTGTGATCGGTTTTACCCCTTGCCGCGTCAAAGTTTCCAACCCTACCTACCGCGGTTATGCCTGGGAGAAAGATTATATTCTTCTCTACCCATCCAACTGCATTATCTTACAGGAGGCCGACCCCGAATGAAAATTATCCCTCAATCCCACGAATGGATCACCCCGCTCAACCGTGATGTCACCATGCAGCGTATCGAGCGCATCGCCCGCACCTGCTATCAAAGCGAGGATGCCATCAAACCCGGCAGTGATTCCAAAATGGTCGCCATGCTCTGCAAAAATCATCATTACGCCATGATCGAGCATATCAGCCTGACCATTAAATTCATAACCGACCGCGGCGTTGCCAACGAGATCGTCCGTCACCGTATCGGCTCCTATGCCCAGGAATCCACCCGCTACTGCAATTACAACAAAGATAAATTCGGCAACGAAATCACGGTCATTGACCATGGCTATACCGGCAGGAAACGCATTTCCTGGAAAAACTATTGTGGCTTTGCTGAAACAGGCTATCGTGACATGTTGAATGCTGGTGCCACCCCGGAAGAAGCCCGCGATGTCCTTCCCCTCTGCCTCAAAACCGAGATCGTCTGCACCTGGAACCTGCGCGAATGGCATGAAGTCCTTCGCCTTCGCACCGCCAAGGATGCTCACCCCGCTATCCGCGCCCTCATGATTCCTGTTCTCAAGGAGCTGCAGGCTGTCTACCCTGAAATTTTCAATGATATCGAGGCGTCCGAATGACCCAAGAAGAAATCCGCAAGCTCCTCAAAACCTACGAGTTACATATCAACCAGGTGGAAGACGATGAAACTGCTCTTCGGGACTTGTTCGAAGTTGTCCATAAAATCCTCACTGATTCCACCCGCGCTGTAAAGCTTAACGCTTGCGCCATTGCTGCCTGGGCTTTGCACATCCCCGTCTGGGGGTTCGCCGCATCCAAACTTTGGAACTGGTTTTTAGCCATTGGCCCTATCCCCACCATCGGCGTCTTTCATGCAGCCGGCATCGGCCTGGCTCTTGAATTCATCGTTGATACCACCGGCATCCCCCACAAAATTCCCCTGCAGAATGATGTTCAAAACGTCATTGACGGCAAGTCCAGTTGCTTTGATTCCTGGTCTCTGCCGGATGGTTTGTGTGTTTTCCTCGGCACTCTTGCCGGTCTCTGCCCGCCCGCGTTGGTCGCCCTCTTTGTCGGCTGGCTAATTAAATTTTTTATGTATCTATAAGGAGGTTACTTCATGAATGATGTTCAGCGCTTTGGTCGCATCCAGGTTGAAATGTGCGATACCTTCAAATCCAAAAATGCAGATTACGGCAATTCCTTCTCCCAGCTCTATCAGGAGTTTGGCGATAACGGCATCATCACCGCCGCTGTCCAGATCTCCCATAAGTACCACCGCTTCATGAATCTTATCAAGGGTGCCCCCGCCAAGGTCAATGAATCTCTGCGCGACACTCTGCTCGATCTCGCCAACTACTGCGTCCTCACCGTCATGGAGCTGGATAAGGCCAAAGAAAAAGCAAACGCTTCAAGCTCCTCTGCCTTCGCTCAGGCTGCTTCCGCCGTTACATATCGTACAACTCCGCAGTTTGATTACAGCAAGTATATCTCTGACGACACCATCCTTACCTCCCGCAGTGCTCCCGCCGCCACATTGAAGGGAGATACCGAATGAACATCATTATGTATACAAACCCATTGTCCGCGCTGTTACAGTCACACTCGATAAGAACAGCCGCCAAGCAGCAACAGAAAAGTTATTTATTTACAAGGAGGGTCTATGGAAAATGTAATTCTCTACACCACGCATTGTCCGCGATGCCTGATTCTGGCAAATAAACTGCAGGAGAAAGGTATCCCCTACACAGAATTTACCGATGTACAAAAAATGATCGAGATGGGTATGGATATGATGCCTGTTCTGCAGGTGGGCGAACAGCAGTATGGATTCAAAGAAGCAATCAAAATTGTAGGAGGTATGTAATGGCTATCGAACAATATGAAAAATATCAGCCGTATCTTGACTTTATCAAGGAATATGCCGCATCCAGCAACGCAGCCACTGGCAGTAAGGTTGATGCAAACGCGAATGTGGAATGCAAGAATGTCACCACTTTGACTGGTGAGCTTTATAAAAAAGATGGTATCGGCATCAACCGTCTGCGCATGTGGCAAAAAATCAAAGAGCTGTACGGTCAGGAGTATGCTGACAAATACATTTACCAGCTTGACCACCATTTTATTTACCGCCATGACGAAACAAATCCGTGCCTGCCGTACTGCGTCTCCATTACCATGTATCCGTTCCTGTTCAATGGTCTGGAAAGCATCGGCGGCGGCTCATCTGCTCCTCACAACCTTGATTCCTTCTGCGGTGAATTCATCAACCTGTGCTTTGCCATTGCGTCTCAGTTTGCCGGTGCAGTTGCTACTCCTGAGTTTATCTCTTATCTTGATTACTTTATCCGCAAGGACTATGGCGACGATTATTACCTGCACGCTGATAAGGTCGTCGATCTTTCCAGCCGTCATCGCACCATCGACAAGGTTATTACTGACCATTTTGAGCAGGTCGTCTATTCTCTAAATCAGCCTGCCGCTGCTCGTAATTTCCAGTCCATCTTTTGGAACTGCGCATACTTCGACAAGCCGTATTTTGAAGGTATGTTTTCTGATTTCGTATTCCCCGATGGCACAGAAATGCAGTGGGAGTCCGTATCCTGGCTGCAAAAGCGCTTTATGGAATGGTTGAATCAGGAGCGCCTGAAGAAGATTCTTACCTTCCCTGTCGAGACTCTGAACCTGCTGGATGATGGCATTGATTATGTCGATAAGGAATGGGCTGACAATGCTGCCGAAATGCTTTCTAAAGGCCATAGCTTCTTTATCTATCGTTCCAATAGTGTGGACTCTCTGGCATCCTGCTGTCGTTTGCGCAATGAAATGAGCGACAATACCTTCAGTTATACTCTTGGTGCTGGCGGCGTGGCTACTGGGTCTAAGGGTGTTATCACCATCAACATGAATCGCCTAATCCAGACTGCTGTTGCCAATGGCCGTGATATTTGCGAGGCCGTTCGTGAACAAGTCAAAGACATCCATGTTTACCTCAAGGCATGGAACGCAATTTTGAAGGACGAGTTCAATGCAAAGCTGCTCCCTATCTACGATGCCGGATATATCTCTTTGGATAAGCAGTTCCTGACCATTGGCATTAACGGCTTTGTTGAGGGCTGTGAATTCCTTGGCTACACCATCTCCCCGGACGACCAAAACTATGTTGATTTTACGAACAAAGTGCTCAAGGTCATCTATGACGAGAACAAGGCAGATCGCTCTGACGGCATTATGTTTAACACAGAATATGTCCCCGCTGAAAACCTTGGTGTCAAGAACGCAAAGTGGGATAAGCAGGATGGCTTCGTAGTTCCGCGTGACTGCTACAACAGTTACTTCTATGTTGTCGAAGATCCTACCAAGCCGCTTGATAAATTCATGCTTCACGGCTCCAAAATGACGCAGTACCTGGACGGCGGCAGCGCTTTGCATCTGAATCTGGAGGAACATCTGGATAAGGAGCAGTACCGCAAATTGATGAATGTGGCCATCAAGACTGGGTGCCCCTACTGGACGGTGAATGTGCCGAATACCATCTGCAATGACTGCGGACACATTTCCAAACACCACCTGCATAAATGCCCTAAGTGCGGCAGTGAGAACCTGGACTATGCAACCCGTGTCATTGGTTATCTCAAGCGCGTATCCAGCTTCTCCGAAGCTCGTCAAAAGGAGGCAGCGAAGCGCTATTATGCAGACTGATTGCAAGCCGCTTCTGTATAGCCACTATGATGTAACATTCCAAGAGGTTCCCGGTGAAATAAGCCTTGTGTTTGATATCACAGGCTGTCCGCATCACTGCCCTGACTGCCACTCCAAATTCTTATGGGAGTATAGCGGCAACCCATTGCTGGAGAATCTTCCATCGGTCATCAATAAATACCGGTCCATGATTACCTGCGTGTGTTTTATGGGCGGCGACCAGAACAAAATCGAACTACTGGAAGCATGCGAAATCGCACATCGGTACAACTTGAAAACATGCCTTTACACAGGTCTTGACTACCCAAGTTTTGTTCACCTGATGTATGACGGTGGACCGCACAATTACGGCGCATACTTCAATTTTATCAAGGTTGGCCCGTATGTCTCTGAATTTGGCGGACTTGACAATCCAAAAACGAACCAGCGTTTTTATGAACTCAGAGGAAATGTACCGATTGATAAAACAATCCTGTTTCAAAAGGAGTACACATGAAAATTATTACAAACCCCAGCTGGACAAAAGAGGAGGTCGAAGAATTCCGCGCCTCCATCAAATCCAATAACGGCTATTGTCCCTGTCGCATTGAGCATATCCCGGCCAACAAATGTATGTGTCAGGAGTTTCGTTCTCAGGTTTCCGGCCAGTGCCATTGCGGCCTCTACCTCAAGGAGGATTAACTATGAATCTTAATAAATGCAACAAACTTTTTCGCTTTGGTGTGCTCTTCTCAGCGTTCTTCACGGCGCTTGTTTTGATTGTTTTCTGTCCCCGGCTCAGCGCCACCGCCTATGCTGAGTCTTCCACACCCGAAACCGCCGTCACCACTTACATCGTTACCTATCACGCCAATGGCGGATGCTGGTGGAGCAACTGGTCCCGCCCGACTTATTCTTTCGCCACCAAAAAGTATGAGCAGGAGGAAGGCAAAACCTATCAGATCATTGATTCCAAGCCTACCAACGGTGCCAACACCTTCAACGGCTGGAATACAGAGTCCGACGGCTCCGGCACCTGGTATTCCCCTCATCAGGAATATGTCTGTACCGGCAATATGGACCTCTACGCTCAGTGGCGCGGTCCCGTCCCTGCACCCACAGCTGAACCTACTGCCACGCCGGAACCTACCCCGGAACCGACTGTTGAACCCACAGCTACTCCGGCACCAACCGCAACTCCCGAACCCATGACCACTCCGGCACCCGTTCCCTTGGTCAAGCCCAATTACCGCGCCATGTGCCGCGCCTGGTTCAGCTATCTTCGCCGCCAGATGATTGGTCTGTATAAGTAAAGGAGGTACTTTATGCACTATGAAACTCCGTATGTAAACTATACTATCCCTGGAGATTTTTCTCAGGCCGTCTTGGATGAAGGCGATGTCGTTTTTAAGGATGAACTTTCCGTCAAACCTCTTGCCCCCGACATCCCCCTCCCCTCCTATGCTCACCCCACAGACGCCGGACTTGACCTGCACGCCATCAGTGTGGAAGCACCCGGTACCGTCATCGTTGCCACCTGTATTATCCAGCCTGGCATGACCGCCAAAGTACATACCGGCATCGCCATCAAGCTGCCCCACGGTACATTCGGCGCTGTCTATCCCCGCAGCGGCCTTGCCACCAAAACCGGCCTCGCCCCCGCCAATATGGTTGGTGTCATTGATGAAAACTATACCGGCGAAATCATCGTGGCCTTACATAACTACAGCAATGAACCTCAGGCGTTCGCCATCGGAGATCGTATCGCCCAGCTGGTCATCCAGCCCGTTGTCCACTGCACCGTCACCCAGGTCACAGAACTCCCCGATACAGACCGCGGTAACGGCGGCTTTGGATCTACAGGAGGTAACACTTAATGAAACATCTCGGTGATATTACCTTAATTGACGGCTCTAAAATCGAACCAGTGGATGTAATTACATTTGGTTCGCCCTGTCAAGATCTTAGCATCGCAGGAAAACGCGCCGGTCTTGCCGGTCAACGCAGCGGACTTTTTATGGAAGCCGTCAGGATTATTAAACAAATGCAGGAGGCAACGAATGGAGAATATCCCAAATATGCAGTCTGGGAAAATGTACCCGGAGCATTCAGTTCAAACAAAGGAAAAGATTTCCTCGCTGTGCTGGAAGAACTTATCCGAATCAAAGAACCAACCATTTCTCTTCCTGAACCTCCAAAATCAAAATGGAGTAAAGCGGGGGAGGTATCAGGTAGTGGATGGAGCCTTGCTTGGCGAACCATGGACGCCCAGTACTGGGGTGTTCCCCAACGTCGTTTGCGTATCTCGCTTGTCCTCGATCTTACAGGTCAACGCGCCGGAGAAATATTATTTGAGCCGGAAAGCCTGCGAGGGCATTTTGCGCCGAGCATCACGCCGGGGCAAGCAACTGCCGGAGCTGTTGAAAATGGCGCTGGAACAGCAAATGGAGTATATGCCGAAGTAAACAATGTTTGTGCGTTCAAGTTAGGAAATAGTGAGCAGGCACGAAGTATCGGATATGCCGAAGAATTAGTGCCAACTCTTAATGCTGAATGTGGTGGGAATAAACCTGCATGTGCCTATACCTTGAAAATCCGTTCTGGATGCGAGGGCGGCGGCAAAGGTGCGTTGGTGCAGACCGAAAAGAGCGCCACCCTCTCCACCTTGCAAGATCAGACGCTTTTTGTGGCCGAACCGACATTTTGTATTCAGGGCAACACGATCAACTGTTACGCCGCCACCACAGAGCCAAACATGGTTATCTGCAATGATTGCTCTCCGGCTATCCGCAGTCGGGATTACAAGGACCCGAATATTGTCTGCTATGACGCACGCGGCAACGGCGATGGTATGCTATCCCCTACCATAACGGGTGACCACAACAGCCGAATTACGGATTATACTGCTGTCGTAATTGAAAAAATCATCCGCTGGATTGTTCGCCGCCTGACTCCTACCGAGTGTGAGCGCCTGCAGGGTTATCCAGATGGATGGACAGATCTCGGCGAATGGGTAGACAGCAAGGGCAAAGCTCACAAAGCCGCTGATGCGCCCCGATATAAGGCGCTGGGCAACTCCATCGCCCTGCCGCAGTGGTACTACGTTCTCGGTGGTATCGCTGACCGCCTGCCGGATAATGCCACCCTCGGCAGCCTGTTCGATGGCATCGGCGGTTTCCCGTATGTGTGGGCACAGCTACACGCTGGGCGCAAAGAATTATGCGTTTGGGCATCGGAAATTGAGGAGTTCCCCATCGCCGTAACAAAAGTACACTTTCCTGAATCTTAAAATAGCACAGGAGAACAGTAATGCACAAACTCTATTCTGCGAAGTATATATTGATTTCTGACGGATCAAATTACATTTTTGCTAGTGATTTGTTGTTTTTAGAGGGTGAACCAACTAAACACCTTGACAGTTTTGGAACCTTTTATGAATTCTATGATGCTGTAGCTTCTTGCAAATATCCATGGAGCAATCACTGTTACTGTGATAAATCAATGTTCCTTCATAAATCACTCGTTAAATTTTATGGATCTCTTGACTGGGTTTTTACGGCAGAAAATTTCAAAGCACCTGTTTCTGTTGAAACGCAGTACAAAGAATATTCCACCAAGGATTATAACTTTGATTTCTTCAAAGAAAACCTGTCTATGGACGACTTTGTAATCTTTCTGCGAGAGCATAACCTTATCGGAGGCAACACTTAATGAATCTTACTTTTGTTCCAAACGCCCTTGAAAAAATCTCCCCCACCTGGGTTATGTCAGACATTACATACCTCGATGGCACCACAACTCGTACCGAGAGCGATTACCTTCGCCGCATTGGCAGCACCTTCAAGGGCATTTCTTTCCTTGGCCCCGGCTATCCTGCCTGGTTTGAATACTCCAAAGACAACCTCGGCGCTTCCAAGTCTGGCTTCTTACATACTAGCCTTGTTAAAGAGCTTGAAATTATCCTTGATATAGGTTATGCCAAGCTTGCCATCACAACCGAACATAGCATTTTCTTTCTGGAATCCGCAGAACCCGTTCAGGAAACCGCTGAAATTCGTGAGCTGATGGATCAAATCAACGCTCTAAATAAGTAACAAAAACATTAAAGGTTGCGCTCTTAACGCGCGGGTGGGTATGGGGTTTATTATTTATGACATTATCAGAAAAATCAGAACTGCTGCGCCTGTTACAGCTCTATCAGGACGATCTTTTGCGTAAAAACCATAAGAACATTCAAACAGCTGATGCTGTTGCCAAAAATAGCCTGTCCTTTATGGATGCTTCTTATTTTTACGGTATTAAAGCCCAGTACAACCACGCCCGCCTGATTGCTCGTAAGTTATCAGTTGAAATCGGTAAAGATGTCAAATCTTACTGGGAGCTGTGAGGTGATCCATGTGAAACAAACTCTGTCAGATAAAATTTTTAACTGGTTCAGCTCCGTAAAGGAATGGTTTCAAAGTGTATTTGGTCCGGATGAAAACTACGAAGATAAAAGCTTTTATGAAAGATACTGGTGGGTGGACGAACTTGTTGTAGCCATTATGTACCACTGGTGTTGTTCTTTTATTCAGTAAGAACTTTAACACTTTATCTTCGTAGTTTTCAAACCTGGCACCTCAGTTCACAAACAAAAAACCGTGCAGGCACAACCACCCACACGGTTCATCCCATTACTTTAATTTTTCCAAAATCTCATCAGCGCTCATGCCGTTTGCCAGCAGCTGGTTGATCATTTCCTGCGCCTGAATTTTCTTCGCTTCCGCCTCAGCAGCAATGTCCGCCTTGGCCTTTTTCTCTTCCAGCTTGGTCAGCTTTTTCTCCGCGGCCTTCACGTCCGCCTTCTGCATTTTCAAGGTTTCTTTCATGGATTGCAGGTCGGTTTTCAGCTCCTCAATGCTGGCATTGGTCTTGGCAACTTCGGCCTCCGCCTCTTCCTTTTCTTTCTGAGCCTGGGCAATCAAAGCCTCGTAGTCATTGGCAGTAGCTTTCACTTTGTTCTTGCTTCCTTTAGTTCTTGGCATGGTACTAACCTCCCCAAAAAAATATTTCTTGCGTTCAGTATATCACAGCGGTTTTCTAACTGCAATATGAAGTCAAAAAGGGGGAATTCTCTCTGCTTATTTTTTATGATACCTGCGCCCTGCTCAATATGGGCGCACATGTTGTCGATCGTCCATTTATTATCTCCGTCCAAACCCTGCTGGAGCTGGAATCCATCAAAACCAGCCGCACCAAAGATGAGTCCGTTCGTTATCGTGCCCGCCAAATGGCTCACTATCTCGATAGCACCCACGATTCTGACCTTTATCATGTCTCCAATGCTACCGATTATCTGAACGATGATGCCTGCCCGTTTCGCAGCACACTGCCCAACACCCCAGATTCCATTATCATTTATGCGGCCTGGAAAACATACAGCCAAAACCAGGATATGATCTTCTGCACGGATGATCTCTGCTGTAAATACCTGGCCTCTTCCCTCGCCCACCTGCCCGTTTGTTCTTCCAAGGATCTTCTCCCCCGCCAAAGCTATACCGGCTTTCTGGAAATCACTCCAACCGATGAGCAATACGCTGCCCTCTATGAACAGCCGGAACGAAATACCTTCGGCCTTATCCCCAATCAATATCTTATCGCTCACAGCCCCGCAGACAGCTCCGTACAGGCGTTTAAGTGGGCAGACGGTAAACATGTCGTGGTGGATTACAAGCCCTTCAAAACGCAGGCATTTGGCGCTGTCAGGGCTAAGGAGAAAGATATCTACCAGATGCTCGCCTTTGACAGCCTTTTACATAACCAAATCACAATGCTGTGCGGTCCTGCCGGTACTGGCAAAAGCTATCTGGCTCTGGCTCACATGCTCAAGCTGCTGGAAACCCACAAGATTGATAAAATCATCGTGTTCACCAACCCCTGCGCCACATCCGGCGCTGCCCGCCTTGGCTTTTACCCCAGCACCCGCGATGAAAAGCTGCTTGACAGCCAAATCGGCAACATGCTCGGCGCTAAACTCGGCGATACCATGGAACTCCAGCGCTATATTGATGCCAACAAAATCCAACTTCTCCCCTTCTCGGACCTGCGCGGCTTTGATACCACCGGCATGAACTGCGCCGTCTATATTACCGAGGCTCAGAACCTTGATATTGAAATGATGCGGCTTGCTCTTCAGCGTATCGGCGAAGATTCCATCTGTATCATTGATGGTGATTATGACGCTCAGGTCGATCTCGATATCTACTCTGGTGATAACAACGGTATGCGCCGCCTCTCCCAGGTTTTCCGCGGTCAGGATTTCTATGGCGAGGTCAAGCTCCAAAAAATCTACCGTTCCCGTATCGCCGCACTTGCACAGGAGATGTAATCAATGACAACTAATACAGATAAACTTCTTTCAATTCTTACCGGCATTCTCATTACCGTTCTGGTTTATTTTCTGGTCTTTTGGTTCCACCTGGCTCTCGCCAAGTTTATTTTGGTGCCTATGTTTGGCACTGCCATCTGCTCCACATTGAACCAGTTATTCAATACCGCATCCTTCACCCCGCAAATGCTACCCTCCACATACGCCTGGACCTGCCTGATCGGCGGCATCTTCTTCTGGCCTCATATCAGCAGCAGTAAACATTAAGGAGTACACGCCATGAAAAAATATACCGCACAAACACTCACTGATGAAGGCTACACCATTGAGAACGCTCAGATTACAAACGTATCTCTTTCAACCACAAATTATTGCTGTCTCTCTCTTGATCTTACTCTCAAAGCTGCCGGCTGGGATGTTGTTTACGGCGGTTACTGCCTTGGCAAAGTCTACCCCGACAGCTATGAAAAAGATTCTTACGAGGGTTCTGCCATCGGTATGGAGGCTATCATGCGCATCATGGATGTCGTCGGTGTTTCCCGTCTGGAAGACATGAAAGGTAAATACATTCGTGTCGCCACCAAGGGCTGGGGCAGCACCGTTAAAATCATCGGCAATATCATCAACAACCGCTGGTTCGATTATGACTCTTTCTTCAAAGATAAGGAATCAGCCTCCGTTCAAGACGCAATCGCAAAACTCGTTACCGTTTCAGCCGACCTGGCGGATTGATTACTTTCTTCGTCTTACCACCACTCGCGGCTGTGCATGCCCAAACAAACTCCGCTTCGGCACTTCAAACGCTGTTTCAAACTCCTCGTCAAATTTGGCCCGCACCTTAAAATAGTCCGTGATTTTTACCTGGATCTCCCGCAGCGCCTGCTGTTCCTTTTCAATCTGGATGTATTGTTCTCTTGTGCAGCTGTCCCCTTCCTGTATCCGCTGTTTCCATTCGTTCAGGGCATTTTCCTGGTAGCCGCACAGCTCCAGCATCTCATTGCAAAATCTTACGCTTGTCGGTCCTGCCATCCATAACCACTCCTTGCCTTTTTCTTTTATCTTATCATATCAGAGGTGATTTCGCTATGAATTTCTTTACTGCTGACCTTCATTTTTCTCACCGTAACATTATCCGCTTCGATGACCGTCCGTTTCAAGACCTGCCCTCTATGCACGCGGAGATTATCAAGCGCTGGAACAACGTTGTCTCTCCGGGCGATAACGTTTATGTCCTTGGCGATATGTTCTGGGACCCGTCCGAAGCTCCTATGATCCTTGAGCAGCTCAATGGCCATATCCATCTCATCAAGGGCAACCACGATAAAATCTCGCCGGAAATGATGCACTACTTTTCTTCCATCAAGGGCTATGACGAACTCACAGCCGGCAAATACAAACTTATTCTTTGCCACTACCCTGTCATGTTCTACAACCACTCCTATTCGCCGGATTGCTATATGCTCTGCGGCCACGTCCATAACACCCGTGAGAATACCTATCTCGCCAAGTGGAAAGCAGAACTGCGCGATAACGCGGTCGGTATCGCCAGCAACAAGGGCAACATCATCAACGTTGGCTGTATGCTGCATGATTATACCCCCAAAACTCTTAACCAGCTCATTGCCTGGGATAAGGAAGGAGGCTGGAAAGTTGAGTAAAACAATCTTTACCTTTACAGAAGAATTTGATGATGCCGGCCATCTCATCAAACGCACCATCACAACCGAACAGGGCGAAACAGTTCTGCCGGTAACGCCAAACACTAAGCCGATTGATAATATGCCGTTTGTCCCTACTCCAACCCCCTGGAAAGCGCCGCTTGATATAGCCTGGAAAGCGCCGCCTGATATGACCTGTAATTCTACCGGAGGTACCGCCCATGAATCCTAAAGAATTTGAACTAGCTGCCTGCACCGCCATCTCCCGCTACTTCAATGATAACGCCGATGTAACTGGTGTCTATCTGTCACCGGTTGATATCTACACCGTCTGGTCGTGCAAAACTCTTCAAAACAATAAAGGTCTTTTCACCACCCCTGTCAAAGACGGCCTGTATTACGAAGTTACCTATAACGGCGATAAGCAGGAACTCTACATTGACTGTTATCAAAAGCTTAAAAACTTTGCAGTAAAAGTCAGCGAATAAAACAACAAAGCCCCTATCCACTGTCACCCAGCGGACGGGGGCTATCTTTTTAGTTCAGGCCAAAATCGGCTAACAACGGGTTCTTCAACAGCATCCCCACAATCACATACCGGTAAGATTTCACACTGCCGTCATAGTAAAGGGTTCCTCGTATCCTCTGCTTTTTCACCAGTCCGGCCATGAACTCTGCCTGCTCTTTTGTAAAGTACAAAGAAACCTGCGGGTAGTTCTTGTCATCCAGCCGCGTTGTAATGTGCCGGTTGATTTCCAGTTCTGTCGGCAGCACATAGCTTCCTTCTAGGTGCGGCATCAAAGCCCGGTATTCTTTTGTATCTTTCATCACGCAGCGGTCGGCACCCACCGCCATCATCCTGCCAAGCTCTTCCTGCAACAGCCGGTTTGCCACGGTTCCAATGCGGGTATCTTCAACCTCGGCCTCGTCGTTCAGCACCTCGCGTACACGCATACTCAGCCGCAGGTTGATTTTTACTTCCTTTGCCATCACTTAACCGTCTCCAGCAGCTCTTTCAGCTTCGCAGCTTTTTCAATCAGCTCTGTCAGCGTCTTAATGTCTTCTGCCCGCTGCTCCTGGCTCATCTTTTTCAGTCCTCTCTTATATGCCGGCGTTGCAATCTTCTTGCCAATCTTACCGGCCAGCGGCTGTAAAGTTTTCTGAACAAATGTTTTGGTTTCGGCCTTCTTCTCAGCAGTTTCAATCTCGCGTTCAAGTGCAGCCTGTTTCTCGGTTTCAGCAGGCTTTTCGGCCGCCATCTTTGTTTCAAGTGCGGTCACGCTTGTTTCAAAACTTTGTAATACCCGCTCCAGCCTTTCCTCGCGTTCTTCTGTCGAGTCTCCGTTCCAGGCATCGTCCAATCCCTGCTGGGTATCATTGCGGATTCTGTCTCGGTCTTCTTCGTTCACACAGTTAATCGCAAACAATCTATTGTACAAACTCAAAAGTTCCTGTTGCTGTTTCTCTTCAAATTTGATCAATCTGTCGCATTCTGAGCGTTTCAGCTTTTTGTCATCCAGCAGTTTCAGCAGTCCTTTATTCAGCTCGTTTTCCAGGCGCAAATCTCTATCAATCATTTTCCCACTTGCGGCACTGATTTCTTTCAAGGCTTTCTTGGCCTCGGCCTGGTTCATATTATATGGTTCTTCTTGTAAACACTCAATAAATTCAGCTGATGCCTTGCGCCGGATCATTTCATCCCCAAAACCACCGCGCACCTGTAAGTTAGCGCTGTACAAAATAACTTTCTTTTCATTGTGGGATAGGGGAGTGGTAACTACATTACAGTTCTTGGCCACATTCCATGTCGCGTCCTGTTCCTGCAGCAGCATCAATGCTCGGTATCTCCGCTCGCCAGAAAGCAAAACATACACCGTCTTACCATCTTCCTGCTCCGGGAACACAACCAGGTTGTGCAGCAGGCCATTGCGCTTAATGTCTTCGGCTAATATTTCAATATCTTCTCCGTTGTCATTCTGGCGGAAAATCTCGTTGTCCGGGTTCAGCCGGATGTCTGCCAGGCTGATATCCTTATTTTCAAACTCAATGGTCTTATTGCCAACAATCTTTCCAACCAGGGCACGGCCGGCATCGTTATCGTTCACTTCTTTTGCTGCACTGCTGGTAGGAATGTTCAGTTTCTTTTCATTGCCTTTCTTCGGCTTTGATTTCAAACCCATCTCACTTTTCCTCCTTGTCCAGTTTTTCAAGCCGCTGTTTCAGCTCTTTATAAGCTGCCACATAGCTCTTGCCAATCGGTTGTGTTTTGGCAGAATAACATACCGGAACACATCTTCTCACCGATGTCTTCACGGCCAAAGCGCTGGGTATCTCAGTCTTGAACAGGGTAGGGCCAAGCACTCTCTGGCATTCTTCTCGCGTTTCTCTCGTGGCCGCACCCTTGTCCACCATGGTTAAAATCACGCCGATTCCTTTCAAGTTCGTCTTTGGGTTCTTGCGTAGCTCATTGCAAATGGAATAAGTTCTAAATGCCGAATCCTCAGAAAACGAATCGCACATCATTGGGATCAATACATAATCCGCTGCCACCAATGCGTTTGAAAGGATCATACTGTCACGGGTCGGTTGGGTATCCACAATGATATAATCATAGTTCTCCCGCACCTGGTTCAAAAAGTATAGCAAAAAGTCGGCCGTAGATTCCAACTGCCTTGGGTCGCCCACATCATACTGCTGCGCATCAGCCAACAGGTCCGACAACCGCTTGTTGATCCGCGGTGTCTGGCTGCTTGCCGGGATCATATCAACATTCTCATACTCTGTCCCCACAATATACTCTTTCGTGGTGGTGTACTTGAACCCGTCAAACATATCGTATAGCGCTTTGCGGGAATAAGCATTGCTTGTAATCGTATTGCCGCCGCTCAATGCAAAGGTCAGGTTGCCCTGCGGGTCGGTGTCTACGCACAAAACCTTTTTCCCTTCATCTCCCATTAGGTAAGCAAGGTTAGAAGCCGTAACCGTCTTACCAGAGCCGCCTTTTTCAATCGCAATCGTAATAATTTTTGCTGCCATAGCTAACCCTCACTTGTCAAACTCAAAAGTTCCTGTTGCTGTTTAATTTGATTATATCACACTTCATAGCAATGTCAACGGGGTAGAGCATCTGTCAAACTCAAAAGTTCCTGTTGCTGTAACAAAGTTAAAAATAGGGGAGCCACCTCATCAGCAGCTCCCCTGGTTATTCTTCAAATGTTGTTTCATCCAGCCGGAACATCGGCTCTTTACCATCCTGTCCCATCCGCCGTTTTCCGCTTTCAATAATCGTGGCGGAATTTTCTACAATGTCGCTGTACACCACCGTGCGGTAATACTGCGCAGATTTCTTTTCCACATCCTGCCTCAGCATCACGCTAAACTTCTCCAGTTCACCCAACGTCCAGCTTTTCAGCCCGTGGTTATTCTGGATGATTCCGTTCAGCGCTTCCAGTGTCTCTTCAGCCTGGCCCTGCTTGTTCTGGTTGGTCAATATCTTGGCCGCATAAGTAAACACATTTGCCAAAACATTCCGCTCTTCTACGGTCAGCTCCTTCTTGTAGCCCGCATAGCCAGCCCGGTCTTCTATCTCGCCCCGCGCCTTGCGGAACGTCATTCCCATCACAGCCGGGGGCAGGGGAGAGACCTCTCCGGTTTCAGCCACAAACACAGCTTGTTTCTTCGCCTTTTGTTTGCGTGCCACCTCCTGGTCGCTGCGCTGGTTCGCGCTCAAAAACGCCCGTACCTTCTCCATCTCTTTGCGTGATTTGTACTTGATAAAGATATACAGATGGGTGTATTTCCGCACGCCTTTGGTTCGTACCGGCTCATAATCAAACCACAGGTCTGTCATCTCGTTGATCTCATTTTTCACCAGCTTCAAAACATTGCGTTCAAAGTCTGAAAAATTTGGGTACTTTTCTGTCAACGGTTTTTCGCGGTCATACTTGTTATCCACATCGGACTTTTTGCGGTTCATACCGCGCTCTTCTTTGGTCGGTACAGACAGCAGGTTTTTGAAATCATCAATGCCAAACTTTTTGTACTTGTATCCGCGCAGCTGGTTCCGCTTGGCGGGGAATATCCCCAGCACCTCGTCTGTCACCGGCTCAAACACCAGCCCATTGGCGTATTCGTAGTCCCGGTTGCCGTTATCATAAGACAAGATAATTTCATACACACGCATAGAATAGGTGCTCTGCATCATCAGCAGGTATTCAATGCTGTAAGATGTGTAGTTGCTTGTCAGCTGGGCAATGTCTTTCCAAATGTCCTCATTAAACCGCATACTGATGGTTTTGCCCTCAGTATCAATAATCGAACCTTTGCGTACCCAGCTCATACTCTTGTACTTAGTCGGGGCAATCGGCACCCAAAATGTCCGGTTCTCCAAATTTTCAATCGTGTGCTGCAAATATGCCACATAGGCCGGCTTTTCCGCATTCACACCCGTCAGCTTTGAAAAGTCGCTGAACGTAATCGTGTAATACTTCGAAGCATCCGTGTCATTTTTCTGGTCGATTTTGGAAAGCAGCATGAACAAAATTTTCTGCTCGTTGCGCGGCAGGGAATACTTGGTCTTCTGGATCAGGTCATTGCTCTTGGTGATGTAAGAGCCAACGGCAAAAGGGGAGCCGATCTTCTTTTCCTGCTCCTTTTTCGCCTTAACCTCTTCGTCCGTCATCACCTCTCCGGTAATCGCCGTTCCTGTGCCTGCACGGTTTACTTTTTGGTCTTTCATCATTCTGTTCGCCCGCATAGCCTGTCCGCCATGTCAAGCTCAACCTCCAAATCACAGTGTATGTATCGCATCGCACAGGTGGGTATACCTAACGCATTATATCTTTATCTTACCTTATTTTTATCCGCTCGTCAAGCCTGATTTTTTTTGCGTTTTTCTTCAAAACAAAACTCGTAGTAAAATTTTTTGCGCTTATTATTATTTATTATTTATATTTTATATTTATATTATATAAGGTATATTGCGAGTTTCTTTTACACAAGCTGCGAGTTTCTTTTATTCCAGCTACGAGTTTCTTTTATTTTACATACGAGTTTCTTTTACATATGCTACGAGTTTCTTTTACGCAAGATCCTGCTTTTCGCTGTCAAACAACCTCGTAATTGCCGTCAAAAAATCTCGCAGTTCGCATCAAACAATCTCGTAATTCACGTTAAATTTTTTATTTCCTGCGCTTTTCGTCAAACAAACTCGTAGTTTTAAGCCAAACGGATAGGGTAGGGGAATGGTCCCACCACTGGTTTTTTACGCCTTTTCAAATCAAAAAAACTCGTAGCTCATTCCGCTGCATCAACCATCCATATCTGGTCGTCTGAACCATATTTTTTCAATGTATTGGTCAAACAAACTCGTAATTCTGGCTATGGGTGGTCATAAATCAACTTCAAGTCCTGCCATGTGCCGCCCGTCCATGCCATCCTGGCTTTATTACAATCGGTATTTTTTGCGCTTTTTCACCGTAAAAGAAACTCGTAGTTCAGCTCTAAATGCTCTGCCCATCAATCGGCAGCAGGGGAGAGGGTCTGATTTTTTTGCAGTTTTCGGCGTAAAACAAACTCGTAATAGCTGTAGCAGCCAGCACCGGTCGGATTCAATCTTGTCGCATGTATCATCTATCAATTCATAAACCGTTCATATTGGCCGTTTTTCCGGTTTCACACCCCATAAACCTATATACCAAAAAGTATACACCCCACATGCCGGCAATTCAACAAAAATCAATCCCGTCAACCAAATAACAACCGCGTACACATTCTTGGGTATAACTTTGTACAACCTGCCTATTGTATTCGTACCCATAAATGTGTGCAATAAGGTCAATCTAAAAAGCAAATCAGGAGGGAATAAACATGGAAATCAAACCTATGGGTAATACAGAGCAGGAAAAAATGTCCAGCTTGTGGGGCTATTTCATCGCGTGCTGCAAAATTCTTGATGATGTTACAATCGAGTATCAAGAACCCTGTATATCGGATTACTACCTCAATCACATTAGCGCCATGCAAAGCAAAACAATCCTTTCCGGCATGGAAAAATTTCATACCCTTGCTAATGAGCGTGTGATTAAAATGCCCTCTAAACTCTATCCTCAAGGCAAAGCCGTTCTGGACGTAATGACTGCTATTGTTGCCGCCAGCGGAAAATACCCGATTGCCAAAACCAGAATCGCAGATCTGCATGAATTTGAGCTTCTGGCCCGTGCTACAATCGGTACCTGCTGGAGAGAGGGTAATATGCTCAAGGTTGTCCGCAATCTGGAGGGTATCTCCCTACAAAAACTGGCGGAAAAAAGCGGCGTCAGCAAAAACACAATTTTTCGCATTGAAAACAACCAGTCTATCCCGCGCATTGATGTTCTGCGTAAGCTTGCTGATGCTCTGGAAGCCCCTCTGGAACTTGTAGCCATCGGCATTGGCAAAACCGAACCGGAAACAGCCCCCGAAGAAGAAGTTCCTAACCCCCATGCCCCTAAATTGCCGAGCGTTTACGATAGCCAGGATCGTAGCGCCGACGATGAAATCAAAGCTTTTCAAGAATAAAAAGGTAAACCACAATGCCTCAAAAATTAGAAATTGCACCCAACACTGTTTTTGATCAGTGGACCGTCATTGGCCGTTCTAATGACCCGGCAAAAGCGAAAAAAGGATATCTTGAATGCCGTTGCTCTTGCGGAACTGTTTCTGATGTTTCCAGGCACTCACTTATTAGCGGGAAAAGTAAATCATGCAAAAAGTGTGGGTATGCAAGATCGGCGCTTACTAAATTAGAAGCAAACATTAAAAATTCAAAAGAAAAATATGAAGGGAAAACAATCAACGGTTTTTTTATAAAAAAGATTGTTGATAAAGAAAAAAGCGGCACCTGTACCAGATGTATTGCAATTTGTCCCAAGTGTGGGCGCGAATTCACAACGCGGTTGTCAAGCATAAAGAATTTACAATTCTGTGGTTATTGCGAACGAGACAAAAAAGAACTATTGGAAATAACCAGAAAAGTCGTAAACGTAGACGGAACCGACTTGTCAAAAATTCGTTCGCGCATAAACGGAACAGTAAATAAAAACTCTAGAACCGGGATAAACGGTGTTGCGCTTACCAAAAAAGGTACCTACAAAGCATATATTAACTTTAAGCATAAACGCATTCACCTTGGCTTTTTCACCAATCTAAAAGACGCAGCCGCTGCCAGAAAAGAAGCCGAAGAAATTCTTTACAATAAATTTTTAGACGATAACGCCGGTTGGGAACAGCGCCTGGCAGACGCAATGGCCGAATATAAAAAGAACAAGAAATAACCGTCAACTTCGCTAAAGCTTAATTTAGCGAAATATAGGGAACCCAATAAAAATCTCCAAAACCTCCTTGACATATGACATAAAATGTCGTATCCTATAACCAAAGGAACGACATTAAACGTCATGCGGATAGGAGGCTTTCTTATGGCTTTAACTACAGAACAAGTTTTTGCAATGGGTATTCTCTATAATCAACTAACCACAGCAGTCTATGGTGATGATGGTCCAAAAGCAAACAGCTTCCAAAATGCCACCATGTATCCGTTTTTGGAAATTACCAAGCTGATTCTTCGTGCCCGTTCTGAATACCGTATCTCTCCAGAGCTGGATCGCCTAATTGCCCAAACATATTCAACCCTTACCGAGGAAGACGTTCAGAACGGGTTTAGCAGCATTCTTCCCGTTGAACTGCAAGGCGCTTTTGCTCTTGGTTATTATCATAGCCAGGCCGAAAAGTATTCGGATATCAAGCCCATCGGCCTCAAAGCCATGCGTTCCCGTGCCAACTTGACAGCCCAGCAGGTCGCGGATAAACTCGGTATATCCCTCCGTCAATACCAACGCATTGAATCCGGCGAAAGCAAACCTACTGTTCAGGTTGCACAAACTCTTGCCTCGCTGTTTCAATGCTCTGTCAATGATTTATTTTAAGAGGTAGTTTCATGCTTCGTCGTTGCACTCGCTGCGGAAGTTCATTTGAAGGGCAAAAAGAACAGCGCCTATGCCCCTCATGTCGTGAACAGGCCGCTCATAAACCACGCATGATATCTCATGTTTGTAAGTCGTGTGGTGCTACTTTTACCGGTGGTCCTCGTGCGTCTTTCTGCCCAGAATGTAAGGCGGAACGTGATAAGCAGGCTGTAAAAAAATGTCGGAACCTTGCTAAAAACAAGACCACTCGTCAAATTGGATCTACCGATATCTGTCAGCGGTGTGGCAAGCCTTATATCGTAAAAGGTGGCCTTCAAAAATATTGTCCAGAATGCGCCCCGATCTCCTTAAAAGAAAAAACCGAGCCGTTAAAACGTGCCTGGGCTGCCAATTACCGTGAACAAAACCCAGACCACAAAAAGAACATGCAGAAAAACGGAACAATTTGTGTTGTCTGCGGAAAAACTTTTGCTGCAGTAGATCGTAGTAATGCTTGTTCTCCTGAATGTTTAGCAATTCTTAAAAAACAACAGCAATACCATAAGGACATAAAACGTGGGCGTTATAAAAAATTGTCAAACACAAAAGGAGAACCATCATGATAACTGAAATTATTGTAGGGGTTCTTGCCTGTACCCGTAGAACCTCGGAACATGGCCCTGTCACAACAACCTATTTTACCTTTGTGTCAAATGATCCGTATCAGGCCCACCGTCTTCCGGCTGGCTGGGTTCTTCAAGGTCAAAAACCATCCGGTGTCCCCTGTAAAAAACTCGTCACCATCGAACTGCCGGATTATATTCATGATGCCAATAGCGATTTTGGCACTCACTATATTTCTGAATATTCCACCAAAGACGGCAACGCAAACAAGGTTTTCTTTTCCTGTGATGCTACCCCCGTTCTGGACGGCTTTGAACCCGCAATCAACTCCGCCATTCAAACCATCAAGATCTCTACACCAACCCCATCCGGCAAGCGCGAGGATCTTCCTGCCAAAGTTCTTTCTGTCTCTGAACTGTATTGATACTTCCAACCGGCTAAAAAATAGGGAGCACCCAAGGTTTCAAACCAAAGGTACTCCCTATTCCTGTTTGTATAATTCTTTGCTGTTTTTACTCAAGCGTAAAATTTACTTGCCACTAGCCGGAAGGCTGAATAGTAGCAAGCTGTCAACCTTAACGCTTAAACAAAAACTCCTGTATATCGTCAAATGCTCGCTGCATCTGCTCCACATTGTCGCCGTTCAGGTTGTGCCCCAGCTGTGCAAATTCTGCCCGCAGCAGCATGTTAATGCTTTCATCCAGGCTATTCAGGTGCTTCTTCACACCCTCCAACTGTTTGTCAAACGTGTCGCAGCGCCCTTCCACCGTCTTCAGCCGCTCTTCAAGCTTGTCTATCCGGGCATCCTGGTCTTTGTTTGGCTTTTTCAAAAAGTTGTTGAACTTAACCCCCTGGGCAATCGCATTCGAAATACTAACCACCGCCGCACAAGCTGAAAGCACCAGCATCAGTATGTCCTGCGCCGTAAATGTAAATACCGGGTTAGGCATCTGCGTTCACCTTCTCTCCGGCAGCAGCTTCACCCGCTTTCATCTGCTCGTAAGCCGCCTGGGCAATCGCACGCGCCTGCTCCTCTGTAATGGTAACGCCGGCCTGCTTGGCCACTTCCATAATCAGTTCTGCGGCACGCTTGTTCTTTTCCTCGCCGGAAATATCGTTAAAATATTGCTTGATATATTTACAGGCGCTTAACCCCCACTGCATCAACAGCGGGTAGCCGCTCAACAGGTTCAGTGCCTTGTTTACTGTCTCCTGGGCGTTCGGCAACACATATTTGCCGACCATAAAAGCAACCACGCAAACCAGGCCCATCACAATATATACAATTCCCTGTTCCATACCTAACCTCCAATCTCTTCCGTGTCACTTGTCTCATCAATCGGCGTAAAAATCTCATCACCAGGGGGCGTATTGTCACCCTCTGTTTTTTCTTCTTCCGCTACTTTTTCCCTCACCTTAATCCAGGCGTTACACAAATTCTCTGCACTCATTGCTGCAAACAGCCCAATGTTAAAAGACGATTCCGGTAACTGTCCGGTCCTAAAACACAGGATCATGTATACAATCGCGTAAACAATCGTTGCGCCCATCGTAAAAACAATAATCTTTTTGCTGAACCTCATCAGGCTCCAGTTTTCCTTCATAAAAATCACCTGCTTTGGCTGCACTCAGGTATGGCTCTTCACCGCTTTTTGGCTGATATAACCATAAACCGTTTTGAACCAGCCGTTCACGACCGTCTCATACCCAATGCAAACAGGCTTGCCGGTCTTGGCATTCGGGCTGCTGATCACCCCAATGGACTGGTACTGCATTCCGGCACCCTTGCGCACATTCCATTTGCCATTGTTCAGGGTAATGGCTTTTGTCACAGTCTTTTTCACTGCCGGTTCAACCTTCGGCTCCTCAGCCGCTTCCTGCTTGTCCACCTGTACACTGTGCTGGTTTGCATTGGCCCACAAAATCACACCGCGGCTGGCCGGCTTAAAGTCATCATCCAGCCAGCATAGCGGGTTCTCGCGTACACCTTTCCAGCGCACCTCAAAGTGCAAATGGGCACCAAAACAGTTGCCGGTCTGGCCACTGTAGCCAATCACTTCGCCGGTTTTCACCTTCTGTCCAACCTTCACCGTGATAGAATTCAAATGAGCATACAACGTTTCCAGCTTGCCGCCTTTATACGCCATATGCTCAATCTTCACCATATTGCCATAACTGTTGGTGTCGCCCTGGGTCACTCTCCCATTCCAATGGTAAACCACGCGCACCGTTCCATCTTCCGCCGCAAACACCGGTGTTCCCACCAAAGCGCGGAAGTCGATTGCCCTGTGTAGCGCCCCACTGTTATATTTCCAGCCAGCCGTAATCACATGCTGCGCCAACGGCCACCCAAAACACACCTCTCCATTCTTCAGCCGCATCTTCCATCAGCCTCCTTTTAACGTTCCATCGTGTTGTAAAGTAATTTTGCTTCACGGTTATTTCAGCTTAGTTAATAATCCCACGAAATGGTATTTGGGTTATTTGTCGTCCAACCATAACTGTTATTACCAAAAGTTGCATTATTTTTACCAGTATAAACCTGAATCTCTCCTGTGGTTTTAATAATGCAAACAGCAGGTCCAAAAATCTGGCCAGACGTTGTTACATTTAATCCAAAAGGACAATAAGTATTAACTTTCGGTCTATAGGCAGACTGAACTGTTCCAATTTGAATAAAGCCAGCCGCGTCACTTGTTGCAGGCCCCATACACTGAAAAGTCAAATAGACTCTTCGTCCACGGCGATGTGCTTTTTCTGTATTTGCCCACATAGTAATACTAGATTTTACAGTATATACACTTGAGGCAGTTAAAGACACCCATTCTGTACACGCATCATATGCCGCTTTCACCGCTGCCGGTGTTGCCGCAACACCACCACTGGTCGAACTCGTTGAACTGGTCGAATCACTCAATTTCACACCGCCCAAAGTTGAAGCATTACCTGTCGGCAGTGTGTACTTGGTGTCGGTTGTCGGCGGTGTATACCCCAAAGCATTTGTTACATTCGCCTTTGTCAAACTAATCGTGCCGGAATTCTCCGTAATGTTACTCCCGATTTTTACACCACCCAAAGTCCAAGCACTCGCGGTTGGCAGTGTGTACTTGGTATCAGTCGTAGGTGGCGTATAACCCAGTGCATTTGTCACGTTAGTCTTACTAATGCTGATTGTGCCACTGCTCACTGTAATATTGCTGCCAATCTTTACACCACCCAGCGTAGAACCTGTCGCCGCAGGCAGCGTATAAGTCGATCCGCTACTTGCAGGCGTCATGTAAATCTGGTTTGCATTCAAAGTGCCTGCATTTTTGGCACTGTCATACTGGCTCTGTGTTAGGTAGTTAATTACTAAACTGTCTAGCTTTGTATTTGTCGCCATATTGTATACTTCTCACCTCATTTCACAAATACTCGGATGTGGTTTTTATCCAGCCGTTCCATCACACGGTATCCGGTTTCTGCTTTAGTTCCAATGCCATTATCATTGGCGACACAAAATCCGTTTACTTCGCAGGTGCCGTCGTCCACCACAACCAGCTTCCCCATCAGGCCAACAGCATCCCATTCCTTGCGTTGTCCGCGGGCAATATACTGTTTGTCATTATCATAATTCGGGTTCAACACCAGGCCGTTCTCTGTGGTGCTGTCATGCTTCAGTGCTCCAAAAATGTCACGCTCGTACATATCAGCCCACTGGTCCTCAGCAGTATCGCCCAGCACAGTTGGGTTGCCGGATACAATACCCAAAATATAAGTATCTTTGCTGTTTGCCAGTCGAATGTATTTCCCATCCAGCGTCACAAACATGCCACGTCGATCTTCTCCATCAGGGTTCCCGTCCTGCCACTCAAACATTTCCGCATAGTCAGCGCCGGAAGAAGAATAGGTTCCACCGTAAGCCTTACCACCATAATCAATACGGAAGCTATTGCTTCTAGCGGAAGATGTACCATTACCAAAAATTAAAACATTACTTGTCGGAGAATTGTTAGACAAAATAGCATAAGTCGAGACGCAATGATTCCCTCCAACAAAGCCACTATTTAATCCGTCGTAATATGTAGTAACATAATTATTTCCACCTTTTAATCCAGTAACTTTGTTTCCGGTGCCAACAATCAAAGAGTGAGATGGCCCATAATCAGCTCCGGCACCAGCAGAAACTGTGTCAATAGAATTTTCTCCCAGGATAACATTTCCACGTCCGTCCATAAGGCTGTTCGTTACGTTTGCTTTTGTCAAGCTGATCTTTCCGCCATCAATCGTAATATTATCGCCAATCTTCACTCCACCCAAGGTAGAACTTGTCGCGGTCGGCAGTGTATAAGTTGATCCACTACTTGCTGGTGTCATATAAATCTGGTTTGCGTTCAGTTTTCCATTTGTCTTAGCCGCATCATATTGGCTTTGTGTCAGGTAGTTAATTACCAAACTGTCCAGCTTTGTATCAGTGGCCATAATCATATACCTCTCGTCACAATCGCGCTGATTGCAGATAATCCGTTCGGCAGTCCAGTCAGTTTTCCGTTGCTGATGCTTAGGCTCAAACTGGTGCTGCTTGGGCCGCCGTACATGGCGCTCTTGTGGTACTTGTCGCCCTCAAACGCGATCAAGCTCGTAGTCTGCCCTCCCCAGCCGCTGGAACTGGTCATGGTGCCGTAGCCCCAAATCTTAATCGTGCCGCTGCTAGTCTTAAAATTCACACTGGGCGAGGTCGATGTCACATGATACGCTTCCACATTATTGTTCCCACTACTTCCGCCACTACTGCTCCCAGCATAAGTTCCTGTCACACCAAAAATGCTCACACCGCTCTTAATGTTCCCAGCCACAAGGTTTGCATCACCTTTAATGGTCTGCGCACCGTTCAAATACTGGCTTGCGGCAATCGTCTGGTTACTGGTCGTTGGTGTATAAGTCGCAGCAGCTTTCTTGGTCACACCACTGCCCACATATGTAGTCGAAATAGCATTTACAGTCACCTGGCTCAATCCGCCGTATCCGCTGTCAGGTTTTACAGTCTGTGTACTTTCACTTGGCGATACAGTTTTGCTTTGCAAACTCACACTTCCGCTTCCACCACTGCTGCTGCCTGCATAAGTACCAGAAACTCCAAAAATCTTCACACCGCTTCTAATGTTACCGGCGGTCAAATTGCTGTCACCCTTAATCGTCTGGGTTCCATTCAAATACTGGCCGGATGCAATGCTCTGGTCACTCGTTCCCGGCGTATAAGTCGCAGCACTCTTTTTCGTCACGCCGCTTCCCACATAAGTTCTCGATACTGCATTTACTGTAACCTGGCTCAAACCGTCATAGCCATAGTCGGCCTTGATCGTCTGTGCGCTCTCACTGGGGCTGACTGTCTTGCTCTGCAAACTCGTCCCACTGGCACCACCAGTCACAAAACCTCCCTGCATATCCACCTGCGTACTTCCTAAATAAACTCCCATATAAAATCACCACCTGCTAATTGTCACACTTGTTGCGCCAACACTGGCTGCCGTAATGCTGATAGATTTCGCACTGCTGCCATCCCATGCACCCTGGCTTGTCCCGTTCAGGTTAATCGTTAAAGCTGCATTCACCTTGTTGGCGCTTGTTGCTGAACCGCCTGCACTGCTGGACCCAGCATAATTGTGGGTGTGGCCGCTTGCCGCCTTACCATCAATCAAACCTTTCAGTACCTTGCCCTGGTTTGCGCTCAGGCTATCTGTGGCCGAAGTCGAAGTCAAGTTGTCCTGGATTCCTCGCCATGTATTTGCCGGCACAGCCCAGGTCCCGTCTCCACGCAAGTAATATGCTTGTTGGCCTTTTGCCGGTGCCGGAACAAGTCCTGTACTGCCCGCCGCATCAGCGGTTGCTTTCGCAAACACGCCATAGGTTGTATTCGTATCCGGGGGTACAGCCCAGGTTCCGTCACTGCGCAAGTAACGGTTTGCATTGCCCGCCACCGGCGCAATCACCAAGCCGGTACTGCCCGCTTCGCTTGTGGTCGCCCCCTTAAAAGTGTCATAAGTCGTGTTAGTATCCTGGGTCGTAATCGTCCCGGTCGTGTTGTCATCCTTTGTATAAGTAATGGTTGTACCGCTTACACTTAAATTTTTAATCACTCCGTGCGTATGGCTGCTCGGCGTAAAGGTGCTCGGCTTGCCTGTTACGCTATCCCAGGTATGGGTATGTCCCATAGCCGCCTTGCCATCCACCAGGGTTTTCAGCGCCTTGCCCTGCGCTGCGCTCAAACTATCGGTCGTACTGTCACTGGTCAAATTGTTTTGGATGCCGCGCCAAGTGTCGGTATCTGTCAGCTTGTCCTGCACCCATCCGCTCCAAGTCCCGTTTGCACAATGGCGGCGGTAAGCAGCACTGTCGCCGTAAATAATCTGGGTATAATAATTTCCACTTGCCCGGTGAATCACAATCAAGCCAAAATGGTCTACGTTACTTGGTTTATTTGTCACGCTGTTGCCGCCGCCAGAACTGTAAAATCCTGGCGTCACCACATCGTTCAAGTTCTCGTTTGTCAACACAATCATGGCGGCCTTGCTCTTATTCAGGATCTTACCCTGGTTTGCCGCAAGGCTCTGGTCAGTTGCGCTGCTGGTTAAGTTGTTCACAACCGGCCGCCATGTGTTTGTGTCCTGTTCGGGTGGGGTGTATCCCAGTGCATCCTTTACATTGGCCGCCGTCACACTAAGCACGCCGCTGTTGTTTGTAATGTTCGCCCCGGTTTTCACACCACCCAACACATTGCTGGTCGCCGTGGGCAGGCTGTATTTATTCGCCCCCTCGGCAACCCCATCCAATTTTTTCTTATCGGCTGCGCTCATAAAGCCAGCCTCGCTCTGTGTAGCTCCCCCGTGCCCGTGGCTAATGGGCGCAAAAATGGTTTTCAGCTTGCCAAAAAAGTAGCTCAACCCCGCGTTACTCAAATATCCCACTTTACCACACCTCCTCTTGATTTAGTTTTTAAGATGCCAAAATGGTATCAATTTCAGTGTTCTGGATCGCATTAATGGTAAATACCTGGCCCAGTCCATCCCACTTCTCGCCATTCCAAGCATAGTTCATGCCATCGCCAACGTCGTATACATCGCCAATAGTCTGGCCGCTGGTCGGCAGTTTGTCATAGCTTGCCACACTGCCTTTGTAACGGTACATAGCGGTAATGTCGCTCTTCAGGGCATAGGTGCTTGCCGCACCAAAACCATCCAGTTTCTTCTTGTCGGCAGTACTCATCAGACCATGGGTGCTCTGGGTGGCATCATTGTAGGTGGTGTTGGTGCTGGGGATACCCAATGCCGTAATATCGCCCTTGGCAACCGCAGTCACAGCGCTCACATGTCCGGTCGCATCCACAGTAATTTTGTACAGGCCACTGTCATGTGCGGTATAGCTGGGGTGTACATACTTGTTGGCACCGGTAGCAATGCCGTCCAGCTTCTTTTTATCTGCGGCACTCATCAGGCCGGCGCTCGTGGTGCTTGCAGCTCCATAGGTGGTGTCCGGCGGGGTCGTCCAAGCACCGGTCGAATCCAGCCAGCGCTGCGCACCCTTCGTCGGGCTGGGCACCAGTCCGCTCTTGCCATCCGCATCAACCGTTGCGCCGCTCATCACACTGTAGGTGGTATCCTTTTCGTTTACCCACTTAGCGGTACCGTCCGCGCTCCAACCCAAAATCTGGTTGACACTGCCGCCTGCAGGGATATGCTTATTTCCGCTGGTTGTCGGGTGGGTGTAATTCTTCAGCCCGGCCAGCTTATTCTTCTCAGCAGTGGTATAGTCGTTGGTCGAAAGTCCCTTGCCATCAATCTTATCCACCTTACCGGCCAGCAAAGCTTTAATTTTCTGCCAAAAATAAAGCAGACCGTCATAATTCAAAAATGCCATATTGTTTTCTCCTATTCGTCTTTGAATAAATTATCAATTTCGGTATTCGTAATCTCGTCAATTACAGCTTCCGGGTTTGGGGTATTGATAATCAGTCGCCCATCTGCATCCGCCGTTACGCTCGTAATGCCGGTGCCGCGCACCTTTACCGTACCCTTTGCCATATCACCATGTTTCAGTTCCAAATTGGCTTCTGTGGCATCAGCTTTGCTGGCCCCAATTGTAAAATCAGTATCATTCAGCATTACCCAACCAGAGTTATAAATATATAAATCTCCGGGCGGCAGGTAATAAATCTTCCCGGCCAGCGGGGCCAATGGCAGCTCACTTACTCGTTCCAGATCGCTTCCAATCCGAACTCGCCCACCGGCTGTGTCCCGGTAAGTGTTTCCCGTATCCAAGCAGCATACCAGCTGTCCATCCACAATAGGAGTTTTATCCAGCTGCGACTGTTGGATCTCGCATAAAGAAAGTTTTGACATCGTAAAACTCCTTTTTGTAACAATAAAAAAACCGCCTACCTGCGTACAGATAAGCGGTTTCGATTCAGTATTCAGTTTAACAAATTTTGCATTGACGGTATAATAATAGCAGAACTAAAACACCAACGTTTATCTTTTTTTCTTGCCATATCATTCCTCGTTTGTCAATACAATATAAAACCTTCGCTGCACAGTGCATGTTCTCCTACTCGCAAAACACTGGCCCTGCAGCGAAGGCTATTTTTATGTCAACTTGAAATAACTAACCGCTTGGCCGTCTCAGCCAATGGTCTTCCAGGTAATAGCGCCCTCAACAACTTTCACGCGGGTATCCATGGCAGTGTTCAGGCCGTCAGCATACGCCTTGGCGGCATCACGGGCAGCATTAGCCTTGGCGGTTGCGTCAGTAGCGGCAGCACCAATGGCCTCGCTCTTGGCGGCAGCCAGCTGTTCAGTGCTCACCTTAGCATCCCAGGTGGTCTTCTGTTCCTTGGTCACATGGATATCGGCATTCGCAGCGTGCGTATCCAGGGCGGTCTGCACAGCCTTGATCTTTTTGTCAGCTTCGGCCTTGGTATAAGCATCAGGCACAGCAACATACAGGCCGTCTTCCTCCAGGGTAATGGAGTTGTTAGCCTTGGCGCTCACCTTCACCTTTACGCTGATCTTATTGTCAGCAGAAACAGTAACCTCAGCGGTGGAAGTTGCCAGACCAGTGTAAATATCAATCAGGCTGCCAACCGGGATCTTGATCACATCGCCGCTGGTAATAGTCAGCTCAATGTTTTTGTCCTTGGCATTATAAGTACCGCTGGTCACAACCAGATCCTTGCCCAGCGCAATGGTCAGTTCGTCGCCGCCAAATACCGGCAGCTTGATGGTGCGGGTGCTTGCGTCATAAGTCGGTGCATGCACAACGCCAGTCAGGGTGGTAGTAACGGGGTCGCCGCCCTTGGCAACACTCAGCACGCCCTCATTGTAGGTAACATCGGTAACAAACACACCCTTGCCGCCAACAACGCCCGCAATCTTGGCATCAACGTAGTCGGCAACAGCCTTGGTGGTCGGCACATTGTCATCGCTGGCGCTGGCAGCCGGGATCTCAGTTACGGTGGCCTTGTTCAGCTGGATATAGCTGGTGCCATTGAACACATGCAGGGTAAAGTCGCTGGTGCGCACATAAACAACGCCCTGTACCTGGCCGGAAGCAGGCAGGGTGCTCACCAGCTTGCAGCTCTTGGTGTATTCAACTGCGCCCTTAAAAATCTGCAAAGTGTCAGTCAAAAAATACAGGGTGTCGTTGTCCTTTACCTGCAGGGCTTCAAACTTAGCTTTGGTACCATAATTAAATTTTACTTCTGCCATAATTATCTCTCCTTAAATTTCATGTTGTTTTTGTCGATTAAAATTCTTGCCAAACAAATCCAGTGCTTGCAGTGTTGAACGGTTCAACAGCAAACTTCCCGGTATCCAACAGCTGTACAATCCACGGCTCATACTTGCCCGCGGTGTTTTTAATCATTACGGTCTGCCCGGCATAAGTGTCGCTGCTGTTGTTCAGCTGTTCATTGGCTTGCCCATTGCTGTCAAAAACACGAGTACGGGGGCGGATCGCCTGCTTGCTCTTATCGTCACGGATGTAATAAAACTCCGATGTATCCTTGGTAATAACCAGGTCCTTCTCGTCAATAATTCCATTCGTAATTGCTGTATCCAGGTTTTCCGCGTTACCATAGCCCAACTTGCTTGTAGTTGCCATTCTCCTACCTCCTTTCTTCATTTGTCGCTATATAGAAAAAATGCAGGCGGCCAAACCTTAAAACTCAACCACCCGCATATTTCCATCAGTTGTACCATCACCGCCACTGCCGGAACCGCCGCCGCTCTTGATCTCTACCGCATTGCCAATCGGGCTTCCGTTGGCGGTCAGCTGCAGCATGTCATTCTTGTAGCTCAGGTTGTCAGCTTTGCTGTTCATCATGGTGTTGCTCTTATCAATCATGGCCTTCAGCATGGCCTGCATCGCAATAATCCGCTGGTCCAAAGCATTCAGTGCTTCGTCCGGGATTGTGGCCGCCCAGTCGTAAACATCAACAATTTTAATTTCGCCCGGTCCAACCTTGCGGATGTACTGGATGGTCCTTCCTTCAGCATCCATCTCAATGTTGCCAAAGGTCAGCTGGAACTCAATCACACCGGCCTCACTGGTCAGCGCTGTGTCAAAGGGCAGCTTATATTCCAGCTTGTTTTTATACAGCTCGTCACTCAGCGTCAAAAACTCGGTGCGGTATTTCTTGCTCACCGGCAACCGGTATTCCAGCATCACCACATAGTCGCGCATGTCTTTGCCCTTGTATTCCGGGTCAGCCAAAAAATGCAGGGTGTCTACCAGTTTGCTCTGCTGCATTACGCGCTCCACCACACTGGCGGTCAGGGTATTGTCCTCGTTAATCAGGATCGTGTACATTGCTCGTCTCCTTTCCGCCCACAATGTAGTCAAACTCATTGCGGCTGATTTTGCCCTTGTGCCACAGCGCATTTAGGGTCACTTCTTTTAATCGGCGATCCAAATACAGCCGCCGCAAACTCTCCACAAAGTCGCTCATAGCACACCTCCTTCAATCAGGCTCAGGGTATAAGCATCAATAATAGCCTCAGGGGTTTTGGCCCCCAAGGCTTTCAGCTTGTCATGTTCGTAAACACTGATCTCTTCCAACTGCACGGTATCGTATCCTGCCGCCGGAATGTTATAGTATCCGTCCACATGCCAGATGTAGCGCCCATCACTGCTCACAATTCCTTCGGCATCATCTGCCGTGCAGTTCACCATAATTCCGTGTTTCGCCTGGTATTTCACAAAACTCAGGTGGTCAAGGGTGTCAATCACCTGGCCGTTATACATCACCTTGTAATACATTTCGTCCCTCAACCTCCTTTACACGCTGAACATCACGCGCACGCCATGCTGCTCATTCGGGGTAACATAGCTGTAAATCTGGCCGTCTGCTGCAACCTGCAAAAAGTAATCTGCATACTGAACATTCGGGCTGCGTGTCCAATAAGTGGTGGCCGCGCCATCATCGTCATAGCAAATTCGGCTCTGATTATCCGTCATGTAACCGATCGTTGTACCTTCATAAATATACGGCTCACTGTTCATGCTGGGGTTCAGCTCATATGCAGCCGGTATAAAGAAGTAACAATCCGCCGTCACAATTTCCTTGGATGTTCCGCCCGCACTGGATGCCACTTTTACCTGCTGGATCAACTGCTGCCATCCAATTGGCAAGGCATTCGGCAGCCGCTTGTCCAGGTAGGTGCGCAGCGTTGCTGCGGGCCAACCACCATTGTTGTGATAGCTGCTGGTAATCGGCATCTTGCGTGCCAGCGTATTTTTCGCCAAAAACGTCATTGCGCAGCGCTTGTTTGTGTTATCGCTTAAATAATACTGCTTAAATCCGCACATCTCAAATTCGCGGGTTTCATGCGGCCATGCAGCCAGCTTCCGGCAGGCATTGTCGCCCAGGTCTGCATACCAAACTTTCGCCCAGTACACATCACCCTTGGCAAACCGTTCATATTCCCCGTCATCTGCCTTGGCGCAACCAAACACCAGCGTTGCATTGGTCTGTGTAATTCGTCCACGGTTAATCTCGGTGTAAACAATGTCGTCACCGTAAATGTTAGCCGTATACACATGCAGGTTGTTTTCGCCCTTCTTGTGGCGCATTACCACCATGTCACGGGTTCCAACTGTGGCAGCTGTTGCGCTTTCGGTACCCCAACTGATCTTGGCTCCATTATTGTTCCAAATGCGGATACCGTTCATGCCGTTGGTTTCAAAACACTGCATCAGCACAGCATTGGCCGTATCGGTTGTGGTCATCCGGTAATCTACTGCCAGCACCCAGTCCCGATCTTCCTTCAACAGCTGCACACCAGTGTCCACATAGTTAGTGCCATCAAAGGTCTTTTTCTCGTTAATCAAAACCTTCTCTTCAATGTCAGAGTAGCTAAAGTCGTTGCCCATCGTTATGGTCACAGCGTCTTTGGGGCTAACCACCTTATTCTCCACACCAACCTTTTTCATTGCGTAAATCTCAACCGGGCGCAAACTGCCAATCTCTTTGCCGTCAAAATAACCAGAGGTATATTCGCAGCTGTCATATACCGCATTGATGTCCTTGTCTCCGTTCACATATCCGCCCTTGTCCCAATGGTCAAACAGGTAGAACTTATAGGCACCTTCTTCCGCCGTGTAGGTCGGGGTATCGCCTTCGTACAACACCATGCTGCCATAGGGGGCAACTGTTTTCTGTTTCTCCGCACCATTGTTCAGGTAGCGCACGGTATACTTCCGCACACTCTCGGTATATTTGGCCGTTACGGTCTGGTTGGTAAATACTGTAACAAACTCTGTGTCCCATCCAGCATAGGTAAAGTCAGTGCTCACCGTACTCTTCTTGGTCGGCTTCGGGATCGGCTTCTCCGCACGGGTCACAGGGTCAACAGCCTTACCACCCTTGTCAATGTACTGCACATCCAAAACTGTGTGCTCGTCATCATCATTCACAAAGGTCCAGGTAAACTGTTCCACCAGCGTGTTGTAGCTGATCTTCAAATCCGGCCACTGTGCATTAAACTCTGCCAGCTTCTTTTCACGCATAATGGGCACATGTACCTTGCCCTCCAGTACAGAGTGCTCGGTGTTATAGCCGTTCTCATCCAGGCCGGTCATCGTGTACAGCCGGTCAAGCAGCGCTGTATCCTCGCATTCCCAATCAAGGCCAGTCAGGCGCACGCGGTTCAAACCTGTGCATTTTTCCAACATAGCTTTCAGGTCAATGGTCGGGCAGCTTTCCACAACCAGTGTGGTCAGGTTCTCATAGCCGTCAATCTTCAAATCGGTCAGGTGGTTCAGGCTCTGTGCCGTCAGGCTTGCAATCGCAGGCAGTTCAGCCTTTTCAATCTTGCCGCCCTTGGCAAACGCCACACCGGTAATACCGCTGCCGCCGGCATAAAAATCGGTCAGGTTTACACATCCCGCCAAGCTGATGGATTTCTTCAGGTTTGGCACATTCTGCAAATTCAGGTGTTCCAGCAGCGTATTGTTGCCAACCGCAAAGTCGGTCAGGTTTGTGTTGCGGTAGCCTTCGGTGCCGTTGCCAACCTGCAAGTCGGTCAATTTCACACCATGGCTAAAATCAACATACCCAGGGTAAAACCCGCTAATGTCGCCAATGCTCTGCATCAGGCTGGCATTGTAAACATAAACCTCGGTATCGTTCATGGCTGCAATCGGGCACTCAATCGTGTAGGTCTGGCCGCGCTTGCCGCGCATTTTTACCGGGTTGGAGCCATACAAAACACTCACATAGGTATCTGCATACGGGCGGATATGGAACGTGCCATCCGGCTGCACACCTGTCCAGTTGGTCGGGGTATAGCCGCGGATCGTCATATCATCAGCCGTGCAGGTCGTACCGCTATACTTGCTCGCAATATACTTTTCCTGGTACTTCTGGTACTGACGGCGCTGGTGGCGTTTGTTGCCGTGCATCATCGGCAGGTAACTGGTCGTTCCATTGTCTTCATAGGTGCGGAAATATTTGCGCCGCATGTCCATAATCCAAAGCTTTTCGGGCTTCACATCCTGGTACGCCTCAATCTTGCGCAAAATACGGTTTGCACTCCAGGCCAAAGCGCTCTCACGGTTCAGGTACATCTTCTGCAAGTCGTCCGCAAAAAGATCTCGTACCTTGCACCACAGCTTGCTGTCTGCCGCGTTAAACACGCTCTTGGTGCCAATGGTGTCGGTATCCTCATAGCCGTAAGTCAGTGTCAATCCGCCCTCGTTGTCGTTGCCCTGGCAGGTATCATTATCATAATCCATGCAAAAATCCCAATGGATCAGATCTTCTGTGTGGGGGAACACATTCTTGGCGCGGTTATCCACCATTGTGTGGCGCTCAGTGAACAGATAAAAGAACAGCACACTGTCCTTGATGAAGTGGTCCTCAAAGTGGGTCTTAAACTCTTCGTCATCTGCATTTACTACCCAGGTCAGCAAGCTCTGCCAGGCATTCTTTGCTGCCTGTGTTTCTTCCTCGGTACACTTTTTGCTAATATAGCGGAACTCAAAGCTGTGGTTGCCGTCCCAGGTTTCCTGGCTCAGATCGTCACTCAAAAAGCGGGTCTGGGCATCGGTGTTGTTATCAATCTCAACAATAACTTCCTTGTGGTTTTCGGGGTTCATGCCCTGGGTGTCATTGTTCTTCTTGCTGTTGCCAATATCACCGCAGGCGTAAAAATGCCACTGGCCGTCCTTAAACACCGTTGCGTTCTCCACGTCCGTCTCCTGAATAAACACCACGCACGGGTAAAACGCCATCGTATCGCGCACCTTCGGGTTCTCTTTCTTTGCCTTACGGGTATACGGGTTAAACGTGTTGTAATCATCTGCAATGCAGGCGTTATTTGCGTTTTCAGAGCTTGCAATGTTTACCTTGATATTAAAATATTTCTCTGGGATACTGTTCTCGGTCAAGGTATAGGTGCTGCCGGTGCTGTCGTCGCCAAACGTAAATCCGCCGGAACAGTTAATATCAATGTTTCGGCCGCTCTCGCCATACGCATTGGAGCTGGTGCCCTGGCCTTTATGGCTGCCGGTCGCGGTCCAGTTATCCTCCACAGCGCGTCCGTTCTTGTAAATCTGCTGGATGGTGGTATTAAAAACCTCATTCTTTTTGCCGGTCGTAAAGGTCGGGGCGCTGATCTTGATAATGCGCAGGTCTGGGCACTTCTCGGCCAAAAGGTCAGCATCCAGTTCGCCGCTCACATTGGTAATATCGTTGCGGTTGTAGCGTTCAATCATCAGCTCGGCGTTCTTGGCATCCGCAATAAAGTTGTCCAGGATCTCATCGTCCGTCAGCTCCATGCCGTAGGTTTTCATGCGGTATACCTGCACATCACAGTCCGCAGAGCCAATCGTAATGCCAACCGGACTTGCCTGTGTAAAGTTGTCGCTTGCATCGTACAGTTCCACCTTACAAGGGATACCGTCGCACCATAGCACCATCTCTTTATACTTGCTGTCCGGCAAAATATTGAACTCAAACTCCAAAAAGTCATCTTCGCAAATCGGCAGCTCAATGCGGTTCTGCTGGCTGGTCAGGGTAATCTTCTGTGCCTGTACCGTCAAACCAACGTTGCCATTTGCGCAGGTTAGCGCCGTAGCATCGTAGTCTCGCACATTGGTGGTCTTAAACACCAGCTTAAAGTTTTTACCCTTCTTTTTGGCATCATCCGCAAACAGCTTATAATCCAGCGTGGCGGTAGTTCCGGCTTTCACGCAAAAGTAAGTATCGCCGTCCTCATCAATCTGGTAGCCGCCATTGCTCCAGTCAAAGTTGTCGCTTACCGTCATCGCGGTATTGCCATCGGTCCACAGGCGGTTTTCGTCCGCATTGGTTCGGCCAGCCGGGTTAAAGTCAAACATCAGGTTGGTTTTCACCGGCTCAATGTTAATACCCAGCTCGGTAATTTTTACATTGATGGTCTTTACCGTCTCGCCGCAGGTAATGGTCAGCACATGGCTGCCAATCTCACTGCTCTTGTACGTCCAGGTCTGTTTGGTGCGTCCTACCGTCAGCTTGCTGGCAACAATGCCATCCACAGCCAGGGTCACATTGGTGTTGCTGCTGGCCGGGTCATACACGGTATAGTTAATCGCAACATTGCTGTACTGCTTTGCACTGTAATCCAGCACGGCGCAACTGATAATCGGGGTGTTATTGCCCTCTTCCACCCACATAATATCGTGGCGCAGGGTGTTGCTTGTCACCTGTTTGCCATTGATCTCCGCCGTCATGCTCACTTCCAGCAGGTGGCTACCGTGCTTCTGGGTGGGCAAATTGTAGGTCATCTGGCGGCCTGTCACGGCAGTGCTTGTTCCGCCAATCGCCTTGCCATCCAACTTAAAGCTGATGTTTTTGGCAATATTACCATACGGAGTAAACCGGTAAGTTACTTCGCCGGAATAAAAAAGAGAGTCATCAAAAATGCTCTCCAAATAAAACTCAACAACATTAACCGACCAGTTCTTACTGCCCACACTGCCCATGCTGTCCGTAACCTGCAGCCGCACGGTGTTGTCACCGCTATGCAAGTATTGCGTCACATCAAAGGTATTCTTGCCCTGGATGATGGTCGTGGTTGCCACCTTGGTGTTGCCCACATACCAGTTGCCAGTTGCATTGCCGGTGTCATCGCCAGCATTGTCCACACTCGTAAACTTAAAGTTGATCAATGCACTGTCGCCCTGAACTACGGTCAGGCTGCTGTCACCAATTCGTTCAATGGTAATGGTGCTGGTTGCCTCACCGCCGCCACCGCCGCCACCTTTAATGGTAACAACAGTCTTGGTTGTGCCGTCTTCCAACAGGCTCAAATGACCGTCATCACTGGTGTAAGTAATGTCGTACTCATGGCCGTTGCTGGGCTTAATATCTTTGATCTTTTCCTGGATTTCTGCAATGTCGCTGTTGGCCGTATCCACACTGCCCTGCAAAGCTGTCACGGTATTCTTGGTCACAGTCAAATCATTGGTAAATCCATCCAGAGCAGTTTTGTCCGCCTTATCAGCCAGCAGTTTGTTGGTTGCTTCCTTATTATAATAATCACTCTGCAAGGTGTTCGGCAGGTCGCCCACACTATCCTGCAAAGCTTTCACAGCTTCGTTGTTGCTGGTCTTGTATTCATCCAGCGCTGTGCTTACCGGGTCTACCGCCGCGCTGATCTTAGCATCCACCGTCTTGCCATATGCGGTCGTCCACTCTGCGCTGGGATCGGTGCTCAAGGTTACAGTTTTAATCACTGCATCGCCGTTATAAAATGTTAAAGCACGAGTGCCCGCATCATACGCACAGTTAAAAGCCGCCAATCCGTCGATCCCAGAAATCTTGCCTTCCAACAGTGTAACAAAGCCATCCACTTCTTCCTTGTTATAATACTTGGCAAGCTCCGTGGTCAGCTCAGTTTTCTTGGTGTAGTTGGCGTCAAGGTCACTCTGCAGCTCCTGTTTAATTCCTGCTGCCGCATTCTGGATCTTATTATCCACACCCGCCGCAGCGTTGGCTGCATCCTGGGCGCTGGCCTGTGCGGCACTGGCATAGCTGGAAGCCTGGCCAACCTTCTCGTCCATCAGGGCAACAAAGCTTGTGTACCAGTCTTTGTCCGGTTCCACCATCTTGGTGCCACTCAAAGCCTCCAAAATATTCAGCTCGCCGTCTGGTCGTGTGCGCCACATATAGGTTTCGCTGCGTTCATTTACACCGGTTGCAGTGATTTCAAAGCGCACTGTCCCCTTCTTGCTTGTCACACTATTTGTAACCAGCCAATAGAACCGGATCGTATCCTCGTTGTAGGTAACATTGATCGGCGTGGCATATGCTTCCTGCCCGTCCACATTCAGGTAATGTACCTGCAGCATCATCTGCATCAAATCAATGCCGTCATATCGCCGCGGCATCTTAAACGGGATCACCTGGCTGTTGGTTTCCTGGGTAATGTTGATTTGGCTCTCGTCCATCACAACATTTTTCATCTCGTCAATGGTCGAAAACGCATCGTCGTTATATTGGCTGTACCACAGGTATTTTTCACTGCGGGTGTAGCCGCCGTCATCATTGGCCTGCGCCTGTGGCATATCAACCACCGCGGCCATGGGGGCAGCCTCAGCCTGCAATGCCACAGGCTCTGCTTTGGCCGCCATCTCAGCCGCCATCCGTTTCGACTCTTCAAAACTTAATGCCATGTTTTCCTCCTCCCCTTTCTATTTTCAAACAAACAATACAATATGGGCGTGGCACTTATCGCCATCGCTGTTCAGCTTCACGCGCCATTGGGTGTATACTGTGGATGTGTTCAAAGCCTGCTGCTTATATACAGCCTGCAGTCCGCTTCCGCTATCCCACACATCCGTCCAGTTGCTGCCGTCGTTACTGGCCTGCACCCACACTCGGTTAAGTCTGTTTTCTGTTCCGGTCTTACTCACACTGACCACAACCCATGCGTGCTGGCAACCGCCGGTCGTCACCACGTTGCTGTAATGGTCGCCGTTGGTTGTATCCTTATCAATCGTTGCAATTCGGCCTCCGGCTTTACCAGTCAGGTCGGCAACGCTTTCGCCGTTCACAATCTTATCTTCTGTGCAGCCAATCCCTTTGCGGAAATCGGCCAGGTTCACGCGCACTTCCGGTGCCCAAAAATTGCCGTCACTTTTGTATGCACCCTCGTCAATATTACGCAGCGCAAAATACTCGCTGTCGGTTCCAAACCCCATGTCATGGGCAAAGCCGTAGCTGCGCCTGGTCAGGGTGCCCTGCGTGCAGTTGCCATTTTTGTCAATAAACTTTTTATCGCTGGCCACATCATTGGCGGTTGCCGCATTGGTGGTATCATCCTCCAACAGGGCTTTGGCCGCCGTGCTTGCGGTTCCCCACAGCCACATCACGTTATCGTAATAGCAGCCACTGTAAATATCGTTGGTTTTCTGGTTATCTGTGGCTACACACAGCCGGGTCACACCGTCCTTTTTCTGCACGGTCATCTTGGTGCTCTCGCGCTCGCCGCCCTGCAGCTGGGTCGTGGCAGAATAAGTCTTGATAGATCCTTTCACCAACTTGCCATCTACCCAGGCAGTTTTTCCTTCCAGGATAGATTTTTCATCCGCAGTGCCCGGTGTATTGCTGTCCAGCCCGCTTGCGCTGATCGCACCGCCGCTGTAATAGCCGGCCTTGATCTGGTAGCTCTCGCCGTTGGCCAACTCTGTCGTTACAGTGCCGTAATTCTGCATGGTGCCGGTTTTCAGGGTTTTGTTCTTGCTGTAAAATGTCTGTCCTGCCAGCACCTGGTCCGGCAAAGCAGTCGTGGCAGCCAGCTTGGAAGCCCCAATGCCGCTGCCGTTAGTAAAATTTACAATGTTTCTCCTCGTATCGTACTGAAAAATCACCCACTGCCCAGCACCAATCGCACCGTCGCCCAGCTTCTCTGTGCCGCAGTAGGCATTGCTGGTCATATCTTTGCCATTGATCACCAGTCTGTGCCCGTCACTGAACGCCGTGGTAAAATATGCTTTGCCGTTGGCTGCGTTGCTGTAACTGCTGCCGCTCTTGCATGTCAGGGTATGGGTCCCGCCGCTGTAACTGTAGCTGTATTCATGGATCATCATGTCGGGGTCAAACTTGCCGTCAATGATGTAATTCACCGCTCCGGCATAGTGCTGTTCCAGTGCAGTAATCGCATGTTTCACATGGTTAATGTCCGCCGCTTTAATAATGTATTTGCGCAGGCCGCTGTTCTGGTTCAGGTAATTGCTGGCCTCGGTATACTTGCCGTCTGCCAGGTACTTGGTGTACTGGGCTGCCGCTGCGGCATGGCCGCTGTCCAGGTCGGCATTGTCTTCAAACGTATCAATGCCTTCCGGGAACTTTGTATAGGTATCTGCCATTGCTTATCACTCTCCTGTTTCATCTTTTACAGGGTACGGGTAATACGGGTAAAACCTCATCAGCGTCACATCCATCGTTCCCTGCCCCAAGCTCTTATCAATTTTTTTAATAATAAATTGCACGGCTGTCTTGCCGCCCATGTAACGCGGGCAGTATTCAACCTTGGTGTTCACATCCAGCCACGGCACCAGCAGCATCTTTACCGTAATGCTGTCGGTCAATCGCGCCCGCTTCCATAGCTCGTATTCTGCCACATCCAAAATGCCGTCATCTGTGGTGTAATTATCGTATTCACCGCCGCTCAAAACCACATTGCGCCGTCCAATTCGTTCAATGCTGAACGGGCTGTTCAAAAACTGGTCGTCCTCCTCATACCCTTCAATATCTGGGTTGGCGGTACTCACAACTTCCAAATTCTGGCAGTTCTCGGTTTCTTTCAGCTTGTCCAGCTCTTCCTCACTCGGTTTTGCATTTTTCAGCATCACCATGGCGTGCGGCTGTACCTGCCCATAAAAATAAAAGCGCCCTTTGCCGCCATTCTCATTCGGGGAATAATCGGCATCGTAGCGCACCACATATTGTACTTTTGGTTTCATGCAGTCCTGCCTGGCCTTTTTGTTGTTGCCGGCTTCATCTGTGCTGATGGTATACAGGCTCAAAACATCGGTCACAACCGCATCGCTGCTCTCTGTTGCTTTGGCGCTGATCTTCATCTGGTACCCTTTGTCAGCATCGTACAGGTCGGCCACATTGTCCGGCGGCGTAAACAAAATCAGCTTCTTACCACTCAATGCCAACCCAACCACATTTAATGTTATGGTTTTCTTTGTCGTGTCCACCACCAGGTCTGTGCAGCTCACATCCGGGCTTGCCGCAGCGCCAAACACCTCTACGCAGTTTCGCACCTCGCTGTAATCCACCGTTGCGTCTTCGCTGATGATCAAATCATTGAACACATCAGCATTCAGCACCAGCGGGTCATCCTCACAACTTGGGATCTGCTGGCATTTGAACACATCATCCTCAAAAAATATTTCAAACGGGTAATACAAATCCCGCAGCTGTGTCAAAATTGTCCACACACTGGTCGCCGCATCAAACTCCTGGTCATAAGGGATCGTTCGGTTCCAATATTCTACAAATACTTTGTTGATCCCCACTTCCTGTAATAGCTCCACCATCGCCCTGCGGATTCCGCCCCCGGCCTTAAACACGGTTTTAATGCCTGTCAGCTGTCCGGCCAACGTGTCATTCAGCATTGCTGTCAGGTCCATACAGTTAATGGTCAGGCTCCGGGTCTGCGTGTCATAGTTGTATCCATTCTGGCTGAACACATATACCCCCTGGCTGTACCAGATAATATCATCCAGCATCGGGGTCTTCACACCAATGTAAATCCAAACGTACTTGTTCATCCACTCGCTCTCGCTGTATTGGCTGATCGCATGTTTTTCGTCCAACACAATGGTCGAAGTGTACGTTCGCCGGATGTCCGCATCTGCATCTACGGAAATTCTTCCCTCGGTCGTAATGCCCTGCAAACTGTCAATCGTCTTCATCCGGTCGTTCAGCAGGTCAATGCGGGTGTACAGCTCAATGTTATGGGAGTATAAGGTTCGTATGTCTTCTGTGCTTGGCACATACATCGCGCATCAACTCCCTTCAATATCTTCTGCAATAAACCCGTTGCGGTACAAATCGGTGCTGCTCTCCAAGCTGCCAATCTCCACAAAATCAAACGCCACGGCAACCTTGTCATAATGGTCACTGTAGCTGATACTCGGCTGGTTAATAATGTTCGCCATCCAGCTGCGTCCGTCAAACAGCTTCAAAATCTTCGGCTTCTTGTTGGTACACCAGTCCACAAACTGCTTGCGGTACCGGGCACCACCATCCCCGTCATAATCATCCGTGTCAAAACTGTATTTCAGCACAGTGGCCGTAAAATTACCCTGCTCATAGTTCAGGTCGCTACCGTAAATCACATACGGGTAACGGCTGCTCATAGTTTCCACCACACTGTTTGGCTGTGTTCTGGTCGTACTGGTCACGCTGGCATCAAATAACAGGTGGTAACTAATGTCTCCGTCTGTCAGCACCGCACCGTCAAAGCTGCTCAAAATCTTATTTGTGAACATATCCTGCTCGGCATCGTCAATAATCGGCACAAACGCATACTCATACTCGGTGTTGCGCCCGTCTGCGTACCAATCAATGTGTACCCAGTTGTTCAGTTCTTTTTCCCATTCCTTCAGGGTTTCATCATTCACCGGGGTTGGCCGGTGCTTGGTCGCCAGGGTAATCCAGTTGTAGGTTCCAACCCGGCGTCGTTTTAACCGCATCTCGCTGATCTGTTCCGCTCGATAACGCAGGTTGCCGCCCAGGGTATCACCGTTAAAAGCCGCATAAATGGCCGTTTGGGCCTGCCACCCATTGTCCAGATTGTACTTGCCGTAATCCTTGTCGGCGTCGCGGCTTAACAGCAGGTCGTCATAAACACCGTTCTGCAGCTTCAGCACATTCAGCGCCTCATTATAAGGCGGGTATGGCAAAATCGCATTCTGTCCCATCAAAATATCGGCTCCCACAATCATTCCACACCCCTCCTTTACTCCCAGTACAGCTCAAACAGGCCGCCCTGGTTTTTCAAATACACCTTAAACCAACCACTTGGCGCACTGGTTTTTACATTGCTCTGCAAACAGTATCCGCCGCAGGTCAGTTCCAGGTAATAACATGTTTTCTTTTCGTTCGTCTGGTAGTTGTAGGCATTGCTGCTGTAATCGTCCGCAATATCGCGCCGGCACAAAAACAGCTTCAAAGCATACGGATCTTCGTCCATTGTCGGCATACTGATCCCGTTACTTCGTTTGTTCCACAGCCCAATCAGCAGCTTGTTCCAGCGGTCGCTTCTCATGTTCAGTCCCAAGGCATAACTGCTGTCCACCACGCTTCCTTCTTCCACATGGCTGCCTTGTACCTTAAATCCGTCTTTGAACGTCATGTCGGCCTTAACCGGGTCGGTGTCGTCCACCGTCAGGTCTACTGCCTGGTCCCCGGCCGATCCGCTTACATAGTGGTAATCATCTTTGTTGTCGTTGCGGTCCTTGCCCTCAATCGTCACAACATAAGATTTCACCCAAATGCAGCCCTCTTCATAATGGTTTTCCAACGCCACAGCTGCATAGCCGTCACCGCCAACATAGCCAATCAGCAGCTCACAAAATCCAGTGTCCAGCTTCATGCCGTGCTGGGTAATACCCTGTGCTCTGGCGTAATAAGTCGTGTCATTGCGCAGGTTGCTGATAATATACGCCTTGTCCGGCACCCGCAGTGTCTCGCTGCTTTTCACCAGACTCTTGCTGGCATCATACAGTTCAATCGTATATTCGTTCAGCTCTTCACCCTGGGTGCTCTCGTATTGCACTGTAAACTCAAAAGCACTGTATTCAATGTTGGTTTTGTCCTTGGTGCTGATCTCTTTGAACTTAAATACCGGTGTCTCCACACAATAAAACAGCAAAATGTCGCTCCATTCGCTCCACGCACTGTCCTGGCCGCACACCCGTACTTTAATGCCAAACGCCGCGCTGCTGTTTGTAATGCTGCTGGCCTTCAAAGTAAACTCGGATCTCTGGGTACTCACCTCACCGCTCTGGTAAGTTGGGCTGCCCAGTTCCTCTGCACTCATGGCATTGGCCCAAATTTGCGCCTCCACCTTGGTAATCACACCAATGTATCGGAACCGGAATGTATAATCTTTTGTCGCATCAAATGCTGATACGGTATATAATGCTGGTTTGCTCATCCTCCCGCCACTCCCCTCCCTCTCTAAACAACAAAAGCCGCCCAACCAATCAAGGTCAGGCGGTTATTCTTATCTTTCAATAATGCTATTAGCTTATATTTATTTTACGTTTTCTTCCGGCTTATCCTCTGCTGCATCTACCGGCGCACCCTCAACCTTTTCTGCCGCAGCCTTCTTAGCCGCTTCCATCTCTTCTTGTATCGCGCTCTTGCGGATATTCTGCACATCACGAAGCAAACTCTCCAAAATCAACTCCACTGCATACGGCGGCAGCCCAACCTGGTTCACACCGTCACAAATGTAAGTCTTCAACTGTTCACATTTCAAATTAAAATTTTCCATCATAAAATCTCCTCGTTAAAATTAAACCAAAATGCCGCCAATAAACCGCAGCCCATGCTGTTTCAGCTTTACATCGGTCACATAACCCTGTGCATTTTTTACCAACTCAATGCCATAAACAAACGGTACGGCCTGGGTGTTTGCGTCAAGAGTGGTTACTTCTTTGCTGCCGTCCCAACCTAAAGTTTGTCCGCCCCAGTTGGTGGTACCGTCATAAACATAAAAAGATGGAGCTTTTGAACTTGTGCTAAAAAGCTGCATATTTCCTCGTGCCTGAGTTGTGGGAAAATCAATCGTAAATATTTTTTCACTACGATCTGAAGTTACCGCTCCGTAAATAGAACCAATGTGCCCAATACTATCTCCCTCATTAAAATCTATGTCGGAGCAAGTTACAGATCCATCTAGCAAACTTATTTTTCTATTACCAGATGCAGCAGTTCCTTTTATTTCAATTCCACAAGGATTGCCGGTTGTTCCTTCTGCGTAATAAATGTTTACACCAAAGGAAGTCGAAATGCCTTCATGTGGATCAAAGATGATATAATGATTATCATCTCCAAGCTTCATTCGCGCCCAATCTCCAAGATTTTGATTATGATGATTTTTTAATTCAAAAGAAAGGTTGTCGGCAGTATAAACTTCAAGACCATCCGGCGTTAATACTGTTTTAGTTACAACATTAGGAGCAGGATCAGAATGCTCATTTGTAATAGTAAAAGTTCCGTCTGCTAAGTTGTAAACAGAATTTTTATTTTGAGATGTCAACATACCGGTGGCAATATATGAAGCATTAAAGTACACATTCCCATCTTCAATAAACATACCCTGGCTTGCTCCATTATTGGTCAGTCGATTAAAGATATCCTCCTGTGTCAGCTTCTTATCAACCGCATCAATCACTTCGTCCTTGTTCGTGTAATTGTCTTTCTTGTCCCAGTCTCCGGCATCATATGCCTCGCCTTTCGCCTTGGGTTTTCCACAAACAAGCACTTCTGCCCCCGTGTACCACAAATCACCTTCGTCATACGGCGGGTCGGGGTGTTCGTCCTTACTGGCATCTGCCGTAAACACACGCCGCTTTCCATCTGCCGTATCCTGTGCTTTGCTGGCCGCCTCAAGTGCATTGGTTACATCTTTGTCCTGCACCAGTTCCCACTTGTAGCTGCCATCGTCACCTTTCATAAATCGGTATGCTTTGCCTGTCTCTGTGTTATAAAACAGGTCATCCACATGTTTTTCTTTTTCTTCATCTGTCGTCCAGCTCTTAGCCGGCTCGTTATCCAGCGTAGGGTCATAGGCGTAAAAATACTGCTCGGCCTTGCTGTCAATCTGGTCCTGCATATCTTTCGTTACACCATCCACATAATTTTTCATGTCATTTTTGCTGGCGTAACTATCCTTTTTTACCCAGTCGCTGGTATTATATTTGTCACTGGCCGTGCGTGCTACCGTACAAACCAGAATGTCTTCTCCATTAAACCACAAATCGCCCGTGTCATACGGCGGCTCAGGGTGTTCCCCTTTGCTGGCATCAGCCGTAAATACCTGGCGCTTACCATCTCCGGTGTCTTGTGCCTTGCTTGCGGCTTCCAGCGTATCCAGTGTTTCCTTATCTGTCACTTCTACCCAGCTGCCGGTTTTTGTTTCCTCGTTGTATGTCCACTGCCAGCCTTTCTTGCTGTCGGTGTTATAAAACAAATCGCCGTTGTGCGCTTTCTTTGTAGTGTCGTCTTTCCAGCTCATAGCAGGCCAGTTCTCAAGCGTTGGGTCATAGTTATAAAAATACTGTTCAACTTTGCCATCCACCTGTTCCTGCAGCTTGTCAACCTTATTCACATAATCTTTCAGGTCTTCCTCAACCTTGTCCTGCTTCAACAGGTTCCGGTCAATTTCATACGGCTTAATGTACAGCCGCTTAAAGTCATTCTGCGGGGCAATCACAGCCACAGCATCGTTCACCTGGAACAGCGCATTACTCGCAATGGTGTATTCTTTGCCAAAAGCCGCCACCACATAGCCGCTGTGGTCATCCAGCACCTTCACAATTGTGCCAACAGCTGTACGGTCAAACTTGGCATTGCTAATCAGTCTCTCGCAGTAACGCTTCACCTCTTTTGCCAGGTCTTTCAGCCCCGCAATGGCATCATCCAATGTGTTCTTCGCCATAGCTTTTCCTCCAAAATAAAAAGCCGGGCAGCCACATAGGCCACCCGGTATATCGTCATCGGTATTATCGCTTAAACCAATATTTCTTTACATCTGATTTTTCATCATAAGATAATTCAATATACTTGATTTTCTCTCTTGGTATTGCAACAATCTGGTCATCTATCGTAACAAGTTCATGGCCATGATCATCCGTTACAGTATACTCTGATAAGAACAGCATATTCTTTTCAGTTGCCAACCCTGCATAGTAGCCCTTAAACCCATTCTCGTCATTTGTTGCTACCATCATATAGGTGCCAAGCTCATAGTCAATAATATCTTCCCACACATCGCTGCTTGGGGACCACTTGAATAATTTAAGTAGCACCCGTTTAACCTTTGTGCTTCTGCGTAAGATAGATAAAATTGCACCAAGAACACAGGCCACAATGTACTGTAACTTCTTGGTCGGCACTACCTGCATAAGCAGAAAACTAATTACCACAGAATAAATCAAGTAGTGCTGCGGCAACTGTTTATCCAGCAACCGGTTGTAAACCCATAACATTAACACGCCGGGCACTATATACTGCAAAATGTCAGGCATCATAGCAACCAGTGCATTTAAGTATTGTGTTATCTCCATAAAATTACTTCTCTTTTTGGGCGTTTTTATCCTGCCAGGTTTCTTTGTTTTTATTTTCTTTGGCCTTATGGGCTTCCGGGTTAAAAGTAAACTCCGTGTTCGGCTTGTTTTGGCTCTCAGCCTTTGCCATCGGTACAACACTTCCCACCGCATTATAATAGGGTCATTATACCATACAAAAAGCCGGACAACAACAATCTGTTACCCGGTGTAAATTGACTTAATTATATAAGGGACCTAACCGCTGATTCCTCTCGGTTGGTTTCCCTCTGTCCTGTTTGTAATTACCGCTTACTGAACTCCTGCGCCATAATGGAGCCAATGTTCTGGTGCAAAATGCGGCCAAAATTCTCAACGTCATTCACACCGTTCATCACAATGTTAATGTCGCCAATGTGTACGCCGCTGCTGCCAGCACTGGCCAACTCAGCGTTCACATTCCCCATCCGCTTCAAAATAGCACTCTCCACAAAAGCTTCCGGGTTAATTGCCGCGCTAAACAATCGGCGGGTCAGGTTTCCCGGAACAACGCCGTCCCCAACCTCCAGGCTGGTATAGCGCCCGGCTTCCGGCTGCCGTACAATAATCTCAGGCCCAGCCTCATCAACACGCGCACGTTCAAAGGCCGCAACGTTCATAATGCCGGTTGCATGGCTGGATGTACTGCTGGATTTTGTCGTTTTCACTTCGGCCTGGGCAGCCTTCTTTTCCTTATCCAGCTCATCGCTCTTGGTTTGGTACTCTTCCTCAACAACCTCAATCTTCAAACTCAAATCATTGATCTCGGCAGTTTTTTCCTCAATCTGCCGCAAAATATCAATGTAGTGGTTCTTAAAGTTGTCAAGCACATCCGTCCGCTGTCCCAGAATCTTCTCTTCCCAGTCCGCCCCAAGCCGTGCCACCGTGTTAATCCGGTTTTGCTCCGTCTCGTAAGCATCCGCAACCTCTTCCCATTTGCTCTTGTAGTCTTCCAGCTGGTCAATCAACTTCTGGTTTTCCTTAATCTGGTTTTCCACATGGTCGGTGTTGCTCATGTTGTTCATGTAATCAGTTGTGATCTTATCAATCATAGCCTGATCCATGTTCAAGATCATCTGGTCTGCATTAGCGCCGTACAACTGCCGCAAAATCGCAACGTTTTTACTGTTGGTATATTCGTTCTGGCCTTCACTCAGCTTATCTTTGTATTCATCATAAGCGTCAATCTTGTCTTGCAGTTCCTGCTTCTTGTCTTCCAGCTCTTTTTCAAGCGCGGCTTTCTGGTCCTCCAGGGCCTTCTGGGCATCCTCCTGCTCTTTCTGGCGCAAAGCATCGTTATAATCCTCTTCGGTGCTCTTAACCTCGCTCTCGTCAGCCTCCCAAACAAAGCCTTTGCCTTCACGGTATACACGCACGCTGCGGTTCGCTTTGGCTGCATCCATGGCCGCCTTTTTGCGGGCAAGCTCAATCGCCTTTTCCTGGGCATCGTTGGTTTCGTTCAGCTTATCCAGCTCATCCTGCAAAGCGTCAATCCGCGGCTGGTAGCTGTCGTCCAGCGCCTCCTGCTCCTTCTGCAAAGCTTTCGTCCGCTTCTCAATCAGGTAAGTAGCGCCGTTCATAGCGGCATCAAGGTTGTTTTTCTCGTCTTCCAGCTGTTCTTTCAGGTCGTCCCACTGGTGTTCCAGTCGGTCAATCTCTTTATCAATCCTAGCTGTTATGGTTTTAACAATCCCGTCCAGTATCTTTTGCTCGCTCTCAAGGCTGTCCTTAATGCTCTCCAGCTCTTTCTTTTGCTTTTCCAGCGCCTTTTTCTGGGCTTCATATGCCTCTTTTACAGCATCTGCTTCCGCTTCAATCCGTTCAAGGTTTTTCTGTGCTGCCTCAGTCGCCGTCGCAGTAGCAGCAGCCGCTTTTGCATTTTTCTGGAACGTTGTACTTGTGACCGGATTGTTTTCTGGCTTGTTACCACCGCCGCGCACAGTATCACTACCACCAGGATAAGCATTACCCTCCGCCATGGCCATTCCGCGTGCGCCCACAAAGCCATTTTTCAGCAGTTCTTCGCTCTTTTTGTGGTCAAACACAATCGCGTCTTTGGGTAGGTTCACAAACTCAGCACCATGCTCACCAACCGTATACCACTTGCCGCTGTGCGGGTTTACCACTACTTCATAGCCAAGCTCGCCAACCAGCGCACGTTCAGCTCTAGCCAATCCGCCATTGGTGCCAGCCGCATGGGCAACACTAAGACCTGTAAATCCTGTTCCGTTTCTCTCGGCGTAGGATTTGCCTGGTTTATACGGCTGCGAGCTGCTGGGAGTTGATATGTTGGGTGTCGGTACGGTAATGGTTGTCTCGCTTATCTGATTCATCAGCTCCCTAACGGTACCCAATTTATCCAATGCTTCGGTGGTATTTAGATCCAAAGTGTACGGGGTTAGGAGCATATTAGCGATATCGGTAACGGTATCCTTCGTTTGACTCAGCTTATCTTTGCTGTCATCCGTTTCAACATTCAAGATCTTGGCATCTTTCAGCGTCTGGGTAATCTCTTCTGTGCTCTTACCGGCGTCTTCCAGCCCCTTGGCATACACCTGGATCTCAACCTCAGTCGGTGCGCCCAGTTTTTCTTTCTGGGTATTCAAGTCGGCCAGCTTATCCTGGGCAGTTTCCAGCTCTGTCGCAACGCTAAAATCACCGCTGTTAAATCTTTGGGTCAGATCATCAACAGTCTTTTCAGCCTCCGAAGCGTCAATCCAAAGCTGTACACGGCCATTCTTGTTCAGGTTGTCTGCGGATTTATTAAAAGCATCTTCTGCCGTCTTGAGTTGTTGCTCAGATATTGTCCCCTGCTGGTCTAACAAATTGCCGTATGTTTGAGCCGCTTCTGTATATTGGTCAATCAGTGCGCTTATATTAGTATCGTTTATATTGTTCTTGGCTTCATCAATTTGCGTGTTAATTTCCGCTAATTGCTCTTTGTATTTCTCCGCGCTTGTCGGGTCAAGGTTTGCATCTGCAAGTTTTTCTTTCAGCTCGTCAGCCTGCATTTCAAGGCTTGTCAGTGTCTCGCCAAAGAACGCATCGTCCCATTCCCAGTCAAAGCCGTATTCCTGCAGCTCTCCAAAAATAGCCCGTACCATTTCCGGTGTCAGCTTCATTGCATCGCAAAAATCCTGTATGGTCTTTTTGCCCGCAATGGCCACATAACCGCTGCTGTCCTCTTCCATTAAGCCGGCCTTAACAGCATCATTCAAAAAGTTGGTAACGCCCTTGCTGTCATCAGTCAGGTACTTTTTCAGTGTGTCAACATATTGCTGTACAGCATTTTCGTCAACACTTTTCGGCACCAAAAACTCAACAGCAGCCTTATATTTCTGCGTGCCGATCTTACCGCTCTCCAGCGCGTCCTTGATCGCATCGTAAGCCTTGATCGCATCGTTATACATGGTGCCGGCTTCCGTAGCGTTCTGGGCATTCAGCCAATCTTGATAAGCCCCACTCGCCTGCATTAGCTGGCTATACAACACCTCATAGTTCTGGCACTGTTCCCGCAGTTTCTTGTTTTCCTGCTCACGGTTGCTGATGGCTTCTTTCAGCGTGCTCTGCTGTTCTTCGCTCAGGTTGTTGTTCTTTTTTAGCTCGTCATTCAGGCGGCTCAATTCTTGCTTGTTCTCGGCATATTTCAGCTGGGCCTGGCTTCTTGCAACTCGGACTGTGGCTTTTGCTTCCTCAATTTTCTTGTCGGTCAGCTTCTTGGCCTTTTCCGTGTTGATCTGCATCGTGCCGTTCACATATTTCAGGCAGTCTGCGTAATCCTTGTCCGCATCTGTCAGCGCCTTAAAGTTTTCGGCCGTCACGCCAACGCCGGTGGTCTGCGCCTGCAAGGCGGCTGTCACAGCAGAAATTGTCGTGGTAACATTTTTTACAGCAGTATCCGCATCAATGGTAACACTGTTAGCTTCTACGCCAGCTTTGCTCAGCGATTCCAGCTCATTGATAACATCTTCAATGGTAAAGCCGGCATCCTGCATCATGGCAATAAAATCTGCCAAGTTGTCCATATCAATGGTAACGCCGTCGCCAAGCGCTTCTTTTAGCTTGTTCTTTTGGGTGTCATCCAGCATTTCCGTAACGGATTTCCCCGCCGCGTCAGCCTGTGTTTTCAGGTCATTCAACGCCTTGGCCGCGTTCTCGGAGTTGTTTTTCAGCCAGGCAACAACACCCGCATACTTGCTGTCATTAAAGTTCTGCTCAAACCAGCCTGCAGGGTCAGTTTGCTTATAATTATACTTCAGCGCATCCTCAATCTGGTTATAGATTCTCTGCTGCGTTGAAGTCAGATTATCATATCCGACTAAATCAAGTGTTTCCTTATAGGTTTCAAGGTCATCAGCCTGGTCAAGGATTCCCTGATTGATTTTTTCAAGCTGGGCATTGTACAGTTCTGCCTTATCGAGCCAGTTCTGCGCTTCATACGCTGTTTCAGCTTCTTCAGCTCTTTTATTAAATGTATCGATCTTTTCATTCAGGTAATCAATGGCGGCGGAATACTCACGGATATCATTGGAGCGTCCAAGAACCTTTTCTGCAAACTCATCCGGTTTAATACGATCAAATAACTCTTTGTAGTTTGTAAATACATTAGGCCCTTTTTTGTCAAAATCAAAATCTTTCCCAAAGTAGTCAAGGCCGTAATTTTCTTTGAAAGATTCAACCGTCTTATTAGCGGCGTCTCTGGCTTCTATCTCGGCCAAATGTTCCTTCAGCTCAATCTGCCGCTCAAGCCTAGTGTTCGCCGTTTCCAGCTTGTTAAGCTCTTGCTGGTCGGTATAGGTAATAACATCCTGGCTATTGATCTCAGCCATCCGTTCCTTGTTCTGCTCCAGCTCATCGTTCAAAGACTTGATCTCATCAGTCGTGTCCTGGTACGCCTTTTTGCTATTCTCCATTTTTTCTTTGGCGATCTCAGCACGGTTGATATAATCCTTAATGGCGTTTACGACTAATCTAAATCCTTCAGTAATAGCCCAAATGGCCGCGGCCTGAGCAGCAGTTGTCAACATCTGCAGGCCAATACCCTTGATGGCGTTTGTCAGTTTGCCTGCGCCGGTTACAGAACTAAAGAAGTTCTGCACAGAGATACTAGCGTCGTCTGCGTGGTTTACAAAATCCTGGAGAATGACAGAAGAATTTTTCAAAGTCTTATCAAAAGAAGCTCCTTTATCACCATAAGTCTTACTTGAAGTCTTACTTGTAGGAGTTTCATAAGCAGCTTTGAATTTTTGTAATGCGAAAATATCTGCGGTTAGATCTTTAACAAAGTCATAATCTTTATTAAAGTTTCCCATCAACCAAGATAGAACAGTTCCCGTTTTACTGGTTCCCATACTGTCAACTTCGCTAAGGGCTTTTTTTATATCAGAAATGGATTCGCTAAATCTTTTCCCATTAAGTGTTACAAAAGCGCCAGTATTTAGATCTTCCCCTGTCCCAAACATATTAAATAGATTCAAAATCTGGTTGTTCCGTTAATTGTAGTGTGATATAATCAACGTAAGGTTATAAAATATGTTAAGGAGTAAAAAATGCAAAATACATCGACCTCTTATATCTGTCCTGTTTGTGGAGCTATGGATTTAGCGGACGATCGTTTCCCTGTCTGTTATTATTGCAAAAACACCAATGTGATACTGGTAAACAATGATGAGCTTAATAATTTGGCAAAAGATGTGGAAACTTGGCCCAAAACAACCGTTGATAAATATTTATACTTTGAAAAAAAAGACGAAGTGCTTTATAATAATTTTAAAACCCATGCTCAACAAGAAAAATTTTCTAATGGAATAATTTGTCGAGAATATTTGCGTCAAAAATATGTGTTCAATAATCCTGCGTTTAGTAAAGAAAAATATAATGACCGTGTAAATCAAGAATACGAAGAACAGCTTGTTAGGAGTGAACAAGCCCGCGAAAACGCCCGCCGCGCAGCGGAAGAAGCTTCCCGCCCTCGCTGCCCCAAGTGTGGCTGTACCGAGTTCCAGATGGTCCCTCGTAAGTGGTCACCTCTTACCGGGTTCTTAACTAATAAGGTGGATAGAGTTTGTGTAAAGTGCAAAACAAGGTTTTGAAGATAGATGAATATAAAAAGCCCAACAGCATAATCACTGTTGGGTTCTTTACATATAGTATCAATTATCAAACCAAGACTTCTTTACCTTGGATTCTTCAGGGTAAGTCAAGCTCGTATATTCGATTTTGTTCAGCGGCACAGTGGCTATGCTACATTTTGGCGTATCAAACTCGTCTCCTGCCGCATTATAGAGCTTGTAATCCTTTACAATTACCCCCATAGCGTCTTTATCAATCCCGATATATATGCCGCTGATAATCCACTTATCAGTTTTAACGTAAATATAGGTTCCCTTTTCATAGTCTATCACGTCGTCAAAAATAGTCTTACTAGGCGAAAAGGCTATCGTTTTCTTGAAAAGATTTTTCACCCAAGTAGCGCGGCTCAAGATATATATAATAATAGCTGCTGCAACTGCAATAATGATATCCCATACTACATTGTTGATGCAAAGAACAAGAATAAAACTAACCACAATAGAGTATGTAACATAATGTTCTGGCAATTTCTTGTCGTGCAACCGCGTGTAAAGCCACAAAAATATAAACCCTGGTACAATGTATTTAAGCACCAAAGGCACGGCTTCAATGTAACTAATTATATCTGTTGCTGTCAATCAATATCACTCCTTATTATCTTTTGGTTTTGGTGGCTTCTGGATATCCTCTTTTCGTGTTCCTTTATTCTTAGGAACATAAGTGAATTGTTGGCGGCGGATCTCTTCTTGTTTCTTTTCAAGCTCAGTCATTATATAACTACTCCTTGTTAATTGTTGGAATAATTATATAATAGCATAGGAGTGTAGTTAATACAATATTATTTCATGGCCTGCCACAGCAGAATCAGCCCGGCAATTTGTAGCGCAGAACCAATAATAATTACTAACGTATTCCACAATGCGGCATTCTTGGCCATCCTTACCAAATCCTTTAGTGCCGCCATCTGGAAAGTAATTTCACGTTCACTTATCATGCTATACTCCTTGCTGCTATAATGCAACTCACAAAAAACACTGCCGATTCTATAAAATATGCGTAGCTGACTATAGTAAGACAATTCAATACATCAAGTTGTTTCCCTACTTTGTATCCGGCTTCTAAAACTTCTTCATATAGTCTGTTATTCGTAGAATCACCCAACTATCTCTAATACTGATATGGTAAAAATCGTAACAAAAGTGGCTACCGATTCAATCGTTGCTCTTTTAGAAAAACCAGTGTCTTAAATTTTGAAGATTGATGGCAAGCCTTCCTTCAGTTCTTTAGCGAACTGTTCAATATCCTGCGTATTGTTATTGGCGTTTTTCTGTCCCTGCAACTCTTTGATCAGCGCCACAATTTCTTTCGCATTGCCGGTAATTTGAACTGTCATAGAATCACCTCTTTCTCCTATTTCCCTAAAATAAGTAAAAGCCCCGGCCATTAAAGGTCAGGGCTTATCTTTATGTATTATTCTGGTGGCCATTCCATCCGCAGTGTTATAATTCCGTCATGAGAATGTAGACTAAGGTTACAACATTTAATGATGTCTAACCCAATTAAGAAATCGAAATCTTCCTCTGGATCATGGAATGTTCCTAGTTGAACACTTGTAACTGGAATAGTCTCGCATATTTCTAATGTCGTGTTATACACATCCCCGCAGTCTTCGCCACTAACACCATGATATGTTTTTAGCCCCATAGAGGTCAACTTTAGCTCTTTAGCTAAACGTTCAGATATGGCACTAGACGAAGAGCCGGTATCTAAGATCCCATTACCACGCCAAATACGGCCAGTCCCATCGTTATATGGCGTACTGATTGCTACCCATAAAAATTTAGTATCGCCTATTGTGTAATTGATGGTAAACCCAGCCATTATTTTAATTACCTCTCGTATTTTATATCAATGATATGCTGTTCAAAGTTTAGTTTCATATTAGGCACTTCATACCACACTGAACCTTGTATGGTACATTTCTCCATTGGAATATTACGATGATCGGCTTCTGCGGCAATAACTTTTTGATTATATACAATAATAGATTTGCCACCATATTTTTCTCGCAAATCTTTTTTATGCTTTTTAATCCAATGAACATTACGCTTAACGTCTAGCCATTCTTTTATTTTTTTTATTATACCATTCAACCACTTCACTTTCAACTCATCTCCTCAAAAAACCACCTTCATAAATATATTTTTATAACCTTCTTACGGCTTTCCCGTAATGTTCTGACTGTCTTTCTTCCCGTCTGGTTTTCACCATGGAATAGGGCTACCCATACAGTCGATGAACCAAAACACCAAAGTTCACACATCTTCTTCTGCGCACATTCCTGCACGCGGTGTCTCGGCTGCTGACTGAGCATTGTTTACGCGGGTTAGCACCCCCCCGTAGGGGCGGCTTTTCTCTCAGCATACCGCATCCGCATACTTGTTTCTGCCTTTCGGCTCCATAGTGTTCCGTTGCCGGCTCACTATGGCTATGCGGCTCTTAGCCTTTCCCAGCAATTTGGGTATTTAATTACCAACCAAGGCGCGTCCTATGCAGCTATCCCTCCTGCATAAGCGAGCATTTGAATACTGCCCTTGGTCTTCGCATTTGAAAGCGACAAAAACGCACTCAGCGCTGCTGTCGCTGTAGGTACAACACCAGAAAACTTAATAAATCCATCCGAAGCATCCAGTAAGGCCGTTCCAAGGCTGATAACGCCTTTAACCAGCCCGCTGTTCAGCAGATCAGTAGAAATCTCCTGGAACGTAGCTTCGAAAATCTTCAGTCGTCCTTCAACAGAATCCAGCACCCGCTCATTCTCAGCCATAGCGCTGCCACTACTGTTCAAGGATGTCTGTAGCACATCTGCGGCCTGGCTTGCCTGGCTCAACAATGCAGCCACACCATTTGCGCGGTTCTTACCGGCCAACAGTTCAAGCAATGCGGCCTGGTCAACATCGCTCATCTTGCTATAAACTTTAGCAATGCCCTGGATAATATCATAGGTACTCTTAAAGTCTCCGCTCTTGGTCAGGATATCAAATCCGCCCTTGCCGTCTACATTGGTCAGACCCATAATATCGGCACGCAGTTTGGACGTACTGGTTGCAACAGTGTCGGTTTCCTCGCCCATCTGTTCCAGTTCGGTCGTTGCGCCACGGATTCTCAAAGCCAGCACTTTCAGCGTACTGCCGGTCGTTTCAGCGTTTTGGACAACACTATTCATGGCCGTGCCAAGTGCAATCGTCTGGTCAAGGGTATTTCCTGCGGCCTCCATGGCCGATGCAGAGCGCTGCAAGATATCGCCCAAATCGCCAGAAGAAACAGCATAGTTGTTGGATACGTTATTCAGCTTGTCCACCAGACTGATTGCATCGTTCGCCTGGATATTGAATGCTTTCATCGTGCCAACAATGTTTTCAGTGGCCTTATCAAAGCTGTCAAGGTTATCGCCAACGTTGTAATAGATAGCGCTTACATCAGCCAGCTTTGTCGCGTCACTCAGGCTGTAACCCAGTCGTGCATAATCCGCCGTTGCATTCACAATACTGCTAACATCTGTACCGATATTCTTTGCACGAGCACCAGCCTCGGTTAAAAAGCTCTGGTATGTACTGTCTGTCTCGTTTGTAACCTTTTTCAGCTCTGTCATGGCAGTATCAATGTCCACAACATTCTGGTAGATTTGCTGCAAACTTCCCTGCAATAAGTGCAGTGCGCCCATAGCAATGGCCATGCTGAAATGCTGGCCAAACAAGTCGCTGAATACTTGCCCAACCGTCTTACCCTCAAGCCCAAGTTCCTGTACTTTTGCTTTCAACCCGGCAACTTTTTGAGCAGTGCTATCCAGTGTTGTTTCCATCAAGTCCCGATTACCGGAACGCGCCGCAGTTTTAAGCTCATCAACAATGCTGTTGTAAGTGGCCATTAACTCAGGGTTTTTCTGGATCTGTTTATTGATCTCAACGTACCGTCTCAAAGTGTACAGCAAGTTGTTCAGGCGTTTCTGCAAACTTTCTACACTCTGCGTATTTTTGGCAGTTAGGTTGCTCCTTCGCATCGCGTTTGTGGTATTGCGGATTTGGATGCCAAGTGCAGCAAAAAGCGAGGACAGAGATTTTACATTGATTCCTGTTTCTTTTAACTGCTTATCATACTTACTAAATACGTCTAAGAGGTCTTGATAATTGGCTGTGCCAAGCTCTGAATTAGTGTATACATTTGAAAGATCTGTCTGCAGAGCACTGAGCATACTGTAAGTGTTATCTGTCTTGAAATCTTTTACCCCCGCCTTGGCGAGATTTTCTTCAAGCGTTTTTATATAATCATTGAGCTGCTCTAGTTTATCCGGCAAAGAATCAAAAGCATTGTCAGAAATTTTATCTGCAGTATCAAGATTAGTTTTGAATACGGATAACGCTTCAGATAAACTTTTAAGTGCAGATTCATAAGCTATTAAATTTTGATTATTAAATTTCAACTCAAGATTAGTTTTTGCTTTATCAAGTAAAGTTTTAGCGTTTTTAGCCCCTAAATATTTGTTATTATCAAGCAGACTAAATTCCCCGTTATTTTTGTCCGTATTACGGCGATTACGCAATTCATAAAATTTCTTAATAATATTATCATAGTTTTCATTAGCCTTATCTGCAGACGACATTGCTTTTGAGAGGTTGGCAATCTCATCTTTTAGTTTGCGTATCGCCTTTTCTGCCGTTTGTAATCTCTCGTCACTTAATTCTTTAGCAAATTCTGCTTGAGCCGCTGTGGCGTCTTTTTGTGTTTTAATTAAACTTATAAGGTTACTCTTCAGTCCTTGATATTTAAAAGCTTTTTTCGTTATCTCACTAACATCATATCCAGCTTTTCGTAGCTGAGAATCCAGAGTTTTTGCAATCCCTGCATTCGGATTTCTTGTGCTCCCTTTAACACCTGCAGCACTCGCGGCACTGATCGTTGCCCGAACATTTGATAATTTGCTAACAATCGAGGTTATTTTCGTTTCAACCGTGTCCAGCTGCTTTAGCGCCCCGCTCATATCAAACAGCTGTACATTTCCTCCCACACTGCTCTGGATATTTTTCAGCTGGTTGGTAATTTTTGTAATATCAGCCGGGTCAATCTCAAGGTGTGCGGTAATATTACTTGTAAGGTTTTTAATCTTATCCGCCAGTTCATTCTCATTGGCCAGTTCCGCTTTAACCTTCAGTTTATTCTTTTTCGCAATCTCATTCAGTTTTCCCTGCACACCACCGCCGTCAGGTTCCACCTTTACCTTAATACTTAAATCTTCCGCCATATACTTTCCCCCTTACGGTTCGGCTCAAGCCTTCAAAGGCCGATTCTTTTCAAATCAGCCGCTCAAGACAAGAGCCGAAGCTCTCGTCGCGTTAATTATCAGGGAACTGCTCTTTTATGGCTTTCACAATCTCTCCATGTACGGCGCTGTTCCCATCTGCGATTTCTTTTGCCGTGTTTGCCACAAACGGGCGCGGGTGCAAATAGGCCGCATCAGGTGGCGAACCCCAAATGTTTTTCACATCGCCCTTCTCCACCATCTCAGCAAGCGGTGTATTGGTGCCGGTTTTGTACTGCCCACCAACGGCTGATTCATTCGGCACACCAATATCCTTTACCGTAAGCACATGCTCTCTCACGCTGCTCACCACGCTACTGTCGGCTTCCAATGCCCCTTCGCTCTGGCCGCGGCGCTCATATACTTTCGGCTGGTATACATCCAGTACATCTTCCTGGATATGCCTTTTCAAACAATTCTCCACAGCCGTTTTCGCCCCGCCATTCAGTGCCAGGTTAATTCGCCGCTGCAGTTCCAGTTCCAGCCCTTTCTGTGTGCTTACCGTCTTGGCCATTTAACTCTCCTTGCCGTTCACAACCTCAATCTTCACGGGCGGCTTCTTTGCGGGCTGCTCTCCTTCACGCACTTTCTTTACCAGATCAGCCAAAAATTCCTGGTCTCCCAGCTGGCTCAAATTCCCTGCAATCTCTGCAAAGGCGTCTGCAATCCGGTCAAGCGGGTCCGGGTGGTTGATCGCATCAAATACCTTCATGTATTTTTCTTTCCGGTCTTTCATCTCGGCTTCACATGCCTCATAAAGTCCCGCTGTAACCACCGCAATGTCCGGATCTTCCACAATCTCAATGCCCTGTCGGCTGTAAACAAAGTCGCACATCTCATCTGTGTCCATCTTGTCTAGCTCCGCTTCCGGGGCAAAAAAGGTAATCACCGCAATGCGCCAAGCATAATCAAACAACGCGTAATACTGCTTGCCGTCCTTCTCGCACATGTCGCAAACAAAATCCACAAATCGGATTCTGTCACCCACACGGATATTCTTCTTAATTTCCATAAAAAACTCCTTACAAAAAATAAAAGCCCGCCCCATCTTTCAGGGGCAGGCCAGTTTACAGCGTGTCGTAATCAATCCACCCGCCACGCTGTTTACGGTATACAATCCAGTGCAAATGCTCATCCGGGTACAGGTAATCAAACATTTTCCGCTTCATCAGTGCCACAGTATCTGGGCACCCCTTGGTGTCAATTACTTCTGTCGTGCCGTCTTTATACTTCAACCAAAAATCAGCCACATAGTTAATGGCTCGCACCGTCTCCATTCTTCCCCCACATTCCTTGCGGTACTTTGGCTGTAGCTCATAGGGTTTCTGCAGCTGATAGTCCACAATCTCCCCGCTGGCAACCCCCGGCAGCACAACATCCTTGTAATATTTCATCTCAAGTTCAGAATCAAACACAATCCCGTCATAGGTGCGTTTGCTCTTGTCACAGCTCACATTATACTTGCTTCGTCCGCTTACTTGCACAGCTCAATCTTCCCGTCTGCAATCTTGAACTTAACCGTATCGCCAACGGCATAGCCATCTTTCACCGGCATCTGGTAGCCGTGCCCATCACATTCAAAACCCATGTAGCCGCGTTCCTTGCTGTAGTATACAACCACGCCCTTCAGCGGGCGCACCTGACGCTTCAGGGGTACTTTGGGCGGGGCAGCAGTTTCAACAGGTTCAATCTTCACATCGGCAAAACCGCCGGTATTCTTGTCTTCCATGCACGCCACTCCTTTCGCGTTCTAAAAATGGAGGAGCTTTTCGCTCCCCCACGGATCAAACATCACAATTCAAACCTATATATAATAAGGTAGGGATTTGCGTTGATCACTCCATAAAGTTCATGTCGTAAATGTCGCCATCCTGGTTGGCCATGCAATCAAAGGTGATAGAAACAGTGGTCGGATCACCAGTGTTCTGGAAAGCCAGGCTGAAACTTGCCTGCGGCTGAGCCTTGTAGTAAACCAGCTCGCACTGCACAATCTCGTCGTCCTCGGTCTTGAACGGCATCATACCGTGGATCTCAAAGGCACGCGGGAATGTGTCAGAATCAAACTTGACAGTCTGAACACCATCGTTCTTGTCGTAGAAGTAGTAGGCAATATAGTTCTTGCCGTCCTGCAGGCCAGCACCAGTAACCTTCTTGTCATTGGTGGTAAGATCACTGATCTCAGTACCAGCGTCGTCAGAAACAGCAAAAACCTGCACAGTGCCGGCCTTCGGGGTCTCACTCAGCTCAATGCCGTCAGTGGTGGCGGTCAGTACCTCGCGCTTCATAATCTTTGCAACCTTGCCAATGTCCTGGCCGCTCAGCAGGGCAAACAGCTTAACAGGCATGATCTGGGTATCAACTTTCAGAGTGCCTGCACGCTCGCCATCAAAGCCAACACGGTTCGGTGCGCCCTGGCCGCCCTTTGCAAACACGCGGTTTGCGGTAAAGTCAGTGGTGGTCACGTTGGCAAAATCAATGGGCAGAAAAACTTTCTTGGTCTTGTAATCAAGCAGAACCAGATCAGCAACTTCACGGTTCGCCATATTCGGATTTACAGCCATATCTTATTCCTCCGTTATTATTTGTCAGTCTCCATGTGTTTGTACCATCCGCCAAGGTCGTTCTCGCCACCCCATACGGCATAGTTCATGTCATGGATTTCATTTTGTTTTTTTATATTCTGACGGTTAAAAGTGTCATGCACCTGGTACACCGTCAAATCATAAATATTCGTATAATTCAGGCTGTTATGGTTTGTCGCCAGCGCAGAGATGATGTTCCCCAACTCCAAATCAGGGTTACTCTTATACCCTTTTCGTTTCGATTTTTCATATTCAGCCTTTTTCTTTTGGAATCGTTCATAAAACTTGCGGGCAGCCTCATTTTTGAACTTCAAGTTTTCCTCCCGCTTCTGGTCTATGTACGCGGTTTGCAGGCAAATGTCGCAAATCTCTGCCCAGTTATCTCGCGTTATGGAACCATCAATCAGGATCTTATCGTCCACCTCGGTTTTATTCACCAGCACAGCATGGTGCGCTTCATCATATTCAAGCGGCGCATCAATAAAAAAGGCCAGTGCGGCAATCATCTCCGCCTGGCTTTCTTTGCTCATACTCAATAAATCAAAGGTGTTTATGGTGGCTTTTTCCTCCTCGCTCAAAGCTTCATACGGGTTCTCCTGCCCTGTTACTTTGGCAGTGTCTTCAAACATCGCCTGTGGTGTCAGCAGCAAGGTACTTAGCGCAAACTGATAGCTCATATAGCCGCGCTTGTTAATGTCACTCAGTCGTGGCGAGTGTACTCTGCCCATATTTTTCACCATAAAACCTTCGGGATTCAGCAGTTCATAGTACGGTACTTTCACTTTGCGCCACCCATTTTGCGGTTGAACGCCATCACTTCGTATGTAATGCAGCGGCCATAATAATTATTATTCGGCTTGTATATATCATCGTTCAGTAACCGTACCTTCCCAATTCCAAAATCTTCGCTGCCGTTCAGCAAACGGTCAACATTCATGGCCAACACATCGGCCTTCGTCCCCAGCACGCCGGGGTGTCGGTAACTCTTCATTACCTTCTTATTGCAATAGGCAAAAATGTACAGGTATACTCTGTATGCCGTATCGCTCGGTGCCTTAGCCACCACGGTCTCCATGCACAGGTAGGTGTCCGCCGTCTCATTGATCTCCGGCACATACTCAAACTCATAAATATGTCCGGTACTAATGCTCTTATCGCCCAGTAGCATCTCGTCCGTGTCGGTATCATCGTCCACAGGGCCAAGCAGCAGGTTAATAATGGTGTCGTCCTGTGCCAGCAGGGCGGCTACTTTGTGTTTGTATTCTCCCAGCTCACTCAGGTTCATACGTCCACCACCTTTACTGCAATGCTGTCTGTGCTCTTGCCGTCCGGTGCCACAACCGTCAGTTTCACGGTAGCTCCATTCAGCGCGGCATTATCCTCTGCGCATACCCGGCAGCTGTCCCCAGTTACCCGGTTCCACTGCACACTGTTGGCAAGGTATACCTTTGTTTCAAGTGTTTTATCATCAACGCTCAGGCTCCAGGTGCATCCCGGCAGCGGCTTGCCATCAATCGTGGCCTTAAAAATCTTGCCACGCCCGCAAATGCGCACTTTGGGTTCGCCCGCGTATTTAATAATCACTTCGCCATCCTCCGGTGCCTGCTTTACCTCCTGGTAATCGCATAGCATCTTTTCGGCGTTATCCTGTTCTTCCACATGCTGGTCCTGTTCAAGGTTCAAAACCAAAAATCCCGTCTGGGCGTCATTCCAGTCGTAGCGTTCTGTCATAGCGTCCACACAGGTCACACGGTAAGTTTTAGGCTTGCCGTTAATCTGCTCCATCATCAGGCGTTTCCCCACATCCAGCAAAGCCGATTCCTCATCATACGGTATTTTCACCTGGAATTCGCGGCTGGAAATGGTCATATATACATCTTCGTTCAGGTTGGAAAAATACGGCTTGTCCACCACTGCCCACCGGGTAATAATTTCCCCGGTCTCATGGTTCTGCCACTGGATGCTCCGGTTACACAGCTCAATTTTGCCGCGCACGGTTATTTCATCGTCCGCATCGCGCTCTGTAATCAGCCAATGGCTTTTACTAAACAGCATAATTTTTCCAATCTCAAAGTTGTCGCCCGGCATAGTGCGTATAATCTTCTGGTTTGTCACCGTGCTGCTAATAATCATCATGTGGTGGGGTACCCCCTCAATCTCTACCTCTTTATAGGCAGGGGAATCAGGCCCCATTCTCAGCGTGTCCCGTTTGCTCTTTTCAACCATCCGGTCACGCCGCGTACTTCCGTGCCTGCCAAGCATAGCAGCATATGTCTCATAGTTCATACGCTACCACCTCACTCAGTCAAGCTCGAAATTTCCCCATTGCGGAAAGAGTACAGGTTAATTTCCTTCATCTGCTGCCGCTCTGTCGTGGTCAGCAGGGTCGTCATCTTCTCCAACAGGTTGGCTGGCGAAAACAACGTAAAATCCTTTGTACTCAATCCGTTCTGCAATGCGTCTGTGTTATAAACATACTGGCGCACAAAATGCACAATCATGCCCAGTGCCAAAATATCCTTCTCGCGGTTCGTCAGCGTAATGTTGAACTCCAGCAGGTCATCTTCCCTGTCATTCAGGTCCTGTTTGCACACATCCTCAAAATCGCTGATCGCCATCTTCAAAAGATCCAGCTGCATTGCTTCTCTTGTCACCGCATCGTAGTCCAGGAACTCATAGTTGCGGACTTGGCCACGGTAACGCTCATAAACTTCCTCGTATCTTGTGCCCATTGGCCCGCACCATCCCTCTCATTATTCTTCAGTTCCGCCGATCGTCACAATCTCAACGCCGCTCTTGCGGGTTCTGGGTTTCTTGGGTGCCTCCAACGCAACGGATTCTTCCAAATCGCAATCCAGCACATCGTTCAATGCTTTAATCATGGCACGGCTGTCCAGCTGGTCTGCTTTCAGCATCTCCTTTGCGCGGATACGGATGCTGTCGCGCATCCCCTCGCTCATCTTGGGCACCTTCTCGCGGATCTCATCCGGGGTCCACTTAAATACCTCGTCAAAGTTCTCCGTGGTCAGCGCATTCTTGTAGTAACGTTCCACACCCAGCTTGCGCAATACGTTGGCGTCCTCAATCAAAATCCAGTTATCACGGAAAAACCGCGGCTGGCTGCCACGCATTACAAGCAGCTCAGCGTAGTCCATCTCCTGCACCTCGCCAAACTCGGTCCACTCAACGGTGTAGCCGGGGTTGCGGGTCGAAGCATAAAACAAGTTGCCATGGGTGCCGTTCTTGCATTCCACCATGGTCTCATTGGTAATCTTCGCAGTTGCCAAAACATACCTCCAAAATATTCCTTATATAAAAAAAAGAACCCCGCCTTGCGGCAGGGGTATCGTTCAGCTCAAAATCAGGCAAACTTGTAGCTGCCAAAGTCGCGGTCCAGAATAATGGAAATACCGGTACGCTTGGTCATCAGGAATTCCTGGGTCAGGTCGGCCTTGTTCATCGGGTCGCCCATCAGCATGGTAACTTCACCCTCGGTAACGCGCTTCACGGGCTTGGTGTCACCGGCAAAAATGTAAACAGTGTCGTCAGGCAGAATGAACTCAGTAGAGCCGATCTTGTGGCGCTGCTTCATCGCAATCATCGGGGTGCCGGCAATGTGGCCCAGGTAGCCCATGCTGTACAGGTCACTCTTGGCCTGCTCGCCCATGGTAGCAGTGGTAATCTTGCGCAGTGCCTTGCGGGTACCAACGATAGTAGCAGTGTCTCCGGTAGAAGCTTCAATGTGCTCAATCAGGTCAAGCAGCTTGTCCTCATTGTAAGAACCGCTCTGGGTATAAACGGGGTCCAGCTTGGTAAACATGCTGGTCCATGCCAGATAAGCGCTGTCCAGATCATACTGGGTAAAGCTGCGGCCAACAGTGTCAACCAGGTCATTAAAGTCAATGCGGCCAGCCATCACGCGGTTCATTTCCTCGTAAACCTTCACAGCACGCAGCTGGGTGTTCACGGTAATATCCTGGCCAGCTTCCAGGCGCTGACGGCGGATGCCCTGGGTGCCTTCAGCAATGTCGGCAACAGTCAGCAGGCACGGCTTAGTGGTATGGAAAATGTTGGTATCGCCCAGAGAGGTGTTGCGGTCCTCAATAAAATTGGTAAAGAACTCGTCACCCTTCAGGCCCTCTTCACTGACCTTTTCAATCAGAACTTCGGTAATAGCAAACAGGTTGCTGCACTTGCCGTCGCGGATATCCTTGTAGCTCATGCTGGTCTTGCCATTATTGGCCTCAATCATGGCCTGGCGCAGAACTTCCTGGCTGTCTTTCACGCTGTATTCGCCCAGGTGGCCATGGTAGCCATCAACGGCCAGCTTAATCAGTTTCTCATCCATGTTAATACTCCTTTACATATAAAGATAGGTGCAGCCATAGGCCACACCAGTAATTAGTTATAACTAACTCGCTGATACAAAAAATCAGGCGATCACATCAACGATGTAATAGGTATACTGGCCGTCGCCAAAGCCAACCTTCACAGGGTCGCGCTTGATCGCACCAAAAACATTGTCAGCAGAAGCATCAGCCTCAATTTTCAGCTTGGTAGAACCAGCAGCAAAGGCAACAAACTTACCCTTTTCGGGGGTACCGTCAAAAGCTTCAGCAGTAACGCGGAAAGAATCAGCGCCGGCAACCAGCAGGTAAACGCGAACAGGCTTGCCAGCTTCGTTCTCCCACTCGGTCAGGTAATGGGTGCGGGTCTCATCGTAAAACAGCTCAACACCGGCAACCAGGGCCAGCATAGGGCGCTTGGAATCAGCAGCAGGTGCTTCAGCCTTGTAGGTTTCGGGGCCGATCGCATCACCAATCACAACAATGTTGCCATTATCAATGGCGGCAGGGCTGCCATCCTTGTAAAAAACAACACTCTTCAGGTAGGCAGCGTTGCTGGAACCAACCAGCATATCGGTGCCAACAACAGCATGTTTAATGTTAGCCATAATATGTAACTCCTTTTTTTTACTCTTTTGTATGCAGGTAACGTTCGAACAGGTCGCCATAGCGCTTCTCTGTTTTCTGGGTGCCATTCACGCCAAACCGTACCTTGTTTACCTCGCCCTTCTTTTCTTTGGGCGGAACATAACTGAACTCAGCGGCCTTTTTGCCCAATAGCTTATAGCAAGCATCTTCCAAAACGGTAAACTCCATCGTCTTGTTATCTCGCAGCTTGGCATAATCAGCATCGCCATCCAGCTTCTGATCCATAACGGCAAACAGCTGTTCGCGTTTAGCGCTCTCTTCTTCTTTGGCAGCAGCAGCCTCGGCCGCAACGTAAGCATCATATTTCGGCTTCATCTCGTCATACTCTGCTTTCAGTTCGCTGTACTGCTTGTTGGCAGCCTCCAGTTTTTTGGTCTGCTCTTTGGCCTTGTCGCCCATGGTGCTATACAGCGCGGGCACGCCAATATCGGCACTGCCTTCATCCCAGGCTTCGTACTTTACCTTCATGCGTTTCTTGCTGGCAAAATCAACTTTCACGTTGTCGCCATCCATGGTAAAGGTAAAGCTGTAGATCTTCCAATCCTGGCAATCCATCACAACGGCAAGGTCATCCTGCACATCCTGCAGCCAATAGCGGCTCACTTCATAGCCCCACGGGTCAATCATGGTTTCAGCGCTAATGGCCTCGTTTACTTCGTTCAGCTTGTCGCACAGGTTCAGGCTGTAATCCGCAGCAGGTTCGCCGCCTTCCGGTTCTGCCGGGGTTTCGGGTTCTGCGGGTTCAGCAGCAGGCTCTGCCGCCGGCTCACTTTCCGGTTCACCCTGCGGATCTTCCGGCTCGGCAGATTTTGCTGCAGCCATCTCTTCACACTTCGCTTTCAGTTCCTCAATGGTAATTTCCTCCAAAGAGAACTCCAGCGTAGAAGCGTCAATGCCGTAAGAAGCCAGAATTTCTTCTTTTTCTTTCAAGCAATCGTCTCCTTTCGCAAAATTATCTATCTGAGCCTCCTTGGAGGATTCAGATCTCTGTAAAGCTGTGTATTCCGCCAGCATATCCTTAACCTGGCTCGCAATCGTCGCGGCGGTAAAATTCGCCGTAACTGTGCTGCCCGTCATTGCTGGTCGGATTTGCGGGTCAGTGGTGGAAAGCACGCAACAGCCATCAAAATCAAAATTCTGCACAACATAGTAGCCGTCTTTATCCACATAGCCTTCCATGTTGGTGATCTCCATGCTCTGCCCTTTCACCACATCCCGCTCAAAAATCCCACAGGAATCGTCAAACTTGGTCCACAGCAACCCGTCAACGCGCAAATATTCCCGTGTTTTTCCTGTGCCGTCATCCCGGCTTACCCAGCGCGGGTTGCAGCTTTCCGGTATCACACCGTAAGCGCTGCCGGCATATACATATCGAATCCCGTCCTCGTCCACAATCAGCTCATGTTCGTGGCCCTTAAAATCAAGCTCATCATCGTCATTTTGCTCAATGTATCCAAGGATCGGGGTATTCGCAATACTCTTTGCTGCCCGGTCAACTACCTCTTTTTCAAACCGCGATCCGTTCAGGTTGCCGCCAGTATGCAGCACATCAATCGTCACGTTAATAAAACGCGTATCTTTACCCATCACTTCTCCGGTTTTTTCAAAGGTAATTGGCAGGCGGTTCAACCGCTCACTCACATCCAATCACCCCGTAAACTAAAAAAGGCCGCTTGCATAGCGGTCTCTCAAAAGTAATTTCGTTTTTTCTGCTGTGCGGCAAACTCCTGCACAGCCTTCAAATCATCGTCGTCAAGTTCAAAAATATATACTGTATGGCCGCCACTGTCGCGCTCTTCCCGTACCAGCTTCTTTTTCTGGCGCAGCAAATATAGTACCACGTCACGGCCGCGTACTTTAACTTCACGCTTCATCGCTCAATCAGCCTCCTGTCGCCAGGTCTTCCTCGCTGCTGTTTTCGCCTGCGTCTGTCAGCGCCTTACCTTCACTTGCATTGGTGGGGCGTCCGCCTTCATCTGTCGCGGCATCACTGTTAGCAGCGCTCTGCGTATTGGAGCTTATCAGCGGCACCTCATTGGCCGACAGGTTCAATACCGTGTTTTCCAGGTACTGCATGTTCTCCACATCGCTTGGGCTGTATCCGCTTGTCGCCATAATGGCACTGCGTACCGGCATTCCATATTGGCCATCTTTTACAAGGCGGTCATGCACTTCCTGTCGGTTAAAATACGTCACATCTAAAATATTTACCTTAAACTTAACTGCCGTCGAAACACTCTTTAATTTACGGTTGATCCAGCGTTCAATCTGCCGCATCATCGCAAACACAATCATCTGGTCATTCACGGTAGAAAGGCTCAGCGTCGAACTGCTGGGGTCTTCACCGCCACCAAACAAGATGTTGTTTACACCCGCCTGCTTCCACATCGAATTTTCGGCTTTTGCCACATCGTCACTGCCGCTTACAGCTCCACTTTTTTCAAAGTCCCAGCTGCTGATCTTCATCGGACTCATAATCGCGCCAATGTTCTCCGGCAGTACGTTGCACAGCATGTCGTAAAACTCTTTGCACAGGTCGTAGTCAATCAAAAATGTACCGTCATCCCCCACCGGGATCTCCAGCGCCAACGCCTTGTAGTTATTCACTTCGCTGGCATCCTTGCTGATTGCCCGGTAGTCTTCAATATCTGCCAGTGCGCTGAACAAGCTCACAAACGGCGGGATCGGCACATACGTCTGCTCGTTTACTTTCAAACAAATAGAATTCTCGCTTGACAGCTCCTGCCACTTCAAGCCGGAATCCTTCTGGTACGCACTGTACATCGTGGTAAATTCCGGCGGAAAATTTGGCAATCGCTCATTGTGGGAATCAAAGTAAGAAAAATTGAATGCAAAGTTGTATACACCATCCTCAATGCTGCTGATCTTGCAATAGTCTGCATCCAGCTGCTGGAATGTGTAGCTGTCGTTCGTTTCCCATGCGTATCCGTAATACACATCATCACGGAACGCCACCATCAACGCCCGGCTGAACTCGTGCCGCAGGTTCATCTTTTCCAACTGTGCCGTCACCGCATAGTAACCTTTTTTGAACTTTTGCAGGTTTACATTCTTGGAATAATCAACGCCATACGGCACCACAATGTAACTGAACGTGCTCATGTTGGCAAAATACTGGATCAGCCGCCTGTAATAGTTCGAAATATTGAACAGGTATTGGCTCATCTGCCGCAGCTGCACTTCATAGTTGGCCGGGTTCGCCAAATAGGTAACAATCTGGCTCTTGGTGTACTTTTTATAAGTAGGGTTGTAGTCGCGGTTATTTTCCAGGTCGCGGATCTTCACGTTTGCCAGGTTCGCATATCGCACCTTACTCATAAATTCCGTCAATGGCACAAAGCTTTTCTTGCCGTCCGGGCTAATCATGGCGACCTTTTTCTGCTGTATTTCTTCCATATAGCCGCCTCCTTAATGCCGCAGTCTGGGCGCTCTAAAGTTTATTTCAATCTTCTTATTGCGCATAAAGTTTTTACTCATCATGCGTTCAACCTGCAGCGCAATGTAATAGTTGTAGCTCAGGCTGCTGTAACGGTCCTTGCGTGCGCCGGGCTTCTCATGCACACGGATCAAATTATTCGTTGCTTCATATTCCAGGTTCACCAACTCATTTACAGCCAATCCGGTATTGATATACGGCATCTGCAGCGCCATCTTCTCCATGGGTGAAAGCTTGTCGTAACCTTTAATATTCGCCCGCAAAATCTCTTCGCAGTCATATTCGGATTCCAAAAACCGGATTCTCCCCTGTTGGATTCCGCTTCGCAACGCAATTGTCACGTCATTATTAAACTGGCTGCTGCCCATAATCGCCCAAATCACCTTGGGTGCCGTCTTATCGGGGCACCGTTCCTGGAAATCCGGGTTATTGCAGCAGTTCAGCGGTGGGTATGTCTCGCCCGTCTCCGGGTCATAGCACTCGTGCATCAGCAGATCCATAATGGGAGCACCAAGACCCTTTGCGTCAATGCCAATGTAGTCACACTCAAAATACTTAAAGTAGCGGCGTAGCTTCAGCACCAAATCCTGCGTAATAATACCCTCGCAGTTTTCGGTGTACACCATGTTACTGGTACACTTGCCTGTACTGTCGGGCACCAAACTGTTCAAAAAGATGCTGGTGGCGTCATTGTCGCGGCGCTTGGAACTCATCAGGGCAATATCAACGGTTAAAATCCGCTTCTCACCGGTCTTCTTGGCCGGCAACTGGCAAGCCGCCTTATTGTTCAAAATCATGTTTGGCGCATAGAACGCTTTTATGATCTTGCGCTGCTTGTTAATGTCATCAAAACTAAATAGCCCGCCATCTGTCGTACCAATAAACAGCGCCTCGTTCTCCATGCGGAACCGTATGTCAGAAAACGTCGATTCTGTCATCTCGTCTTCTACCTGGCTCTTCAGCAGCAGGTTTTCCTTAATACTCATCTGGTACGGGAATCGGAAACAATAGTAATTTTTCGTGGTGTCAAACATGTTCACAAAGTAATCTTTGCACAAATCCCATGACCAGTGCTGTTCAAACCATGCAGAGCTTAGGTACATCTGCTGGTTGCGTTCCGCCAGGTGGGCATACTTGGGGTTATCCATGTAGCCGGGGTGGCGGATATAGTTCAAAAACTTCTTCAAAACCAGATCCAGCACTTCCTTGTCAACCATGCGGTACTCGTCAATGATCAGCAAACTCGCACGGCCGCCACGGGCAGTATCTGCGGCGGTCACAACCTCAATCACACTATCATTGCGGAAGGTTATCTTCGCCACACTCTGGTTTATCGTTATATCTTTTATCTCACTGCGCAGTAATGGGCTTCGCGGCACCAACTCCTGCTCAATCTTTTTCAGTACCAAGCTGCCCTGGTTTCGCGTTTTGCTCGCAATCACAATCAGGCTGCCTGGGTACAAGATCGCTTTCCAACAGCAGAAAATTGCACATAGGAACGTCTTGCCTAGCAATAATGTTATCCTACCGGCTTTTTATCCGGCAGTTCTTATGGTTTCCCATAAGTTCAGCATACATTTTCACCCTCTAAGGGTGCCGGGCACTCGTGGGCGGGTTATATTCTGTCAGTAACAGGTTCACTGCCTATGCGTTACAATACCTCCTTCTATTAAAAAGGTAGGTTATCTCGGTATTAGCATTTTACAGCCTCTACCGATTTTGTCCGGTTCTCTCAAGCTGGTTTCCCAACCTGGGGGCCTAGTGTTGACCACGCGCCGCTATAAAACAAAAATTTGTGCATAGCGCCATGCAATAAATCAAAATCTGTTGGAACATCTTCAGGTTTACGTTCAAATAATCCTTGCAAAACCTCTGCGGGTTTGCCCGGTAAAAGCTGGCCCACAGCGCCACGGCATTCATGATCCGGCTTGTCTTATCTTCCGTAACCTCTCTTGCAGTTTTCTTCACCATTCAGGCACCACCTCACTCTCCTGGGGTGCCAAAAATGGCGTTGCGGATACTCTCGTTCTCTTCCTCTTCTCCGCCGGTGTATTCAGGTCGGTGCGCCGTATAAGGTGCCATGCCTTCCTCGTATTCTTTCTGCCACGGATTCTTGATCTTGAACAGTTCCATCATTGGCCCTGTCACCCAAGTACGGAAATATTTACCAATCCCATCCACGTCTTTCCATTCAGGCGCAGCTTCCGGGATCGGCTTTTTGTCTTCCCACTTTTTAATCAAAGTGCCAAAGGTATTTGCCTCTGCCAGCGCATTATCGTTCGTCTGGTTTGGCTTAATATTGGCGCTGCCCAGCAGGTTCTGCAAAGTATCGCTGGCCTCTTTTACCTTCTTGGTGTCACCCGTCTGGTATGCCTTGGTCAGCATAATCTGCGCCATACTAATCGCTTTGAACAATTCTTCCTGCGCCTTGGTGGAGCACTCATACCGGGTAATCCAGTCCTTGTATTCATTGTCCAGCCGCACATACTCAGCCTCGTTGAACCCTGGCCCCCAAAACCCAACCATGCGCTGGCTTACCTTGCCGCCGTTTGGTCGCGTCTCGCTGATATCGCTCACATCATTGATCACCCGCCCGTTGATTTCTTCCAGGTAGGTATCAAAGGTCTTGCCATGGTTCTGGGTCATGTTGCAATGTCTGATCCAAGCTGTCATCCGGCTTGTGTTCGGGGCGTGCTTTGCCGTGCTTTTCAGCAGGCCCTCGCTGTAATAAATGTCAAACAGCATGCACACCCGCTTCATGGCCTCATCCTCATTGCCCAGCGCCTGGGTATAATGGTCAACCAGCTTGTCCATGCAGCTCTTGCATACCGGGAAGTAATGGTTGTTTCCTCGCCACAGCTCGCTTTGCGCAGGGGAAAAATTATCCTTCTGGTGCATAAAGCGCTTGCCGCAACAGGCGCAAACAAAATACGCAGGCCCATCGTCCTCTGCCATCATGCGGCGGATCTTGGCCTGCGCTTCTGCGTTTTCTCGTAAAATTGTAGCTTTATTTTTAGAGCCTTTCGGTCTTCCGGCCATGTTCAGTCACCCGCCTTATCGGCGCGGTTCCCGTTCTCATCATAATCACGGAAGTTGTTCCGGCACTCGTTCCAAAACTCCACCACATCCATCAATTTCTGGCTGCGCTTAAACACACAGTAGCTTGTCTGGGTAATGGGGTTCATCTGCCGGCTCTCATAGCTCAAACCAAACGCCTTCAAAAAATTCGTAAGCCGCGCCGAATAACTGCAAAAGTATTCGGGCTGCTTCTTCTCATACTCACCCACTCTAAAGACCATCCCCTCTCATCAAAAAATCCCACGCTCTAATCCAGCGTAATATCGTAACAGCAGTCCACGCCATAAGCATTCACCACCAGCACGTTCTGCTCCGGTTTATTTCGCAATCTCTTATCCATGCAGTAGCTGTCTGCGCCATCCACACAGCCGCTTTCGTACACTTTCGTATCGTATACAGTCGTCAGGGCATTGGTGTGACGGTGTCCCATCAGCACAATGTTAGGCTTATCACCTGTCATCATAGTCAAGGTCTGTACCACGCTGCCCGGTGTGTCTTTGTCACCATGCACTGCATACACCAGTCGGCCGCGTACCATAAAGTCCGCAATCGTCTCGTCAATCGTATTCTGGTAGGTTTCTACATTGCCAAGTGCTGCACAGCGTGCGTCCACAATATAAGTCACAAGCTTGTCCAGGTATTCACCATGCTGGTTATCCTCCTTGGCAGGGAACACCCGGCTATGGTTGCCCGGCACACTATAAATGTATACATGTTCAAACATACGGCTCAGTTCAGCCACAAACCAACTCACAGCTTCCCCGGCGCTGATTACCTGGTCCACTACATTCTCGTTGTTTTCCAGCCGGTTGTTCAGGTGGATCTCACCGTTTACCATATCTCCGCCCAGCACCAAAAAACAATTCTGGCCATTGTGGCGCTTCTGGATCACATACACCTTTTCTGCATAGCGCTTCAACCGGGCACACAACACCTGTTGGTCAAAGTTGTTGTAAAGGTTCTCAATCTTAACTCCCGCATGCAGGTCGGTCAGGTGAACAATCAGGTCGGTCGTCAGTGCTTCTGTACTAACTACCCCAATGTGTTCAAAAGTCTCCGGCTTATAAGCGCTGAACCGCCGTTCAATCAGCTCTCGCATACTCTCTCCACGGGCTTGTACCCGCATCAGACGGCTCACTTCATTGCGCTCGTCCCGCAGCTTAACCTTTTCTTTCTCCAGCTCGCGGCGCTGCTCTTTAATCTCGCCCAAAATCTGCTGGGCGTCACTTAGGTTAGTTTCACTGGCGTGCGCCAGCATGCTGAACGCCTTCCAGTTCTTGCGGTATACGCACTCATCCTTGTCCTGGCCCAGCTCTTTATTGATCACATCCGCCACATCGTCCCAGGTGCCAATCTGGTCCTTGGCAGCACAAATGCGGTAGATGTATTCATTGTCAGTTTCCTTGGCAAGCTTGTGCAGTTCAAGCATTCACGTCACCCCGTGTATTCACAATTCCGGTGCGGCGCTGGTCACGCTCCATCTCAGCCAAAGCTTCCTGCGCAAAATAGTTGTTGGGCAAAGCCTGCAGCACATACGGCAGCTCGTCCACCATCGTCTTGTTCACGGTCGTAACCATATGCACACCGGGGAACTTCTTGCGCAACATTTTTGCTTCTTCCTTAGAAATAACAATCATCTTCAAAAATCTCCTTATAAAAAAAATAATCTGAGAATAAAAGAACCCCCGGCCATAATGGTCAGGGGCACTCCACCCTCTATAATCATATATAGGGGGTTTTCAGCTTCAAGCGTTACAAGGTATTATTTTTGTTTCTGTAGCGGGTCACGCGGGCTAATGTCTTGGCGTTTTTCTCCAATTCCGCGCAGGTCTTGCAGTAATGTGCCTTGGCATTCCACGCAATCTCTTCCCCGCACTTTTCGCAGTACCGGTTGTCAAACAGCCCAATCTTTGCGCACAATTTATCCATATCCAACCGGTTGTTCTCTGCCGTCACATCCCAGCAGTAAACAGCTTCGCTTTTGTGATCATAAAACGGATACTCATACAAACAGCCAATCCGCCCCGGACCCGGATTGCAAGTAATCCGATTCAATATGCCGCACTTATCACTCAGCACATCCAGCTCCACCGGTGCTTCATAACCGTCCCACCAGTTCGCGCCATCAATGTGTATCGTTGTCACATCTCGCCCAAAGCAAGAGCAAAACTGTTTGATCCTGTATCGGTTCATCAGATCCAGCGTGTCACTACCATTCAACCGGCACATAACAATCACGCCAAGCAAAACCTTCACCTGTCGCTGCGTCAGCCCATAAGTACGGATCGCCAACCGGATGTAAGTCAGGTCGCTCTCATAAAGGTAGATCTTGTCAACCTGCCGCAGTCCGCACTTCTTCAGCTGTTTTTTCTTGTACTGCTGGATTAGATCCAACCGGTCATACTGCCTTATGTACTTGGGGTCTGTATGGGCCAGCTGCATATCTGCACAAAAATCTGGCTCATACCCACTCTGCGCCAACAGCCGCCGTAACAGCCGCGGGCTTTCATTGTAATCGTCAAAGTTATCCAGCAGCATCTTTTCATTGCAATAATAGCTGTAATACATTACCCCTCTCCTCCTTCAATCGGTTCAATGTTCAGTTCGTTGCCAACCGGCACCAGGGCATAACGCTTACCCAGGTACTCGTATTCACCGTCATCGCACAGCTGCGGCAAGCAAATGTTCACCTGCTGGATATTCTCCACAATGCCGGTGCCGGCCACCACCCACATAAACTTCTTGCTGCGGCGGGGGTATTTCTGGTAGCAAAGCATCACGGCAATGTTGGCCAGTTCTTTGGGGTCAAGGCAAATCTCTACACACCGGGCACGGAACTTGTTGTAGTACAGCTGCCAGTCAACCTCAAAGTTGGCGGCAAACTCCTTTGTAACGCCCTCAGCCTCCAGCTCATCTTTGAACCGATCAAAGTAACGGCAATGGTATTCAGTCTCTGCCAGCTCGGCTACCGTTTTATTAAACTCAAAGTAGATTTTTTCAATCGCATCAAAATGCTCCTGGCTGAATCCCACCTTCCCGTCAATCATAATTGTGTAATCAAACCCGTCACTCCTTTTGTGGCGCAGCCCGTCCGCCCACTTTTCAATAACCCAACACATCTTATTCATGTTGCTGTGGGCGCAGCTCAGGCGCTTCATCCGCTTGTAGTACGGGCTTGCATATTTCATAAAATACGGCAAAGGTCTGCCATACTTGGCAATCTGCCGCGGCACCGGGTACAACACACCGGTCTTTGCAAAATCGATGGCTTTACCGTTGGTTATGGAGAGCAGGTCAACATACCGGGCGTATGTTTCTTTCTGCTTCTCGGTTTTTGGTGTTTTGTTGTGGTAGCAGCTCGCGTAATTGGAAATTTCACCAATCAAACTCTTCAAGCTGCGCATAATGCACGCCGTGCGGTTCTGGATCGTATCCTTCTCCGCCAGCGCAGTTACTTTATCTTCAATGTCAATTACAATTTTTGCGTTCCTGTCCACACCATTCATCATCAAAGGGCTATTTAATACTAGGACCAAATCCCCGTCGTAATCCGCGCCATTTAATCTCTGCGGGGTAATACTCTTGCAATTAACAATTAACGTGTTCACCAACTGGCCGCAATATTTTTCCAGCAACGGGTTGGTCACGCCTTTCAGGATCACATGCTCGCTCTTGCAAATGTGCGGGTTGCGTTCAATCAGCCGTTCGCCAAGCGTTGTTCCTGTTCTGTCAAAACTGTAAAACTCATCCGCCTCCAGCGCTCCCTTCAAGGGTAGGCCGGCAATGTGTTCCATCAGCATAATCGGGTCAGGCACTAAGAACTTAAAGCTTCCGCGCAGCCACAACTTGCCGCACTTCATGTCGTCCTTATATTTTCCAAGTAAGTTGGTTATGTATTTTCGCACCCCCTCCTCTTTCAGCATCTCCGGGTTCTTCAAAATCGCCGCGCAATAATTATTCAGCGGTTTGTGCCGGTCAGCCAGCATGCCCAAAAAGCAGTAGGTGTATACCGGGTCACCGTTCTCAATCTTTTCAACCCAATCAATGCTGTAATCTGCCAGGTGCTCAAACTCGTCTACCGGCAAATCCAGGTCCTGCAAAATCTGGTAATTGCCGCGGGTGTATAGCGGTTCTGTGTCAATATCAAACTGCCACTTTGCAATGCCAATGCAGTGCTTGTTCTTCTTGAACTGGTACCAGTATTCCTCCCAGTCCGCAATCGTGCCGGTCTTCTTAAAATACTTGTACCCCTTGTACATGCTCTCGCAGGCAATAATCTTGGGTTCAGCCCCTGGGCTGACATCGTGTTCCACACCCCAAATGTCTTTGATGAATCGTACCCCGCGTTCTGCAAAAAACGTCTCATAATCCATCTGGTTCAGCACGCCCTTAAAGTACGGCATACGCCACACCACACTGGTTACGGGTGTTTCGCTACCCAATCGCTGCTGTATCTCCTGCATAATCTTGGGGTGTGCAATCCCGCAGCCGTCAAAGGCATTTATCTCAATGTCGCGGGTAGTTTCTGCAATGTCTTTCTGTACCCACTCGCGGTCAGCCCCGGTTTTGCGGTCTTTGAACTGGATCTTGCGGTCATATACATATTTAATGTTCTGGTTTGGTATCGTCACAAAACAATCCGGCACTACCACAATGGTCGGATACCAGTTCTCAATGCAGTGGCAGCTGGAATACATCAGGCCGCGATAAGCGTAAAATTTACTCAATACTGTTTCCTGAATTTGTATTCCCATTGTGATTCTCACGTCAAGGTCGTGGGCCAACCGCCTGTCCACAAAGCTCAAGATCCCCTGCCGCACCATACTGGCGCTGCGTTCACTCAGCACAAACTCTTGCTTTCCAATCTTAAACCCGTGCTGGATCAACCGCTTCATGGCCGCCTTCTTGTTCTGGCCACCCACGCAATCCACAAACACAACAAACCGATTGTACTCGTTGCTCTCGTATGTAAGCAGCCGGATCTGCCGGAACAGCATGTTATCACCCTGCTTTACATAAAAGCGCTCTTCCTCCTCCTGGCTGATCTGGATGTTATAGTCATGATTGATAATGTAGGTCAGGTTCAACTTTCGCACAATATATAGTGGTGGTGCAAACATTACTCGTCCTCCTTGTTATCCGGGTCATTCTCTTTGTCCTCGGCTTTTTCCAGGTTGTAAATCTTTTCAATGCTAACCCGCCCGCTATCAAACGCCTCACGGGAAAGTGCCGCCCACAGCAGCGCGTACAAAACCGGCAGCGCCACAAAAATTCCAACCGTGGCCACAGTGCCCAACATCTGCAACGCCAGCCGGATCACCACAATGCAGCTTCCAACCAGCACCATGGCCTTAAATCCCTGCCACAGGTCATGCAGAAAATTTGTCAGTATCAACAAAGTTTCAGCTTCTTTCTTGTTCAAAGTTTTATACCTCCAAAAAAATATTTTTCGTAGAAAAGGTGAAGTGGGCAATATACGTTCGTTCCGCTTAGAATATTTCATCCTCACGCAATCCCCAGTCACTGTAGTTATCAGGCGGCATCTCCCACCCGTCGCAAAACTGGGTGTTGCACAACTCTTCCATCGGCGGCTCTGGTGCGGGTTCCTGTTCCGGTTCCGGCATCACCTCCTCTGCTGGTTCCGGCTTATCCTCCGCTCCACATGTCTGGCCTGCCGGGTACCAGTTGGAGCCTGCTCGGTTGGGTTTGCGCCGGTACCGGTTCTTTGTTTCGCGCACAACTTTCTCCACCATGTTGTCGCCACACATTAGCGGTAGCGCCAAAATCATCTCCGGCCGGTCAGATTCCAGGCTTCCCTTTTCAATCGCTCCGTAGTACGGGATAACCAGCCCACACTGGTACATAACCCGGATGGCGTTTGATACGGTCTTGTCGGCCAAGTGCAGTTCTTTGGAAATCGCTTTAATATATCCTACCCACGTTGCCACAAACCCCATCTTTTCCTTACCGTATGTACGCTGCCACAGGCGGTACCGCAACCGCAGGTAACAGTAGATCCGGTACAAATTGTTCGTGCCACGCCCTGTAGAATAGGCAGTAGCCACTCTGTTTAATAGCAAGAAATATTCGTTTGAGGTCAGTGAAGCATAACCAAACTTTCCGTCCTTGTCTTCTTTGCCAAACACCTCGTTCAGATCTTTGAACCGATACTTAAACGGTTTGGTCGGTTTTGCCCGGTTGTACCCCTCTGTCATAATCACGCCACATGCTTCTAAAAACTCAACTGCATCTGCCGCACGGTTGTAGTATCTGCGGTGCTGGCAATCTTTCCCAAACGTTCCAGCCAGCTCGACCAGCTCTGACAGGCTCGTATAACTGTAAAATCGTAAATCGTAAAACGGCGAATACTTTGCGTACATCAGCATGTAAACCGGCAGTAACTCCGACACGTCCTTGCGCAAAATCAACTCTTCCGGCACCTGCATAACCTGCTTTGCTAAGTAGGAACCATTCGCATACATTAAAAAACACTCCTTTGCCGCATTAAAAAACGGCTCGAAAATAATCATTCAATTCTTAAAAAACGGCTCGAAAAACGCATTTTGGAAAACGATGTTCAGAAACGATGCAAAATCCGCAGTCCAATTCGTTTTTGAACAACGAAAAACCTGGGGTAAAACCAACATTCACTTACGCTTAATAAGAAAAACCTTAATAAAGAAATATAGGTGGTACTTTTGCTCGGCGTTTGGCCCTCCGGGAATTCATATCCGCCGACCATTTCGCTTGTTCTGCGTGCATCCCAAGCTCAACCGTACCCCTTTAACCCTGTGTGGGCGCATGGGTTTTGGTGGGATCGTTCCTTGGCTCTTTTCGTTCCTGGTTTTATACAATCGCCCAGGCCGTAACGTGTCGCTTCAAAAATAGTCCCAGGTCATAGCGCTGTCCGTTTAAGTCAAGCCATTGGTATGTTCCTCTGGTTTTCAGGCCGTTACAGGTCACGACTCGTTTATTTAGTCCTGGCTGATCCGGTGCTGATAAAATCACGCTCTTTCCTTCTGCGTTAAATAGTTCTTTCAGGCTCATCTTCTAGCGCTTTTAACGCATCCTGCTGGTTTATGTATCGCAATGTCGTATCTCCTTGTATCATGGCTCATAGCGCGTCCCTGCGCGTCTCAGACCATGTTATACCGTGCGGTGTCGCAGGTTATGAATAAATCGCTGGTTCCGGCATTACCGGTTCCTTAAGACAACAAAGCCCAAAATCTCCCGGCCAATATTCGCCCTGCAGCCATTTGTTCTGGTCCTGAATAATCTCGTCCAGGTTGTCAGGATCTTTCACCAGGTTCATTGGCATCAGCAGCGGCAGGTACCCGCCTTCGTCATCCATGATAATAAACAGGTTGGCCAGATCGTCCGCCGTTGCGCTTTGTAACTTTTCAAGCCTTGTCATATGCTTTATCCACCTCCTTAGCCCGCCGTACAGGCGTTTCCAGCTCGTATCTTAGCTGGGCTGAATAATTTGTTTCTGCGATCAAAGGCTCGTCATAGGGGCTTGCAGGGCCATGTCCGCCAATGGAGTCAAGACTCTTTGAAAGCATCTCCCATATATCAAATGTCATTATTTGGTTAATTCCGTCCATGACTTGATCCAGCGTTTTCTTACCGCACAAATATGCACCCATTAGCTTGCCAAGCTCCCAATAACTTTCATCCGACATGTCCATTATCACAAAATCCCTCCTTTGTTTTCTCGCAGTCATGCAGCGTGCAGTAGTATAAATCTGGTCGTATAGTGGAGTTCACTACCTCGTCACAATCCTCACACCGCACATATTTTGTCATGGTGGGTGCCGCATCAATGGCCTCCAAAACCCGCTGTACACCATCCAGGTAAGCCTGCCATTCGGCCTCTGAATACTTCGGGTCGCGCTCAATGCAGTACGCCTCAAACTCCTCCGCATCAATCAGTCGTGCCATAAAAATTTTTCACCTCATTTTTCGTTTTTATTGTTCATGAAGATTTTACATATGAACTTTTCGTAATATCTCTTGGCGATGTGTTTTGCTATTGTTATTATCTTCCACACGCTAAAAATCAACAGCGTGCAGTTAATCCCCAACATCAACAGCATAATCGGCCCCCATATGTAAATCATCAGTATAGCGTTCACCGTAGATTCCCATGTCTCGCTCATTGGCTGCCTCCGGTACCCAAGTCTCGCATCATCTCATCGGTCAGGTAGTACACCGTGCTGGTATACCGATCTTCGAACGATCCGTTGTCGTATGTGGTGCGGTCGTAAAAGCCGGCCTTGTAGCTGTAATCTTCATCAGAATATTTTATGGTGACGTAATCTACATCCTTGGTTTCTTCTTTTACGTTCCCATCATCCTGTATCACGCCGCAGTGCAGGTATGTGTCAGCGCCGCAAATGCCGCCATACCGGTTTGTATACGGCCGCGTTTCAAGAAATGCGTAGGAAATCTTGTGCGTGGTATATACAGTAGTTGTGTCTACAGCCTTTGGCGCTTTAGCTTCTAAGTAAAGGGCAAAGTGTACAGCGGCTCCAACAGCCAATACCGCAGTGACCACAGCGCAAGCGTATGTTATAGCACTAGCGATTTTTAACTTTGACATAAAGTTTCTCCTTATTAGTTGCAGTCTAGAATCTCGAAACTGTCAAGCAAAGTACCGAACGAATTCTCCCAGTCCTTATAGTCTTCCTGTGTGACTTCTTTTACCGGGTTAAGCACAATCCAGTCATGTAGTTGCCGCATCTCGTCAAGCAATAATTGCAGGTTACTGGCAACCTCTTTCTTGCGGGTTTCAAATTCTTCATTGGTCATTTGTGTATTCCTCCCTCATCTCAGCATTGGCCGATATCTATTCATGTCGCAGTAGCCGCTCAAAGTGTGCATATCGTAAATCATACTGTTTACTACCTCATTACGGCTAAAACCATAACGATCGGCAAAATCCACCATATCTTCAAACATTAAGGCGATCGTGCGGTTGTAATCTTTGATATGTTCAGTTTGTACCTGTTCACCAACGATATAGGTTGCGGATCTTTTATATTCAGGGTCAATGGTAGGCTGCTCGTCAATGCTATCAAGCACATCGTTTGCGTCATAAGTTCTATCGTCAAGCCCTTTGGCCAGCCATTCAATCTGCATGGCATCAGCATCAATCAATCGCATTGTGGTTTTTCTCCTTATCCAAGATCAAGTTTGCCTACTGGCTTTCAGCTGCCCCGCCATAATTCAATTATGATTATCAAGACCCCTTATTCATAGCTTTACGCATATTTTTGTATTCCTGATATTTGTTGGCATATTCATATGCTGGGGCAAAAATATGTTCTACAGCTTTAACAAGTTGTGGTTCATAAGGTTTAACCTTTGCAAGCGAGCTTGCAAACTGGCTGTTAAACGGGCATCCTACACAACCAGTTCTTTTTAGACCGTAAACGATGTAAGCGTCGCTGTGGACAATTCCATAAGTTTTTTCAAACTGGGTTTTATCATTATCCGTCCACCAAAAGCACGGATAGTACCTATCTGTTTTATGGGTGGTTCCTGCCGGATCAAAACAGCCTGCTTTGCTCGCTCGTACTCCTCCTTCTGCTCTCCTTAGTCCAAGCAATACAAGATCTGCATTAAGTTCTTTTTCAATTTCTGCGGAAGGTTGCTTTTTGGCATAATAACAACACTTATGCGAAATCTTGAAATCTGGTGGATTGTCATGGATAAACTGATGGCGAATTTTAGCTAATGAGTACCTTCCTTTTTCACCAGTCCACCATTTTAATCCAGACTTGCAGTTTGGAAACTTTTCTTCAAGCTCCTCAAGCGTTCCATTAGACCAATCGAAATTGTGCTGTTGCAATTCATAAATTCTTTGTGCTGCATCTTTTGAAAGATAAGGAACGCCCTCTTTCATTACAGCCATTGGAACAGTAACCTTCGCTCGGTGTCTGATAATTTTAATACCGTATTTTTCTTCTAAGTAATTCAGATGGCGCTTTGTTGCATCCAGTTCGATGCCTGTGTCGAAAAATACATATGTAACATGGTGTTTATCGTCACGGGGGCGCAGATGTTCAACAATGTCAATCATATTGTCACTGTCTGCACCACCACTTATAGAAACCATTATGTTGTTATGACTGTTCAGGACGCTTTTTGCTTTAATTAAGCCGTCAAAAATCGTGGCTGTTGGTGCTTGTTTAATATATTCTTGTTCCGTCATATTTTCCCTCCTTATTCCGGCAACGGCCGGTATTTATTCATATCGCAATAACCGCTCATGGCATTCATGTCGTGCAGCATCTCGCTTACTACCTCGTTCCGGTCAAGGCCATTGCGGTCTGCATAATCTACCATGTCTTCAAACATTACGGCGATTGTATGAGTGTAATCCTTAATGTGTTCCGTCTGTGGCTGTACGGAATATCTAAAGCATGTCTGTTCCATTGTTAAAAATCTCCAAAGTTATTATTCAAGAATGAGGATTGGTAGCATCCATAGCGCTCGGTTCCATATGGTCACCAAAATAAAATTTATGTACGCCCTTGGCCCCTACCCAGTGGTTAAAACTTTCATCAAAGCTGTCACTATGTACTGCAGCCGGCACCTGAATAATACAGGGCACTTTCTGCGCCACCATATCATCTTTGCACCACCCGCTATTGCATGTCCCGCAGCAAGGTTCCAGTACCAGGTCGTCAAACGGGAACATCACATCGCGGTGGCCTTTGATATATTCGTCATAGACTCGCTCCGCGTTATGCTCATACGGCGTATCGTTCCAGTCATCGCCGTACCATTCCACCAGGTCCTCATCACCCAGGTAGAACCGTACCAGGTTGCCCTTGCGTTCAAAGTCAATAATTTTCATGCCTTCGCTTCCTCCTTGGTGGCTTCGTATTCAACCTCAAACATCTTGGTTGTATCTGCCAGCAGTTCGTGCCTGCTGTACATAGCCGCAGTTCGCCGCACCAACTTGCACGGGTCAGGATTATTTGCCCCAAACTCCGCGTTCAGCTCGTCTTGCGTCACCGGCCACTTAAAGCCAAAGTCACTGCGCTTGATTTTGCACAGTGGCGCTCCTTCATGCCAGAACACGATGCCCTCCATGGCGACCAGCTCCAACCCGCGCCGGATTCCCTCAAAGCTTAGGTTCGGGATATCAATACTGATCGTGCCATGTCGCACCAGCACATCCTTGTCCAGCCCATAGGGATTCTTCTGGAAGTGCGGTCCAATCGCCTCATAGGTTGCATCCGGCAGGTCATCCCAGCTGTTGTTTCGTGCCGCCACAAACCATTTGTCCGCGGGGTTATCTGCCGCCACTTTCACCCAGTGGGGCCAGTGGCCAGTTATCGGGTCTGGCTCGTCACACGGGATCGCGCCTTCCGGCATTGCTCTGCCCGGCTTGGCATCAAAGCGCTTGTAGAATTCGCCGTTAATAATCGCGCAGCAGGCACCGTCAATCTTCAATGTGGCAATGCTCTCGTCCGTCAGCGCCGCCTCACAGCCCGGCGTAATCTCGTCACGAATTCCGGTAATCTTGTGGCCGCTGAACTCGCGTTTATATAAGGTAGGAATTTTCTTCATTGGTTTTTTTACCTCCAAAACTTTGTTAATTATTCAGGTGTCAATCTTGATGCTGCGCATAACGACATCGGCAATAGGGTTGCCCGTCAATGCGCGCAGGCAGGCGTAACGGCCAATCCATTCATCGAAGTCTACGTTATCGTTAAAGGTGATTTGCACATAGTTGGTAGAATAACCATGACTTTTCGCCCATGTGTTCGGCGTGCCATTGTCGCATTCCAAACAAACATGCCGGCGGCCTGGATCTGATTCAATAAACCAAACCATGCTGACGCCCTGCTCACATAGCGTGGCCATCATTTTGCGGGCGCTCAGTTTTGCGCTGCATGTCTCTGCCGTGCTCCAGTGGGTCGTCTGGCTGGCCTGGTACTCTGCGCACGCATCATCCACGACTTTATGTGCCGCCTTTGGGTCTCTCACATCAATCGTCACACTGCGCAGCGTGATTGGCTCTGGTGTAGTAGCCGGTGTAAGTAACGTACAGCAGTTTGGGTCAAGCTTCAGCTCACTGGCCGCCAGCACACCGCTCGGCTGCAGCCACCGCCCATAGGGGATCTGGCCGTCCACCACTTTGGTAATTATGAATGTATCGCCCTCGCATGCCGCATATTGGTGTATGCCCGCCCGGTGTGTTTTGGTAATTCGCACTTTGTCGCCCGGCTTTGCCAAACAATATCTAGCGGAGCTATTGATGGTGCTTGTGTCGTGATTTTCCATAAATTATTTGCCTCCTTTATTTGCGAAAACTTGTATTTAATAAAGGTAAAAAAACGGGTGCTTGTCAGGCACCCAAATTCAGTGGGTATCTCTATATAGTAGCCAGCGGCGGCACCCCCAACACTGTATCTACCGCCATTGCCGTTGCATCAATCTGCTCCTGGCTCAAGCCAATGTAGCGCATCGTAATGCTCTGGCTGCTGTGGTGGAATTTGTTTTGCAGCGTTTCCATCACCTGGCCAGCCGGCAGCCCGGCCTCTGTCATGGCGTGGTTTGCAGCATAGCCATAGGTCTTGCGCAGGCTGTGGGTACTAATATGCTCTTTAATGCCGCACTCTTTGGCCGCTTGGTTCAAGATCCGCCACACCTGGGTTTCGTCCAGCGGCTGCGGCACTCCCTTGGGGCTGCGCATACTCTGGAACAATGGCCAGCCTGGCTTCAGCACATTCATGGTTCGGCTCCGCATCTCTTCAATCAGGGCGGTAATCGCGCCTGCTGCCAGCGGGGTAATCAGGTCATTGGTGCGCTTGCCGGTCTTTTCATTGATGATAATTACGCGGTGGCGCGGGCAGTTGTGCTCACAATCCCACACATCATCAACGGTAAGGCGTAAAAGATCGCCCACACGCAGGCCCAGTGTCACACCACATATAAATAAGGTATAGTTCCGCTGCCTGTTATACGGGCGTCCCTGGGTGTGCAGGTAGGTGGCTATGGCGTTAAAGTCTTCGCGGCTGCGGATCGGCTCTGCCGGCGTTGGTTTTGCCACACCATTGGTTTTTACCAGGCTCAGTTTGGGCTGTGCATAGCGGGCGGCACGGGCTTTCTTACTGCGGCTCCGCTGGCGCGGCTGTGGTGTTTCGCGTACCAGCTTATAACCCATGGCGGATGCCAGCTGTTCCATTAGGGCGTTGTGGCCGTCAGCATCGGCGCTTGCCTGCATCATTGCCATTAGTAAGCTTGCAGCACCTTGTAGGTCCAGCCCACCTTTGGCCTCTGTGGCTTCCTGCATAGTAACAGTGCGGGGGATAAAGTGAGCTACGCTGTTTCTTTTTTTCATAGTGGGCTTCCCTCCTGTGTGGTGTGTCCTGCGGAGCTTTATCCTGCAGAGCTTTATCTTATGGTTCTATTATAGCACCGCTAATTACAAGAAGTCAACAGTGGCAAAAAATAAATTTCAGGAGAAAGCGTAACACAGGCTCCGCCTGTAGGGGCGAAAGAACCCCCTGTCTGACGACAGCGGGACCCAATCTACCCACTCTACCTGGCAACAGTGGGATTAACCTCCCCCCCCTGTCTACCTGGCAACAGCGAGGCTGATAGAACCAACTATACAGTATAAATAGGTAGGAAAACGACTAACAGGCGATCAGAACACCCTGTGGTGCTCGTTATTGGCCGGATCTGGTCTCAAAATGGATGGATCTGCCCCTGGTAAAGGCCCAAAGAGGGTGTTTTCGGGGATCAAAAAGCTCCGCCAGAGTCGTTCCGAGGCGTTTTCGAGCGGAAATTATGCGTTTTTTAGCGTTTTGGCGCTGTTTTTGTGCGTTTTAGCGGCCAAATCGTGCGTTTTTATGGCATTTTTGGGTAAAAAAATAAGGCCCCAAAGGAGCCTAGAAAGCGGATTGTTATGCGGTTTTCTTCGAGAAAGGGAACGATTAAGGAAACGGGGGTTTCGAGGGAGGAAGGGAGGGGCTTAGAGAAAGGAGGAGAGGAGGTGGGGAGGTGGAAGAGGGAGAAACCGCGTAGGTGCGTTGGTTTGTGTTTTGAGAGCCGGGAGTGAGATGGGATAACTGACCCATTTTCCACGATTTTACGTTATTTTTTCTTTTTAACCTGCCCCCACATACAAACTATTGAAGGTGGTTTGCAAGTAGTGAATTTTTAGCGGTATACCGCTATTTTATGGCCTTTTTATCCGTTGTTTTTTGGCGCTTTTCTTGCTTTACAGAGGGTATACCAGGCGCTGTTTTAGTTAAAGAAATTTAGGTAAATATATTTAGGTAAATATATTTAGGTAAATTCTTTTGTGCCTTCGGGTCAACTAACCTATACTATATGGCGTATAGTATCATACACAGCTATATCTTTGATTCTCACCGCCTTCTACTTGCAGAATATAACGCCGCACTTACTTATATACATTTGTTTCATATATTTATAATTTTATTGCAAGTATCTTGTGTTGCGGCGCTGACCTGCTTATTATAATAATGTAATACATTGTATTGCATACAGTTAAACAAAAAACAGCACACAAAAAATGGAGGTACAAAAAAATGTTGAACGAAAAAAATAATGACAAAAACCAGAATGTGATTATACACTTTGAATTTTCCGCGCCGGCGCAAAAGTGGAAGCTTGCAGATAGTATCACTCCAATATACCGCGCGGCTATTGGGGCCGCCGCCGCCGCTGCAAAAACAACCTGCGATAAACAGTATAGCGATACCCTTCGGGACCTATATCAAGCTATTAACAGATATGCCACTAGTGGAATATGGCCAGATAACAGCACGGCCGCCGCTGATTTGATCCAGACTATTGCCTTGCACTATGTTGAACTTGCAGCCGCCGCAAAACAGCCGCTTAATAGTTGGGTACAAGGCGGGGATAGTAACTTTACTGTTATCAGAGTATATAAAAAGAGAAGCACCAAAGAGTTTATACTATTGCAAGGCCCCCGCGCTGTTTTGTCGTATGGTATTAACGCGGCAAACAAATGGATTAACAGGCAACGCGCGGCGCGTATAACCGGCCGTGTTACCTATATAGATAGTACCGGCAAAACATGCACCAAAACAGTACCACTTGAAAGTGTAGAAAAGTTAACCGAAGGCAATAATGACGCAATACAGGGTAAAGGTACCGGATTAACAGAGCCGCGTTCTGGCAATATCTCCGATGTTATCAGTGTGCCTTTTTGTCCTATCTCCGAGTTGCTGGCTCTTACCAATAAAACCATCTCCAATATTCTCTATCGCGTCCTTCAAATCGCCGATGAAAACCCGACCAAGTTCAGCCTCTAATTAAATCACTCCACTATAAAAGCCCTGCCTACCCGCAAGGCTTTTTTCTTTTACCCATTCAAAATCAAATCAAGAAAGGAAATCTACCATGACTGACTTTGAAAGAAAAATCACTTCCGAAAAAGCTCTTGACGCCGCCATCCGCCAGCTCAAAACCCAGGACGACTGGTTCCTCACCACCAAAACCGGCCTGGCAAAACGCATTGTCACCCTCTACGATGAAATTATTGCCGCTGCTGATTTTCCCGTCTCTCTTCCCGTCCGCGATGTCCTCAACTACAGCTCTGCCGCCTTCATGAACTATGTCAAGCTCGGCTGCAATTACATCACCCGCAAATTCAATGTCCGCCACAGCCCCACCACCGTTTACTCTTACGGCTACAACTACAGCAACGAAGCCATTCACGAAAAAGCTTCTTATCCTTACACTATTGATGATTTCTTCGCTGACCCTCTTCGCAAGTCTCTGTTCGTCATCGGCTGCTATAACTACCTGCACGATGTTATTGACGGCAAAATCAAACCTACCAAGATGACGGAAGCCAAAGCCGAAACGAAACCTCTCACTCTCCAGTCCGCCACCACCCTTGCCGCTCCTCCCATCGCACCCACCATTCCTATCACCAAAACGAACACTGTTTCCTGTTCCGCCACCAAAACCTGTGCCGCCTATAAACCCGTGCCTCAGAGTCCCGCAAAACCGTAACACAAGCGCAAAACCCGTTCCCATTCTAAACGCCGGACGCACCGCCCTCTTATATATCTTTCTTTATCTTTATATATAAACGCTATTGACGTGCTGTTTTCAGCCCGATTTTGAACCTTCCTAGTCGTATTGACACGCAATTTTTAGGCCGTTTTGGAACATTGCTTTTACTAACCCACCACTTTACCGGGTTTGTACCGCCAAAAAACGAACATATTTTGTCATCGGCCATGCAACATTCTCACCGCATCAAGCAACATTTTTACGGCTTGAATATTTGCGAAAACTTATATATAATCAAAATCACAAAGTCACCCGCCAGCATGAAACCGCATCCCTCTCAGCGCCCCACACAGCCCCTACAGACCGTGTTTCCTTGTGACCATGCAGTTTCTCGCCCGTTTTCTTCTCGTTTCTCACAGCGCATCCCAGCCTTATTATAATTTGTTCCCCGCCCTGCCCCGTCTGGCAGGTTTTATTTCGCCCTGTTATTTACAAGTTTCGCAAACAAAAGGAGTTGACCCTCATGTACATCATCATCCCCACCCACGGCCATTACGAAATCCGTGACGGCCCCACCTTCATCCAGTCCGCCGATACTTACCGCGAAGCCTGGCACGAACTCGCTTCCCTCATCAATTCCCCAACCTAGGCAACCGTGCATTCCGCACTTGCAAATATTTTTTACATTGGCTACATGCCAAAGAAAGGACACACATTATGTCTACTGTCAAAATTAACGAAACCACTTTCTCCATCACCTCCACCCTGACTATGGCCCAGCTCAAAACCCTTCACACCAAGGCTCCCCAGGCTCTGCAGCTGACCAAGCCCGGCAAAAAGTCCGGCGATGACGATGAAATCATCTTTGCCATTGCCCCGTCCGCCAAGCAGAGCATGTCCACCTACGGCATCTGCTTCGCCAAGTCCGCCTTCGGCACCGACAATGCCATCTACGTGGAGGACCTGCCCGCCGACCTCGAAAACGTCACCAAGGCCAAGGAACATGTCGCCGAGCGCATCGGCTTCGCCAAGAAGCACCTGGATGAAATCGAAACCCAGGCCACCGCAACCCTGGCTCAGCTCAAGGCCGACCACGATGCCATCATCGCCAGCATTGAAGTTTCCACCCCGGCATCCCAGGCCACCCCGGAAAACGAAACCGCCGCTCAGTAACCAAAACGGCCGGCGCTTACCCCCACAACAAGCAGCCCGGCCATGATTTTTCTTCCCCAATCCACAATCCAACATAAAAATATTTCATCATAAGGAGATTTTTTACCATGATTAACGTCACTATCGTCGATAACCTGCACCGCAACACCTACCCCGTTGACCCCAACACCACCCTGCGCTCCGTCCTGGAAGCTCATGATGTCGATTACACCACCGGCCAGACCAAGCTGGATGGTTCCTCTCTGGCCGCAGGCGACCTGGATAAGACCTTCGCAGACTTCGGTATCGCGGAAAAGTGCTACCTGGTCAACATTGCCAAGCAGGATAACGCCTGATTGATTCCTCTCCGGTGGTGTCTCTTCCCCCACCGGGGTGCTGCCTTACAGGAACAGCCTCCACGCGGCAGGCAGCGGGCAACACAAACGCGGCCAATCGTTCCAAATCTAATCAGAAAGGAAAAATGAATCACCATGCCACTCCCCAACTATACCGATATTCTCAATTACATGTCGCCCACCATCACATGGCAGGACAGCACCCCCTGCCGCTCCTCTTTCAAAACAATTTTCACCAAAGTTCTGGCCTGCACGGTCTACTCCCGCCTCACCGCAGGCAATACCCTTGCCATCCTTGGCGATGATTCCGGCCTGCAGCCTTCCCCTAACCCGAATGAATCCCGTTTGTTCTTCGTCACTGATAATGCCGCCATCCCCGATTCCATTCAGGAAGTCAAAGATATCGGCGCTTATCTCTCTGATAAATACAAAGTTTATCAGGATGCAGCCGCCCGTATCACCATCGTCCAGCCCCAGCACGACACTGGCCTCTACAGCAGTGTTTTTTACCGCCGTTTCGCCTCGGCCATGCCCCGCCTGCTGCCCTGGCTCTTCAAGGATCACCCCCTCACCTCCGATGAACTCGCTTACCTCCGCGCCCTCTCCACCCCGGATACTGGCTCGGAAACCCTCGCCCGGATGGCGGAAGCCCTTTATAACAAAACCGATCTGCCCTCCAGGGCCGTAGATAAAGCGATCGAATCCCTCTTCAAAGGTACCATTGACCGCCGTAAAGCGGATCTCAAGCGCTGTATTGAAACCCTTTACCGTGATCTGAAAGAAACCCGCGCCCGTATCTCAGAAATTTTTACCAACATCACCAACACCAACTGTGAGCTGACCGGCCTTGACTCCAAAGATGAATCCACCTTTATCACGGAACTCAAGGATTATCTCCACACTCAAAAAGGTATCTCCGTTGGTGCTGTCGATGGATCGCTTCTCCTCGTCATCACCACATTCCTCTCCAACTATGACCCGGATGATGTCGAAACCTTTATCTTCAACAGTGACCGCCCCTATCAGGATCTTACCGATGAAGAAGAACACGATGTCCGTATCCTTTTCCGGGCTGTGTTCATTGACCACATCTTCAAAATCAAACTCGCTGCCACCTATAGGCTTAATTACAACTGCCATGTCACAGCTATGTCCGATGCGATCAATATGAACGTCATTCAGGCTGTTCCCAACCCTCACATCAATCATCACTCCTGCCTCGGTAACTATGAACCCATGCTGGAGGATGCCGAGGATCGCCGAGATTTTATTGCCGCCATTGCTATCTGTCAGCAGAGCGCCAGCAGCATGAACCTCGTCGAAACAATCTCCACCAAATATTTCTTTGATGATTTCGCCGCCGCCTATCACACGGATATCCCCGTCATCCTTACCGCTACCGGTGAATCCATCACCCCCAAGCAGGCCATTGAACAGCTCAAATCCGCAAACGATTCCGTTAAGGAAGGAGAATAACCATGCAAGTTATCCGTATTGATCAGACCGCTCTGGATGCCGCCATCGAACTCTATCGCCAGCAGCTCCTCACCGGCTCTGTCAAGCTCGCCAAGACCAAGGCAAAAGATAAAATCAACATCAATTTCACTGCCGATGCCTGGGCCAAACAGTCCCGCCTCATTGATGATTTCACTTCCGAGGTCGCCTGGCACGGCCTCATGCGCCAGCTCTCCCCCACCGAGTATGAAATTTATGATATCCTCGTCTACCCCCAGCAGGTTACCGGTGTCACCGTCGAAACCGACCAGGATAAATACAACGACTGGCTGGTCTCCCAGCCCGATGAAATCTTCAACAACATCCGCTACCAGGCCCACAGCCACGTCAACATGTCCACTTCCCCTTCCGGCGTTGATGACGAAAACGAGTCCAAAATTGTCAATAAGCTCAAGGGCAATGATTTCTACCTCTTCATGATCTGGAACAAGCGCGGCGAGTTCACCGCCCGCCTGTATGACTACGCCGCCAACAAAATCTACGATAAAGACGATATCTCTGTTACCTACACCGATACTCTCTCCGATTTTGCCGCCACCGCTCAGTCCCTTGTCACCAAGGCTCCGCCCATCTATTCCAAAACGAACCCTCCCGTCAAGCCCACCGGTGGCACCGCACCCCACGTCTTCTGGGATAACGCCGCCCGCTGTTGGACGGACGATGACGGCAATTATTACGACCACTACCCCACCTATTACGATTATCTCACCAACGGAGGTGCCTTATGAATCTTGCCAAAAGCCTGGATGTCTTCTCCCCGCATGATGTCAAAGGCCGCATCCACATCATTGGCTGCGGTTCAGTCGGCTCCACCATCGCGGAGCTTCTTGCCCGCTATGGCCTGACCAACTTCACCCTTTATGATTTTGATACGGTGGAAAAGAAAAACATCGTCAACCAGATGTTCTTTGATCCCCAGGTCGGCCAGCCCAAAGTGGAAGCCCTCCGCGATATCCTCTGTGCCATCAACCCGGAAGCCAAAAAGGATATCCGTCTGGAACCCTCCGGCTGGAACGGCCAGCCCCTCTCCGGTTACGTTTTTCTCGCCGTGGATAACATCGAGATCCGCCAGAAAATCGTGGATGCCAACCGCTTTAACACCTTCATTAAAGCCATGTTTGATGTCCGCACCGCCCTCTTTGATGCCCAACTCTACGCCGCCGATTGGTCGGACCCCAAACAGGTCAAGGAATTCCGCGCCACAATGAACTTCACTCACGCCGAAGCCACCGCCCAGGTTCCCGTTTCGGCCTGCGGCACTACCCTCGGTGTTGCCCCCACGGTTCGCGTTGCCGCCTGCTACACCGTCACCAACTTCCAAAACTTCATCAAAAAAGGCGAGTTGATCCACACCGGCCTCTCTGCCCCCTTTAACCTTCAGGGTGAATCCGCATTCCTCGGTTTGTAACCCTGTCGTCTTAGCGTTTCATTAAATTTTCGTTTGTGTTGTATACTGTAAGCTTTTTTCGCTTCAGGCTCTTCGGTCATATCCAAGAGCGCGAATTTGTTACCCCGACCCACCCACTCCATGATCTTGGCCAGCGGACCCCACGGAGACTACCGACTAGAATATCGCAGTCGCTGAGACTTTTACTACCGATTGGTGGAAAACGATTAAGTCCAATCCACACATATTGAACCTACAAAGGTTGCAGTAACCCAAAAGGTGCGCCCAAATCAGGAAACCATCGCACCGACCGGAACAACAGTCTTGCTCAGCCCGGCGAGGATCGTCCCGCGGCAGCCTTCCATCTCCCATCAGAACACAAACACAACCCTCACATAAGGAGCACCCACATGGTTTACATCACTTATAACTGCCCGGAACGTTTCCGGGAAATGACGTTTGAAGAACTCCTTCGCGGGGATTTCAACCTCGCTAACCTTTCCACTGGCGGTCACGGTGCTACCCGTACCGTCATTTGCAACAAAGTTCCTCCCCGCATCATGCGCATCACCAAGGTGGAACAAATGATCCTCCAGCTCCAGGCGTTCAACCAGCAGTATGAATCCCTTCGCCTCACCACTCCCCGTTCCAGCCTGTACAACCATTTTCCCATCCCCAAAGCCTCCGGCGGCCTCCGCTGGATCGATGCCCCTAATTCCGACTTAATGAAAGCCCTCAAGGAACTCAAAACCCTCTTCCAGTCCTGGATGTTTGCCGACCACCACACCTGCGCCTTCGCCTATGTCGAGGACCGCAGCGTCCTCTCCGCCGCCAAACGTCACCAAAAGTTCGATGCCTGGTGGTTCGCCCATTTTGATATCCACGGCTTCTTCCCCTCCACCACGCCGGCGTTTGTCCTCTCCCAGTTTGAACTCATTTATCCCTTCAACCTCATCCTCGCCAGCCCCACCGGCCACGCGGAGCTGCTCAAAGCCCTCGACCTCTGCTTCCTTAACGGAGCACTGCCGCAGGGCACCCCCATCTCCCCGCTCATCACCAACATCATGATGATCCCCTTTGACCACGCCTTCGCCAAGGCCGTCAACCATTTTGAATCCGGCAAGCACAACCCGGACGGAACCCCCATCACCGACCGCCTCTGCTACACCCGCTACGCCGATGATATCATCGTCTCCTGCAAAGTTGTCTTCAATTACCATGCTGTCGAGCGCCTCATCGTCCAGCTTCTCTCCCAAATGAACGCTCCTTTCACTCTCAATGAAACCAAAACCCAGTTCCACTCCCGCGCCGGCCGCAACTGGATTCTTGGCGTCATGCTCAATAAGGATAACCAAATCACAGTCGGCTACCGCAAAAATAAAATCTTCAAAGCCACCATTGATACCTACTTCCGCGATAAACAAAAGGGCAAAAAGTGGCCGGATGAAGACCTTCAGTCCTTCCAGGGCAACATCACCTGGTTTAAGGATGTCCAGCCCGATACCACCAAATACATTATCCAAAAGTATAACGCCAAATACGGCCTTGACCTTGAAACCTGTATCAAGGCCGATCTCGCCCCGCCCAGCGTAACCGCATAATCCAAAAAAATCAATTTGTTTCAAAGGTAAAGTTTCGTTTTGATTTTGTTTCAAGTCAAAGCCAAACACCCTCCGGTCATATCCGAGGGTTTGAATTTGTTACCCTGTCCCACCCCCTGGGAGCAAGCACTGTCGTCGAATCATTTCCATCATCGAGTTCTATAGGTCGCCGACACATCGACACTCCAACTCAAGGCGCATCAGAAAAGGCGTACTAGAGCAGCAAACTCAACAATAAATACCACTAAACATCAGCAAGACACTAAACTAACCCAGAGGCTCAGTAAACAGTGCCTGCTGCCATCACCGGCTGCCTCTCATCAGCTTTCACAAATTGATTTTTGTTTTTCTCCATTCCGCCCCATGGTTCCGGGGCATTCCCAGGCGCTTCAGCTGTTTCTTCCTTTCTTAGCAGCTCGTTGCGCCCCCTGTTCGTGCGCCTGGTAAACGCACGGTCATGGTTTTACTTTCCTTTCGCTGGGCCTCCGGCCATTCCAATGGTTGGAGCGCCTGGTAATACCCCGGAACCCTCCCCTTCAAATGAATTCAGGTGATTTTTATGAAACTTATCTCCCCCGGCTCACGGGTCAAATTCTTTACCGTAAAACCACTAAACACTAAATTTCAGATCACCTTTCTCTCCGGCACCGTCCACGAAGATAACGGCAACCGCGTCACCGTCTGGACCGATGATTCCCGCACCTTCCATGTCCCCCATGAGTACATCACCGAAATCCAGGACCCCAACGATTCCTTTGCCTATAAGTCCCCCAACACCGTACCTTCACCAACCGTTTCTTTTGATGAAATTATTTCCGTCCTTTAATTCATACAGGTGATTCTTATGGACCCTTATTACATTCAACCCGGCACTCCCGTTTATTTTGGAATCATAACGCTACATGGCACAGCCCGTCGTACCCTCCACGGCTTTGTCCAATCTGATACTGGCGTTTATGTCACCGTTATTGTCCCCAGTATGAATAACAAAACATTTGTCGCCACCCATTCTGCCCTTACTTATGACGATACCCCCGAAGCCGTCACCCCCGCTCCTCTTCCCACTTCTCCCATTTCTTTTGATGAACTTATTTCTCAAGGTAGGTGATTCCTCATGACCCCATTCCTCCCCGGCTATGAACCTGGCACCTGGGTCGAAATCATTTCTCCTCACGAAATGCTCTGCTCCCTCCAGTATGATTACGGCACCACTTTCACCCTCACCGATTCTCTTCCCTATGAGCCTATCCTCAGCAAGCAGGGCAAGATCGTTGCCATCCTCGGTACATCCGGCCTTCTCCGCCTCTACTTTCCTCACAACGATTCCTACCACATCATCCCGTCCAGCATGATCTCCCGCACCATCCCCGCTCCGTATCTCAGCTTTGATTCTCTTATCGCAAACCTCTAACCCCATCACAGAAAGGAAGCCTACCATGAACCCCACCTATGAAGTTGGCGATGTTGTCCAAATCATCTCCGAAGAAGAAGTTTATTCCTGTCCTACGGATGACCGCGGCAATTTTATTCTTACCCGTTCCAGTTACGGCTTGTACGATTCTTTTAACAGAGATAAACTTCCTGTTTGCGGTTGTTCGGCTGTCATTACTAGCATTTCCGAAAACGGTGTAGCAGGAGACCTATATGAACTCACCCCTCTCTTCGCTAAAGACAAAACCGTTTTTTCCTGGGACGACTGGTTCTTTTCCGCCGCTGAATTTCGCCCTCTTATGGATCTGCTGAGTGTCGTTTCTCCGCCCCCGGTTCCTTCCATGTCCTTCGATGATTTGTTGAAAGGAGTTACGCAATGAAGTTCCCTACTACCTACCACGTTGGCACCCTCGTTCAAATCATTTCTGCCGCAGAGTTTGACGCTCTTCCCAAAAATGATGCTGGCTGTGCGCTGTTTCTCGATCCCCTTTCTAATGGTACCGCAGATTATATGTCCCCTAAACGCCGTTCTCTTTGTGGCAGCATCATGCAAATTGATCGTAAATTTGGCACTTATGACTTTTACTTCTTAAAACCCTACGATCTCTCCACTGCTGTCGATCCCTCCGCCGCTGCCAGATTCTCTTGGAACACCGCTCTTTTCACCCCCAATGAATTCCACCCCTATGGCACCCCGGTTCCCATTTCCCCTGTTTCCTTTGACGATTTCCTGAAAGGAGGCATTTGAATGCCATCCCCCTACCCCACCTACCACGTTGGTGATCGCGTCATCGTCCGCCAGTGGGATGATATGATGGAAGAATTCGGCTCCAATCCTTACGGTGATATCACTGTTCATCCTAATAAACTTTCTTTTATTCTTGACATGAAACCTTACTGTGGCAAAGAGTTTATTGTTGTCAAAATCGTTCATGATAAAGATCTTCCTGATGAACCCATTTATTTTCTCGATTATTTATCGTGTACTCATGCAGGCTTTAATGTTGATGATTCTCCTCACGGTTGGTTTTTCACCTCCGCCATGCTCCTCCCTGTCCCTGCAACCCTCCCCCCTGAACCCAAAAACCGTATTTCCACCCCTTCTATTACATTCGATGATTTACTTCAAGGAGTCCAATAACTATGAATACTGCCCTTAACCCCAATAACTATCCTACCTACAACGTCGGAGATAAAGTTACCATCCGCCAGTGGGATGATATGGAATCCGAGTCCCAAAACATTTCACAAAGGATATGAAAAAATATTGCGGGCAGACATTCCCTATTGTTCGTATAAGACGCTATACACCTCCAAATTTTGATTCTTATGATCTCGGTGGTAGTACAGCGGTTTTTTCTTCCCCTATGTTTGAACAATCCAAACCCCAATCTGTTCCGCCCTCTTCTCTCTCCTTCGATGATTTACTTCAAGGAGCTACCTTATGAACTTTTATTCTGAATTCAATCAGGATATCTCTTTCTGCATGTCCAAATGTCAAAACAAATCCTGTCCCCGTCACCCAGTTCATATCAACTGGCAAATCCCCAAGCATAAATACCACGGCGCTTCCATGGCCGATTTTGCCGACCACACCCCGCCGTGTCCCAACTATCAACCTCAAAAATAAAACAGTCTAACAAGGTATAGAATCATTTGCTGATCTTATTTTCAGTTCATGCTTCACTCTTCGGTTATATCCAAGAGTCCGAATTTGTTACCGGATCCACCCCCGGATCCACAGACGTCAGCTGCAGACTGGCCGCCTCCATACGGTTTCGAGATAACATCATAAGATCCTTCGCAGAACCAAAACAAACGATAACATGTCTTTTACAAACACAACCATCAATTCACTCAAAAAGACCGTTTTCCCACCAGCTTGTTCCCTGTTTTATTTTGAATCTATTATTTTACCATCAGAAAGGATCAACCATTATGACCAAACTTACCTACACCCTCGCTATCATTAACGGTACTGTCTGCTATGAATGTCAGCCCTCTACCCCGCACGCCTTCTATTCGGGTGGCGGCTGGTTCGCCCCGTTCTGCACCGTCCTCGAACTCACCCGCAAAAACACCGTCAAAGCATAACAAATGTCCAATATCCATTTATCCTATATCACAGAAAGGAACTTTCAAAATGACTCAAAATCTTACCCTTGTCACCCAAAAACCTTTTGGCTCTCTGACCTGCAATGTATATCAGGACGATTCCAATAAAAATGAATTCTACATGACCCGCGAACAGGTCGGTGCAGCGTTGAATTATGAGAATCCTCGTATCGCAATTCAGCAGATTCATAATCGGAATAAAGATCGATTGGACCCTCTTTCAACCGTATGCAAAATGAATACAGTTGACGGTAAGTCCAGAGATGTATTTATTTACACCCTTCGCGGTGTTATGGAAATCTGCCGCTTCTCCCGCCAGCCCAACGCGGATAAGTTCATGGACTTCGTATGGGACGTTATGGAATCCCTTTACCATGGCCGCAGTGTCCTCGCCACCCCGGACCAAACTTCCGCCGTCGCCATGCAAACCATCCAGGCCCTCGTTGATTCCACCCTCAAAACCCAGGCCGAAACCACCCGCTGCATGGTCACAATGACCTCCACCCTCGCTGCCCTCGCCAACCACTTTACCGGCGCTGTCCCTGCTCAGCAGCCCGCCCCGCAACCCGTCACCGTCACCCCCAAGGATTATGCCGTCCATGATGAACCTGCCCCCAGCCCCAAAAACGAATCCACCCCGGCACCTGCTCCGCAAAAGCCAAATGTCTCTGTTGCTGTAACCTCAAAACCTGTATCTGTCCCCGTCACCTGGCGTGATGAAGTCTACCAAACCATGGATAAAATCATCCGCAACGCCCCGGAGCTTTACCCCTCCCGCCGCGATATCCTCAACCAGATCTACGCCAAAATGAAACGCGATTACGGTTTTGTCCAGGAGCAGGAGCGCATCAACTACCGCAAGTCTCACGCCTGTACTTCTTATATCTCCACCATCCAAATTATCAGCTCCTCCACTACCTACCGCGAAATCTTCGATTCTATTTTGAATGATCTCTATAACGATGCCATCATCAAGCACGTCCGCAAAAACGATTCCAACCCCAACTCTCAGCTTCCCCTCGGTGTCCAGCGGGAACTCGGCCTCATTAAAACCGAACCCTGCATCATCAAATCTCCGGCCACCTCCGTTCTGGATGAACAGCCCGTTCCCGCCCCCCTGCCGGATGAATCCGCAAAGCAGCCCAAGCCCGCCCCTTCTCAGTCTCTCTTGGATGAACGTGCTGCCGCCATCAATGCCGCCATTGCCAAGGCCGCTGCTATCTACTATGATACCTCCTGCAACTTCTCCGTCACCTACCGCAACGTCTATAAAATCATGAACACCGATTGGAACGAAGCTCATATCCAGTTCCGCAACCGCTATCACCGTACCGCCCAACAGCTCAAAACCCTTGTTATGTACAGCGGCGTCCTGTTTGATCGCTTCAATGCTGCCGTCAACACTTATATTAACGCCGCATCCAAGCCGGAAGTTGAATCCGCATCCAAGAAGGAGGCTTAAATATGTCTACCCTCACCATCCCCGTTCAAACCGAACAAACCCTCACCGGCACCTATGCCAAATCCGGCAATGATCTTTATTTTATCTCCGAAGAACCCGACCTCTTCCCTCCCAACCCCCGCACGGATTGGGATTGCTACTCCACATTCTATATCGCCCCCAACCGTTATTTCTCCGGTGATAAACCTGTCAGCGCTTTTGTCCCTGATGTCAAAGCCGGCATTGAACCTGAATACGTCAAGCTTCCTATCTATGCCTACGTTCACTCCGCCATCGCTCTCTCCACCACGCCGTTCCATGATGATTTTGATTCCGGCCTTGCCGGTTTCGCCGTTTGCACCCGCCAGAACGTAGCTGACCTCGGCTACTCCACCCCGGATTGGCGCTCTCGTGCTGAGAACGTGATTAAAAGTGAACTTGAACTCTATCAGCAGTACCTCAACGGCGAAGCAAAAACTCTCACCCTCTATCACTATAACCCCGATTCCAATGAGTGGGAAGAAAACGATTCCTGCGGCGGCTGCTATAACATCGAATCCGATCAGGATATGGTTGATGTCTTCTTTTCTAACGCCACCGCCCTCGACCACCCCGATTTTGAATCCTGAACCCCCTACATACAAAAAAGGAAGTTGATCTTATGCTTTACACCGTCAACGGTCACGAATATTCTTCCGATTCCACCCCCAACCAAAAAATTCTCGACCATCTCATCGACCGTGAAGTCTTCTGCAATATGAACCAGGAAATGGATTTTATCCTCTCCGCCCTCGCTTATGACGCCAGCATCCCGGAAGCTCCTCCTTTCGATGAATCCGATTACGAATCCGCTATCTGTGATGCTTCCTCCCAAACCTGCTCCGAGTGCGGTAATTCCAGCTACTTTGATGAAGTTGACGTCACGGACCTCGATGATTCCAAATTTCAAAACCCGGATTATGATTCTGACGTCCCGGAACCTGTGGACCCCTACATCTGCCCCGTCTGTGGCCTCACCTACCCTACTCTCGCCCAAGCCCGTGCCTGCTGCGAGTCCGAAACTGTTCATGTCTGCCAGTGTTGCGGTGCTGTCTACAGTGACGATGAATACGATGACCTCGATACCACCCCGCCCGAAATCTTTGAATGGTGGGCAGTCTCCAACTGGTTCGGTGAAAAGCTCAAAGCCCGCGGTGAAGTCGTTCTTGATTGCTGGGGCAAGTCCTACTGGGGCCGCCAGACTACCGGTCAGGCCATCTCTCTTGATTTCGTTATTGTTTCCATCGCCAAGGAAATGCAAATCCTGGACGGCCAGCCCCATTCCTGGGCACCCAAACCCCAGTCCAAATCCGCTGCAATTCCCGTTTCCGATTCCGGTGTCTCCGCCGCTAACAGGGCTGCTTGGGAGGTGACTCATCTATGACCTTCCAAAACCTCTACCTCGGCCAGCGCGTCCGCATCCTCTCCTGGGATGAACTCAATCACACCGGCCATCGTGATGGTGCCTATGGTATTCGCTTGCCGGATGACACATTCTTCAATAACGAAATGAAATACCTCTGCGATGCCACTCTCACCATCGTAAGCGAACCTTCCTATTCTGACAGAGATAAAAATTATCTTTCTTCCGATATCTTCCAGTTCGATGATCCTCTTCTCTCTTTCTCTCATTCTTATGGCACCGCCTTCTCTACAATCCACTACTGGCTCCTCTCACCCGCCATGCTCACCCCTCTTAACGAATCCTCTCCCGTCATTCCTCCCGCCAATTCTTTTGACCAACTCCTTGCCGGAGGTGAACTCCCTCAATGAAACCTCTTAACCCTGCCGATTATCCTACCTACAACGTCGGAGATAAAGTTACCATCCGCCAGTGGGATGATATGGCCGCTGAATTTGGTTTGAACGAATCTGGTGAAATCAAAGTCCCAAAATTTTTCACAGAGCCTATGAAACAATATTGCGGACAAGCACTCCCCATTGTTTATGTACACCACCATGCACCTCCAACTTTTGATTCTTATTGTCTAGAAGGTAGTACAGCGATTTTTTCTTCCCCTATGTTCGAACAATCCAAACCCCAATCTGTTCCGCCCTCTTCTCTCTCCTTTGATTCTCTTCTCCAAGGCGGTGATTTCTTTTGATTCCTCCTGAAACGATCGATCTTTTTTACCCCACCATCCTTCCTAACCAAAAAATCCTCTTCCCCTCCTTCGCTCAATGCAAAGCTCTCTATGATGATTTTCTCCAAAGCTCTGATCTACGCAAACGATCCATCGCTTACCGTATGAACTTATCATGGAGTCGTTCCATTTTCTGTCCTGTTTCTGACGTTACTGCTGTTTCCCGCGGTGATTTTGATTCCCCTCAAATCGTCACTGCCACGGGGACCTGCAATCAAAATTTCTTTCAGTTCACCACCCAGGATGACAAACTGTATTACGCTTCAAAAATTTATGCCGCCTACCAATCTCTTATGGAATCCTCCCCCGTGCCTACTCCTCCCTCTTCCATTTCCTTCGATGATTTACTTCAAGGTGGTGCTTAACCTATGCCGTCTTATCCTCACAGATTTCAGCCTGGTGATACGGTCACCATCCGCGCTTGGGATGATATGCTCTCTCAATATGGCAGCCTGGGTGAACAACTAGGAATTAAAACCCCTTATATAACCCTTGACTATAATATGAAACAGTTTTGCGGTCGCTCTTTCAAAGTTGAATATGTCCGGCCATCCATTAACGATAAATATTGGATTTATGGATTAGACGGCAGCTGGTTCCCTTTTACGGAAGACATGTTCGTTTTAGTCCCACCTGTTCCTGCTTCTACCATTTCTTTCGACGATCTTATAAAAGGAGTTTCTCTATGAATTTCAACCCTCAACCCGGTGATATTGTCACCATCCGTACATGGGATGACATGGTAGAAGAATACGGTTTGAATGAAAGTGGTGGAATTAAAACTCCGTATCTCACCATTTTGCGGGGTATGAAACAATACTGCGGCCACTCTTACAGTGTAGAAAGGGCTTACGAAACATTTGATAAACGATCGTATTCTTTTAATGGTGTCCCTTTTTACTTCCCTATCTGTGCTCTTGTCGGTTATTCTTCCTCCCCACAGTCCATTCTCATTTCCTCCATCTCTTTTGATTCCCTCATCCAGCCTCTCACCACCCCCTGAAAGGACCACCCCCCCATGAAACAATTTTTCCAAACTGACCCGGACACCCGCCAGTACTGCCGTGCGCTCTCTCCCACTACATACCAGTTCACTGACATCGTTCCTTTTTACTCCAAATCGGCTTCTCCCAACCGCGATTATTATGCCGTTGCCGCCGAAACGATTGACCTCTCTGCCTACACCATCCGCCAGCTGGAACAAGCCGTCGAGCCTTATTATTGTTCTCTGCGCGGTCTTGTCGCCGCCTATGGTTCTGATACCACCTTGCCGGAAATCCTGCAGATCATCGCGGAATGTGTCTTTGAAAATATTGAAACCCCAAAACTTGTTTCCCCCGCTGCTGATTATCCCCGTGCTGTCTCCTACCAACGCCAGTGGATTTCCCGCCAGGAATCTACCCCCGGCCTGCCTAAAACGATGTTCAAATCCCTTACCGATTCCGTCACTGCATCTTAAATTAAGGAGATGATTCTATGTCCTACTTCAACCGCTACACTCTCGATGTCTTCCGCAATGACGACCCCACTCTCATCCCGGAACCCACCCGTCGTGCCATCCAGCATGAACTCCAAACCCTTTACGCTGATGCTTCCCCTTGCCTCAGACCCTTCGATCCTTCCGCCTATTTTTATGATGACGAGAACGATATCCTCAACTTCGACTCCGAAAACGAATGTCCGTTCGATGTCGCCAACGATATGATCGCCCTCTCCCGCTCCTTCCCTTCCCTCACCTTCCGTATTACCTCCAAAGGCGAATGTGACGATGACTACTGGCGTCAGTATTTTGTCAATGGAAAAACCTGTACCTGCCCCGGCAAAATCGAAATCACTTACACCCCTATAACCCCCATAATCTCGAAGCCCCGGACTGATAACCGTACCACTTCCCATTTTTGTAATATTTTCCACCACCTTGTTTTATTTTTAACATTGTTCTATAACAAAGATCAAAAGGAGTTACATATTTATGAAAATCGTCAATACCGGCATCAAGTACCAGATCTACGATGATTCCCTTCGCACCTTTGATTCCCTGCCCGCCGCCACCTACTGCGTCCGCTTCTCCAAGCTCAGCGGCTTCTATCTGGAATCCCGCCCCAATATGCAGGTCAATGAAACTGTCTATGGCCCGCATGAATCCAAGGTCGCAAAAGTCATGGCATCTTACAACGCTTTCCCGCGTTCTCTTGGCGTCATCCTCAGCGGCGCAAAAGGTATCGGCAAGTCCATGTTCGCCCGCCTGCTCTCCACCCGCGCCATCTCTGCTGGCTTGCCCGTCCTCATTGTCGATGAAGCCATCCCCGGTATCGCCTCCTACCTCGAATCCATCGACCAGGAAGTCATGATCCTCTTTGATGAATTCGATAAAACCTTCGCTCACTCCTCCGATGATGATAAAACCGATCCTCAGTCCACCATGCTCTCCCTGTTTGATGGTACCTCCAACGGCAAACGCCTCTTCGTTGTCACCTGCAATGATCTCAAAGGTCTCAATGATTTCCTCGTCAACCGCCCCGGCCGCTTCCACTACCACTTCCGCTTCGATTACCCCACCGCCGATGAAATCCGCACCTACATGCAGGATAAGCTCAAGCCGGAATATTATGACCAGATCGATGCCGTCATCGGTTTTGCCGGCCCGCGTTGACCTCAATTATGACTGCCTGCGTTCCATCGCCTTTGAACTCAACACCGGCCTGCCTTTCACAGAAGCCATCAAGGATCTGAACATTGTCAACCTTAACGCTGAGCGCTATAACATCACCATGAAATTCGCAAACGGTGTTATCTATACCGCCAGCGATGTCCGCCGTGATCTCTTCGATCCCTCCTCGGAAGAATACGTTCGCTTCTTTAACAAAAACGGCGATTTTGTCTTCGAAGTCACCTACAACAACGATTCCGTTCAGTTCGATAAAACCTCCGGTACTCCCTTTGTTGAAGGCAAAGACCTCTCGTTTGAATACCGCCACATCTCTGATGATGAACTCTCTGACCCGGATGAAAAGGCTTGCTATGATGCCATCGCCCAGATCAAATCCACCACTCCCGCCGCTCTCGCCTTCCGCCGCACCCGCTCCCGCGATATCCACTACGCCGTCTAAAGGGGGTTGCCCCATGTCCGCCACAAATTCGCTTTACGATGAAGAGCTTCGCTGCCGTCACTGCGCTTATCATGGCATCAAATGTAAGCGTGCCAATAACATCACTGTCAATCTTGTTTCGGATTGCGCCCATCTTCATCGCGGTTCTTATCAGGGCATCTGTTCTGATTTTGCGCCCAATCCCAACTACCCGTTCTACTTCAAAAACTGGACAAGCTTCCAGGATTATTTTGATCACGCCGCCCCGGATATCCCCCGTCCCAACCTGGCCGACCAAACTGCTGCCGCTGTTTTCTGTTTCAATGGCGATCGCAGCACTCTTTACTTTGTCAGCCAGAACGATTTTATCTTCGGCAACCTCTATCAAGATGGTAAGCTCCGCACCGTCTATCGCCAGGTCAAAACCAAAAACATTCATTCTTCGTCCGGCTATTCCTATCCAACCGAAGCTTGTGATTTCACTCCTTTACCCCAAGGCGCTTCCGTTCCGCCGGAAGCTATCTGCACCACCCAGCCCGCCTATCCGCCTTTAATCTACACCCCGCCTCTCACCCCGGAACAGGATTGTCCTTACCCCTATGATGAAACTTTTACCCCAAAAGTTTGGCAAGGCAATGATTTCATGCCGCCGCCCACCGTCTGCCCCTGGGGTCCCAACGTCCACCGCTGGCTTTCTTATTTTGGCGAAGGCTACACCTCAGCAAAGGATGATTCTCCCCTCGATCTTTACTGTGCTCCGTCCGCTGGCATCCGCCTGCAAGTTACTGGTCCCTACTTCTACTTAACGGAAACCCACCCCGATGCCGAGCTTCTTTTCACCAACAGTCAATAACCCACGACTGAAGTCGCGGGCTTGTGGAAACATAAGTCTGTAATTTCAGCTGTGTCCGCAAGGATATGTTGACTACCCTTTGCACATTAAGTTGTGCCCCGTTATAAGCGAATAGATAGTTACCGCATAGTGTAAATCCTAGCCGTGCGCTCTAAGACAACACATCACATAAAGCTGAGGTAAAGCCGACAGGTGTGGCTGTATTAAACCGTTTATAACCTTGGGGAAGGATTAGCTTCTTCGGACGTGACTCCTCTTCGGAGGAGAGAGCAGCTTTTTATTAGCTGCTAATTTATCAAAAGGAGCATGGCATCATGCAATATGTGTATGTACTTAACAAGCACGGCGAGCCTTTGATGCCGTGTTCTCCATGCAAGGCTCGCTTATTGTTAAAGCAGAAAAAAGCATGCGTTGTAAAACGCACACCGTTTACAATCAAGCTCCTGTATGGAAGTACAGGATACAAACAACCTATTACTTTGGGCGTAGATGCAGGCAGCAAGCATATTGGCATATCTGCTACCACTGAAAAGTACGAACTCTATCGCGAAGAGGCAACTCCACGCAATGATGTGGTTGATTTGCTTTCTGCACGCCGTGCTTTCAGACGCAACAGACGTAACCGCAAGACCCGTTACCGTGCGCCGCGTTTCGACAACAGAGTGCATAGCAAACATAAGGGTTGGTTAGCGCCATCTGTGGAGGTCAAGATTCAAGAACACATTACGCTTATCAAGCGAGTATGTCGTATCTTGCCTGTTACGCTCGTCAGAGTAGAAACAGCAGAGTTTGACACACAACGTCTAAAAGCAATGCTGGAAGGTAAACCTCTGCCGGTAGGCACAGATTACCAGCTTGGTGAGATGTACGATGAGTACAATGTACGCCAGTATGTGTTAAAGCGTGACAATTATACATGCCAGTGCTGCGGTGCGCATCCAACAAAAACAAAAGCTGTAAAGCTGCATGTGCATCATATCGAGACCCGTAGAACAGGTGGTAATGCTCCCAATAACCTGATTACGCTTTGCACAGCTTGTCATAAAGCTCTACACGCTGGAAAAGTAACACTTAACGGCAAAAAGCGTGGCAAGCCTCTCAAAGATGCAGCTTTTATGGGGATTATGCGTAAGACACTTATGGAACGCTTGCTTAAAGAGCTGAAGATTCCTGTACAAGAGACTTATGGCTATATAACCAAGTACTTGCGTGAGAAGCATAGTATTCCTAAAAGCCACACCAATGATGCACGCTGCATTAGCAAGAACCCATTGGCCATACCTTGCGATACTTGCTACTACACGAAGGCTATACGCCACCATAACAGACAGCTGCACAAAGCGACTATCCTTAAAGGTGGTATACGCAAGGCTAATCAAGCTCCGTACACCGTAAAAGGTTACCGCCTTTGGGACAAAGTATCCTATAATGGCTCAGAATGCGTTATCACAGGCAGACGAACTTCTGGATACTTCGCTCTTAAAAAATTGGACGGTACTGTTGTTTCTAATAGCGCGTCCTACAAAAAATTGCGGCTACTAGAAGTCGCAACAAATTATATTACAGGGTATTTGCAAAAATAGGTGGTTTGAATAAAACCATCTGTTTTTACAAATACCACAGGCATTTGGATGTTTGTTGCGCCTATCGATTTTCCCAGTTGATAGCTCCGCACGAGTGGCATTGTCTCGTACAATACCGCTCACAGCAAACACCCAGCCAAGGGAAACACAACCTCCTGTTTCAGCAGGAGAGACTTACAGTAAAAGGAGGGTAGCGTATATGCCTACTGTATATGTGTTAAACAAAGATGGTAAACCTTTGATGCCAACGACTCGCTGTATGCATGTGCGCCATCTCCTTAAGAATGGAAAAGCACGAGTCGTAAAATCAAAACCGTTTACTATCCAGTTGCTTTATGAAACTGATGATGTAGTTCAACCCCTATACTTGGGTATCGACCCTGGTAGGACCAACATCGGCGTTGCCGTTGTCAAAACAGACGGGGCGGCGGTCTTTACTGCGCATCTTGAGACCCGCAATAAGGAAGTCCCTAAGCTGATGAAAAAGCGTAAGGAATCACGCTGCGCAAGACGCACCAACGGCAGACGCTGCCGCCGTCAGCGGAGAGCAAAAACCAACGGCACTATTTCTAAGAAGTGCGTAAAGCAAACCACTGCTCAAAATGGTAGTGTTAGTAAACGTGCAAAAGAAATTGGCGTTATCAAGCGCCATCTTCCGGGTTGTGAGAAAGATGTACTTTGCATTGGTATCAAAAACAAAGAGGCAAAGTTCACCAATCGTGCAAGACCGGAAGGATGGCTTACGCCTACTGCAAATCAGTTGCTACAGACACACATCAACTTGGTGAAGAAAATTCAGAAGTTTCTTCCTATCAGTGATGTTGTGCTTGAAGTCAACAAATTTGCGTTCATGCAGCTTGACAACCCTAACATTCAGAAATGGCAGTATCAGCAAGGCCCACTCTACCAAAAAGGGAGCCTTGAAAATGCTGTTTCTGAAATGCAGGAACACCATTGCCTATTTTGTGAGAAGCCCATTGAACATTACCATCATGTAGTACCGAAATCCGAAAACGGTAGCAACACTATCGCCAATATTGTTGGTCTATGCACGGAGCATCACAATCTCGTTCATAAGGATGCTACCTGGCAAAAGAAACTCGCCAAAGAAAAAGTCGGACTCGTCAAAAAGTACGGTGCTTTGAGCGTATTGAATCAAATCATTCCGGCATTGACGAAAGAGATGAATTCTCTTTTTCCGAAGCATTTCTTTGTGACCAATGGTAAAAGTACCTACGACTATCGTACAGCGCACGGTGTGAGTAAAGACCATTGGCTTGATGCTTATTGCATTGCCTGTTCTGTTTTACCCAACGATGTTTGTGATAGCAATATAAACAGCCATGTGCCATACGAATTAAAGCAGTTCCGCCGCCATGATAGAAGAGTGCTACACAAAGCGAACATGAGCCGCGTGTACACACTCAATGGCAAAACAGTGGCAACGAATCGCCACAAGGCTATTAAACAGACTACCGACAGTTTGGAAGAGTTTCGTCAAAGCCATCCAGGTGATGTTTGCAAGCTCAAGGTGAAAGAGCATCATCCTGCATATAGAAACTTGAACCGTAACTATCCAGGAAGTGTATTTCTTGTTGACGGGCAAGTTCATGTGATGCAAGGAGTTAGCGGCTCACATAATGGCAAAGCAGATGGATATTACAATACGAATGGCAACGCATATCCATATTATAAATGTAAATTTGTTGTCAAAAACGAAGGAATTGTATTTGCATAAATTAGTAGACCACCTATTTTCAAATAGAAAATCACCTAATTTTGCAAATACCCAAATCCAACAAGGAGCTGACCCACTCCCCTCATGTCTTCCCGTCTTGATCCCCTTGCCCGCAATTATTATCGCCGCAACAACTACCGGCAAACAGCCGGCTACCCCAAACGTGAATGGACTACCGAGGAAATGAATCTTATCCTCGTCCACTCCATCCCCGACCGTCAACTTTCCGCCCGTCTTCAGCGCAGCGTCCAGTCCATCCAGGTCATGCGCTGCCGTCTTCGTTCCAAATAATTTCAATTTTCAAAATCCAAGGAGGTAACAAT